CCTTCCCAACACAGTAAAAGGAAATAGAATTGTTAATATCAGGTTGTCGAGTCCGAAATGTTGTAATGTCCGCAACATCTGTTGCCGAGAGCGACGATTATTTCAACTTGGTAACACTACTGCTGCCTGGTACCGGGACCAATGGAGCACAGAACAACACTTTCCTGGATTCCAGCACTAACAACTTCGCTGTCACACGCAATGGCAGCGCCACCCAAGGTACATTCTCACCATTCAGCCAGACCGGGTGGTCAGGTTATTTTGACGGTAGTGGAGATTATCTGACTGTTGCTAATAATGCAGCGTTAAATTTTGGAACGGGAAATATGACCATTGAGTGTTGGGTTTATTTAAACTCAACTGCTGGCACACAAACTATTGCAGCAAAATGGCAAAGCGGTAACACTTCGTGGATATGGCAATTTACTTCGTCAACAATGACTTTTTACTTTTCTGGGACATCGTCATCGTTTTCATGGAGTCCTGTAGCAAACACTTGGTATCATTTAGCACTATCAAGAAGTGGAACAGATGTAAAATTTTTTGTTAATGGTGTTCAAACAGGGGCAACATCAACCAATGCTGGAAACGCAGATTCAACAAGCATTGTTGCAATAGGGGCAAACAACGATGGGCCACAGCAATACTTAAATGGATATATAAGTAATTTTCGTGTAGTTAAGGGCACCGCGGTCTACACCGCCAACTTCACACCACCTACTGCACCACTCACTGCCGTATCCGGCACCTCGCTCTTGACCTGTCAAAGCAACCGCTTTGTTGACAACTCCTCCAATGCATTTGCCATAACGGTTACGGGCAATACCGCAGTGCAGGCATTTGCACCATTTGACCCTACCACTGCCTATGCTTCTGCTACCAACGGCGGTTCGGGATACTTTACAGGAACCAGTTCCACTGGTTATCTTTCGCTGACGCAGGCGGCATCAAATGCTATTTTTCCCAGTGGTGGTACCGGTGGCTTTACTATAGAATTTTGGTTTTTTCCTGCTGCTACATCAAGCACATTTAATAGCGTCGTAGCCGGTGCTTGGACTGGCACAGTGGGACAAGTCTGGTGGGAAATAAATTGCGGCAGCACTGGTTTCAATATTACATTAGGCAATAATGGTTTTGGTTCCAGTTCAGGCAATATACAAAGCAGTACTCCGTTTATAGCCAACCAATGGACGCACGTAGTCTTACAAAGAAGAAGTAATGGTACATCTTGGGACGTGTACCAAAATGGTGTCAATGTTTCTGCTAATCAAACCAGTCCTAACAATTTTAATCTGTATTCAGTGGCTCCTATTCGGATAGCCTACGGATATGGCAATACTGTTCTGTCAAGTTTAACTGCTTTCTATTTGGCCAACTTTAGAATTACAAACTCACAAGTTTATTCCAGTAACTTTACTCCGCCCACTGAACCTTTACCTCCTATCTCCGGCACTTCATTACTACTGAATTATATCAATGGCGGCATCATCGATGCTACCGCCAAGAATGCACTAGAGACTGTGGGCAACGCCAGTATCAGCACCACACAGAGCAAGTTCGGGGGATCATCCATGAGGTTCGATGGCTCTGGGGACTACTTAGCTGTTCCAAATTCTGTTGGACTAGACCAAGTTGGAGATTTTACACAAGAATGTTGGTATTACCGAGCTGGTGCTGGAGAAGGTAATCTAGATGTTATGTTTCTTAAAAACATAACAAATTACTTGTATATTGCTGTTAATCGAAATGATTCTAATAAAGTCACAATAAATCAGCACAACGTTGGCTCTCTCATTACAGGAACAACACAAACTGCTTTAAACACTTGGTATCACCTTGCGGTTTCCAGAAGCGGAAGTAACGTCAGATTGTTCGTTAATGGCGTTCAAGAAGGTTCAACCGCTACATACTCGACAAACACTTCTAATTCTGCAATTTCATACATTGGCGGTTTTCCCGGCGCTCACGGTTTAAACGGTTATATCGACGACCTACGCATCACCCGAGGTTTGGCAAGATACACTGCTAACTTCACGCCACCCACGCAGGCCTTTCCCACACTATAAGAGAATATTGAAATGTACATATCAGGTTGTCGAGTTCAAAATGCTGCTATGTCAGCAGTGTCTATTCCAGAAGGCGACGATTATTTCAACTTGGTAACACTACTGCTGCCAGGCACGGGCACCAACGGCGCTCAAAACAATACATTCTTAGACAGCAGCAGTAGCAGTGTCACAGTTACTCGCAATGGCACACCCACTCAAGGTACGTTCTCACCCTTTAGCCAAACAGGATGGTCAGGTTATTTTGATGGGAGTGGAGATTGCTTACGAACAACGGCATTAAATATAAGCAGTGGAAATTTTACAATAGAAGCGTGGGTAAATTTAACTACTATGCCAACAACAGATAGTTGGCCAGGAAGTTATTCTAATTGGATGGTAATTGTTGGTGTTGGGTCAGCGAGTATGGCAGATGGGTGGCAATTTCGTATTGGACAAACTATTTTAGCATTTGGTACAAACAATGATACTACAGCAGTAAGCGGAACTCATGGCATTACAGCTGGTTCTTGGAACCACTTGGCTTGTGTGAGAAATGGAAATGTGTATACGCTTTATGTAAATGGGTTTTCTGTAGCAACAGCAACATATACAGCCAACCAACCTGGAACAGGAGCTTTTACATGGGTGGGTAGTGAAACTAACCAAGGTGCTTATTTAAATGGTTATATTAGTAATTTAAGGATTTTAGCGGGAACATCTTTTTATACTACTAATTTTACACCTCCAACATCACCACTTACTGCTATAACAAATACTTCTTTATTAACTTGCCAGTCTAACAGATTTATTGACAACAGCATCAACGCATTTGCTATCTCTGCTTTAGGTGATGCATCCGTACAGGCATTTGCACCATTCAATCCTACTCAAACGTATTCTAACACTGTCGTCGGCGGCAGCGAATATATGGTTAGAACCGACTACCTCACAGTGCCAGCCAATGCTGCACTAAAAACATTTACAGGCGATTTTACCATTGAATCGTGGGTATATCCCTTGACCACCAGCGGCGCTGTTGGCGGTGGCGGTGCTGGATTCATTGATACCAGGACCAACGGCGCCACAGCGGCTCCTTGGGTATTTGGGTATGGTGGTTACGTAGCAGGATCTGGATTTACACTAAGTTATTTTGATGGATCCGATAGAGCCAGCTCACTGCGTATGCCTGTTAATCAATGGTCACACGTGGCCATGACCAGACAAGGTTCCACTCTTAGATTTTTTATCAATGGCGTGGTAGATCCAACTACGTATTCTGTAGGGGGTACCATCAACGGAGGAACCAATCCTCTGTTTATCACCAATAGCAAAGATTATGCTATAAATTCAGCATGGGGCAGCGAAGGATACTGGGCAGATTTTAGGATAGTCAACGGAACTGCGGTCTATACATCTTCATTTACTCCCCCCACTGCTCCCTTGACTGCTATTACCAATACCACATTGTTGTTAAACTTTACCAATGGCGGAATATTGGATGCTACCTCTAAAAACAATTTACAAACTGTGGGTGGTGCTGCCATCAGCACTGCGCAGAGCAAGTTCGGTGGGTCGTCCATGGCATTTGATGGTTCTGGTGATTATTTGCTATCTCCGTTTTCTCAAATTAACAGAATCAACACCACGGGAAATTTTACGATTGAATTTTGGGCGTACTTTAATACTGTGGGGGCAGATCAGCGTTTGATTGGATGGGATAACAACACAACAGGTTTGGTAATTGCTATATATACCAACACCACTGGCAATTTAGCCTATTACCTAAGTTCAACTGGTACATCTTGGAATATTGCTACGGCTGTTTCAATTGGTGGTATTGTAGTAAATACTTGGTATCACATTGCCTTGGTAAGAAATGGCAGCACATTTACCCCTTATATAAACGGTGTTGCGGGCACTGCAACGACAAGTTCCGCAACACTTGCTTCATCAACACTTCCTTTCAGTATTGGCGCGGTCGGAAATGGACAAAGTCCGTTCAACGGCTATATCGACGACTTCCGCATCACCCGAGGTTTGGCAAGATACACTGCCAGCTTTACCCCGCCCACGCAGGCATTCCCACTATTATAAATAAAAGGAAACACTATCATGATAATTTCAGGTTCATATGTACGCGGCATCAATCTCACAGCGGTGTCATCTTCTGGTCCCGCTCCAACTCCACCCATACCAGAACCCACAGCGTTTTGGATCAACACATCTAAAAATGACACAGGGAACCAATGGGTTACTGCCTATAGATTAAGTCTAGGGCAGTCTGTAAAAGATGCCAATGGCAATGTGTACTCTATCGCCAGCTACTCCAATCTTTCCAATAGTTATCTTGGCTGGACCAGGATAGACAGCACAGGTAATTTAGTAGGCGGATTTCCTTTGTATGCTGCTCCCAACAACGCTTTGAATCCCAGCACATCCGGCAATAGCACTCAAGTTGGCGGTGGCATTGCCAGAGACACCAATGGAAATATATTCATCACTGCTAAGTTTGCCCAGGACGTTTCCCTGTTGAAATTGGATTCCAATGGCAATATTCTCTATGCCAAGCGATATGTCAATGGCAATACCGATGTTCCTTTTACTTGTAAACTAGATTCTGCCGAAGCAAATATCTACATCTCATCTGATGCACGAACATCCAACAACATTCAACAGTTTACCTTGTTCAAGATTTCTGCCAGCACGGGCGATTTCATCTGGCAAAAATCTGCCAATGTTCCGGGACAGACCACAAACTCACAGGGCATAGCCCGTGGTATAGAAATTGATGCTGAAGGAAATATATTTGTCTGTGGACGGATACGTGTACCAGCCAGAGGCACTCTACAAAATTTTTATCTAACAAAGATAACTCCCGAAGCCGATGTGATATGGCAAAAATACTATACGGCCAATACCTCTGTCAGTGTGTTCTCTGAAGAGGCTATACAAATTACAATCAATCCCACAACAGGTAACATAGCGATGGGTGGTATCCGTAACAGCACCTTCCAAGGTCTACTGATTGATCAACATACTGGCAATATCATATGGCAAACCTGCGAGACTGGCCCCGAGGGACTAGGGCTGCAGGGATTCAGCACGCCAAGAAAGCCTGCTTGGGACAATCAGGGGAATGTTTGGTTTCCCACTTCTGGAGCATGCATTTTCAAACTCAACGGAGTCACTGGCAATATAGAGTTGGGAAGATATCTGCAATATCAATATTCCCAAGTACAGGATGCCAATAACCAAGGCGCCGGCGATATGGGTTATTATGACGTACTGTTTAATAACGACTATTCGGGATTTACTGTCATGGGTGGCTCTGGAACTGCAGCGGCTGCCATCGTAGGAAATCTACTGATAGCTAGACTACCAGCCAACGGAGCAGGCACCGGCAATTACATGGCCGCTGCATCATTTGGCACACCCAACTCTGGCACACTGGGATACGTGGTGGCCGCCAATACATTTGGTGCTGGAAATTTAATCTCATTTACTGGCAATCATGTGTGGTACAATCGTTCTCTAACCACACAAGATATTTCAAACATTGGTCGCCAGACTGGCAATCTAACATTTACAAAGAACATCATATCATAGTCGTAAAAAAAGGACGGTAGTTGCCTACCGTCCCCAAAATGCCACTGACCCAGGAGCGTGAAGTCAGTGGGTACTGCTAAAAACTGTTCTTCATTACAGTATTCTCTGCCAAGGCACGCCAGTTGGTAGGTGACACCTTGACCAAGTCTGCTACCTTCAAACACATACGCAGGCTCAACTCGCGTAGTCGACTCTGGTTAGTGGCCATAAACGCAAAGATCTCTTCTGCGATGCCTGGCTCGAGATTGTACTCGGCAAACAGGCCACCCTCGGCATCACGATGCACCTGCTGGATGCGCAACATCTTGTCACGCTCGGTGTTGATGGTCAGGTCCAGGAAGTGGCACCGAGATTGCAGTGCTTCCAGGTGATCCTGCAGTTTCTTGCTCTTCAAGTTTTCAAACTTCAAGTTGGTGATAAAGATACAGGAACCTTTGAACTCAAACTGGTCGGGCACACCCTCACGGCGCAACATTGACGAGTCTGAATTCCAGCAGATTCTACGACGCTTGCCCGAGTCGAGGGCGGCTTTGAGAATGTTCAAGGCAATGTCATCCATCAGCACAGAGTCACAGTCATCAAACACCAACACATTCTTGGGGTCCGAGTTCTTGAACAAGGCACAGTAAAGTCCAATGGGAGTCATTGCGCCTTTGATGATTTCAAACTTGACTTTTTTGCCTGACAATTTGTCAAAGATGCCGGCCTTTTCCAACTGGTACTCAACGCCAAAACTCTTGCCCACTCCCGGAGGACCAGACACGATCATGGCACGCACATCGCCGGCGATACAGGCACGGGTCATTTCGTCCAGGATGCTGAATCGCGTGGCGATACGATCCATGGCTTCTTGATCAGTTTCCTGCGGTGCTATCTGCAGTTCGGCTTTTTTAAATTGTACAGTTTCGCTCACTTTATCTCCGTTGACTACTTGGATGTCTGAAATTTTATTTACTTTGATTTTGATCTGCTCAGGGAAGCCGGGAAATTGGCCGCCGTTTTCTACCAACACATTGCCACCCTTGGCAGTGGTTTGAAAGTCCCGGATCAAGGTAAACACCTGACCCGATACGTCGGTATTGCGATACTCACCTGCTATGATTCTAACTTGTGCCATACTGCGCTCCTTGCTTTATTATATTAAACTTATTATAGCAAAATCTGATTTATTGGTCAAATGCCAGGATCCATACTGTGGCATAAAAACAACACCATAAATCACTGTATTTTTACTGCGTTTCTAGTATATTAGCACAGTGGCATTTAATGGTCAACCGCAGGCTGTTGTGTGGTGCGGCGCTCAATGTCTGCTTCTTCGCACTGCTCACCATACTGTATTTCGATTATCTTGAGCGGGTTTGACTCGTTGTTGATCAGTTGATGCCATTCGTTGCGAGAGATATGCAGGTATTGGTGCCGATCAAACACTCCGTTGAGCTCAACATCTGTGGTGGTGCTGTCTATGGTATCCACTGTGGCCGTACCTTCGGCCACCAACCAAAATTCACTGCGGCCTTGATGTCGTTGCATACTGAGTGCGGCACCGGGATCCACTGTGAGTTCCTTGACCTTGACGCCTGCGGCTTGGTGCAGCACACGATAGTATCCCCAGGGTCTAGTGGTCTTGGGCGCTTTCCATTCTTCCAAGATCCAACTACTGGAATTGGCCTTGTTGTTGCCACCTATTTCAAACTGAAAATCAATGCCCGGCACACGCATCTCAGGAATGTTTTCTCGTGTGCGGTCTCCGCCGTTGCAGAATATGATGGTGTCGTTGGGATGACGACGTTTGATCTCTTCCAGAGCGGCACAGCAGCTGCCATCTGAGTCATCAAAGTATGCCAGCACCTGATCCACGCATCGCAATGCACGCACCAAGGCCACACGCTCGGGTAAAGGCATGAATGCTCGACCTTTTTTGCGCTGTAACCACTCATCTGAGTTCACAGCAACATACAGTCGATCGGCCAGCAGACGGGCTGCTTCAAAACTGGCCAAGTGACCCGAGTGTAGCGGGTCGTAGCCTCCGGAACATACTGCGATTTTCATAGCGTCACATCCTCCATACCGGCTGTTCTTAGTCTGGTGATGTGTCCCAGCATCCAACTCTTGCTGTCAAGTCCTTTCATGATTCCCAACCAACGATTGCGCAACAGTGCTACTTCGTTGATGATAGTTTCATAATCGATCACTTCATCTTCACCATCTACATACTTTTCGGCGTCTCTACTACTTAATGCGCGAGCATAGCCCTCGAGATATTTTTGAAAATGGCGTCTGCGTATCTTACGCAGTTGGATATTGAGATAGTTTAATACTGCTTCTACTTCCTGCAGTTGATTGAATCTATGCTCGGTGATACCTGGTAGATCTTTCACATTACGCTCTACCAGGCCACCGATGCCGACTTCACGCTTGGCTTCCAAGAGTTCAGATTCGTAGTGTGCAATAAAATCGGGTATGGACCCTATGTCTGCTACTACTCTGCTGTACCAACTCATTTACCAGCGCTCGTCTTCTTCCTCATACTCTTCCTCTTCTTCCTCTTCTTCAAGGTGCTCCTCAGCATACTGCTTGACAGCACGTTTGATATCTGAGTCTCCGCGGAAAGCATCACGGATGTCGTCAATCTCATAGTTGTTTTCAAACAGTGTTGCTACCACTGCTTCGGCAGCATCACGGCGATCCACGGGATTGATACTGGGTTTGACATTGTCCCAGATTTCGGCTATGATATCTAAGCTCATTCTGTTTCAGGTTCCTTTTTCTTGCGTTTGATCAACGGCTCAGGATCCACAGACACAGTATCTTGGATCAGTTCTGACACTGGTTCATTGACTGGCGCTTCTTGTACCGTTGACTTCTTACTTATAGACAAGGCAGAAAAATCTCGCATAACTTGATCCAAGCAACCTGCTTCGTTTGATTCCCAGGCCCTGCGGAACTGTTTGATAATTTCGCCATCTGTGGTAGTGTAAGCCAGCCTGTTGCCGTCCTTGACCAGCATCTGCTGTTTTTCAAACAAGTCTACCAGACCCGAATAAGGATTCATACCTGTTTCATAAGGAATCTTGACCTGCACTGATTCAAAGGGTTTGGCATAGCGTGTTTTCATTACCTTACAGGCAGCACGGATACCCAACACTTCTGAAACTTTGTTGCCATCCTCATCCTCTTTGAGTTTGAGTTTTTTCATGGCTACCACGATACTTGACGCATAGATAAAGCCTTGACCACCCGAGATCTTGTCATCGGGGTCAAACATATCTTGGCTGGCATATGTATGGTTGGTGGCTACCAAGCCCACGTTGTGACTTCCAAACATATTCACGCAGTTACGCACCAGGGCTGTGAGTGCTTTGGGTTTGCGACCCAAGTCACCTTTTAAGTCACCGGCTTCAAACTGGTTCACGTCTGTGGGCGTGAGCAACATACCCAACGAGTCTATCACAAACAAAACTTTGGGCTTGTCATCGCCGGGCAAGGTCTTGTAGTCTGCCATGAAACTGGTAATGGTCTTGGCCACGTCATCGATCATGGCCATGTTTAATTTCAGTAACTTTGATTCATCCGTGTCCACTCCCAGAGCCTTGAGCCAGTCCTCATCAAGGGCATTTTCTGTGTCTACCAACACCACAAAAATACCCTGTTGCTGTGCGTGGCGTACCAAGTTGCCTGAGCAGATATAACTCTTGCCTGCGCCCGATTCACCAGCAAACACAGTGACCTTGCCCAAGGGTATGCCTTTGTGGAAATCGCCAGATACCAAGTAGTTCAGCGCAAAGTTTCCTGTACTGATCCAGTCTGTGGGATCATTGAAACCAATGCTGAGCCCTTCAATGCTTTTGGTAATGTCCTTGCGGAACTTGCTGATGTCAAAGGGCTTGCCCATTATTCGTCCCTCGTGATTTCTGTGGCTTCGTTGATCAGCGCGATCAACTGTTCTTGGGTGTTGCAAAGTATTTTTACACTGCGCCAATCTTCTTCAGAGTTGCGTCCGGAGATTTCAAACATAAAGCCGTTGTCATACATCTGTACAGTAAAACTGTCAGATACTTTTGCCAATTTGTCAGAGATTTTAGATATAGATTTTTTTGCCATTTTGTTGGTCCTTGTTGGTAAAGGTGCAGGGGTACAGTACAAGTATACTGTGACCCCTGCTATCAGTCAAGAGTCGTGATTACTGCTTTTGCTGACGTGCGCGGATCATAGCCAGGATGTCCTGGGCATTTGAACCAGATGCCTGCGCGGGTTTGGCCACTGGCGCCGAAGCAGCGTCTTCATCCTCGTCAAAAGATGATGCTGCCTTGGCCGGGGCCGGGGTAGAAGTGGCGCTTGCTTCTTCTGGGGCAGATGGCGCCGGGGAACCAGCCGGAGCCGCCATACCACCAGGGCGGAAGTAAGCACCCCAACGGTCGGGATCATAAGGTTTGCCATCAACGCTGGCCTCAAACATATCCTTCATTACCTTCAACTCTACATCGGTTGGCTTCTTCGGTAAGAAACTGGAGAGGTCAAACAAACCGAATTTCTCAATCGCTTCAAGTTCGGCCTGCGTCAGTGACGTTTCCTTACGTGCCCATTTACTGGTGCTGTAATCTGCATAACCACCTTTTGAGGTCTTGGAAACACGGAAATCCAGGCCACGCTCATAGTCGGTTGGCAGTTCTTCAATCTCGGGATCCATCAAGCTCGCTTTGATAATGGTAAAGATCTGCGGGCTGATGATGAAACGCCGGATGGGGTTTTCTGGAAGTTTGTCTTCTGCAAGTTCTGACTCGCGTACAAAGCCTTGGAAGATGTAACTACGTTTCTTCCAGTACTTACGACCCATTTCTTCCAGGCTAGGGTCTTTGAACCATCCACGTACTTCTGCGAGGATTGGGCACGAGTCGCCCCACATCTCCACGCAAGGTACTTGGACCACTGTGGGTTTAGAATCCATTTCTCCTTTGACGCCAGCGAAAGGCAATTTGATCATTGCTCGTTCGATCCAAAAGAATGTGTTCTTGGAGTTTGCGTCTGGGAGGAATCTGAGGACTGCGGATTTGCCTTCCTCTAAGTTCCAGTGTGCGAAAATTGAATTATCACCGCCACCGGATTGAGAACCTTGTGTACGATTCTCTTGCGCCTGCAGTTTGGCGCGAATTTCTGCCATTGATGTTGCCATTGTAGGTTTGTCCTTTCGTTGCCTAAGTTGGTCTATGTTTATGCCTAGATACACAAGCATTCTGCAAGTGTAACAATATTATTTAGTCAGGTCAATGACAAAGTGTATTTTTTTGGTAGTTTTTTTGCCAGATTAGGCAGAAGCCACTTTGCGTCTTTTGGCAGGAGATTTTTGATGCTCTAGTACAGCCAGTTTGACTTCTTGTTCGTGTACTTCTTCGTGTACGGTGGATAGTTCTCTTTTGATTTCGGAAACGTCTTGTTCGATGTTGATGACTTTTTCGTGTAGGATGCTGAGGATTTGGTTTTGTGCTTCGTGTTCTTTGGTCACGTAATCCATATTGGCATTGACCTGATTGAACCAGTGCTTGAGCTGCCACCAGATTCCACCAAGAGAAAAGAAAAATATCAACAACCACCAGTCGCGGATAATGGTATTCGCGAGAGTTACAAAATCTGTCATAACGGTTCACTTTCGATGCAGCATGATTATGACTCGATCATGCCAGCATGGGTTCGATTTTATTTATGTCAGTACTTGATTTTAAGGCTTGAAGCCAACAGAATTTGGCGGAACTTGGCGTTGTGTCACGCCCGAAAGTTCTCGTTGTACCGCTGCAGGATCCGGTTGTGCGTCAGGTTCGCGAACCACACTCTTGATCTTGGGTGCGCCACCGCTGGCATCGATTTGTTGTGTGTTGGTTAACTTCTGCGATATCCTGGCCACTGATTGATGATCGGCGCCTTGGTTCTGCATCCATTGCAGTATGATGGGTCTTGCATCTGCTTCGGGATCAGATTCGGCAGCATCGCTCAACATATCAAACAGCACATCATCGCCCAGCAAGTCATACAGCTTGCCTGTGGCATTTTGTGCATTGGCGCCCAGTTTCAAGGGCTGGCTCATGATTTCGATCAGTTGATCTTCGGCTTCTTTGTCTTTGGGCAAGGACCAAGTGCCTTCTAGCAAACTATCAGCCCAGGCTTCAAACTGGTCTGCTTCAGCCATGGTGCCCAGTATGGGTGCTACTTCTGCTACCATTTCTTGATTGGGTGCTTGGCAAAACAGTTCTTTGATGGCCTGTACTGTGCTCTCAGTCACAGCAACATCAGAGGATGAATCAAAATTGCTCACGTGAGTCTGATAGCCTCTGCGACCTGCCAGGCTCTTCAGGCGTTTTCTCTGCTCTTGATAATGACGGCGTGCAGCTTCTACCAGTTCAATCTGTGGCGTGTTGGCCCAGTTGCCTGCAGATACTCTGCGCAGGAAATTGCCCATGACCGCACACTCTTTCACCATCTTGGTGATATTCTGTCCCACTGGATCCCAAGGATTGCCACCTTCGGCGCAATGGCGTGCCATGGCGCGGCCTCCTACCAAACTGGTAAAGGGCAGTTTGAATCTCTGTTCATCTTCGGTTTCTATAAAAAGTTCTTGTATGTGTCTAAATCTAGCATCACCTTCGTTGATGTCACGGTTGTGACGTATTCTCAGTTTGGTCTTCTGTGGACCAGTGGTGCGGCTGATGTGTTTGCTGCCCCAATAGCGTCCTTCTGCCAAGTTGGCAGACTCTGCACGTTTCAAACGATATGGCAGTTGGCTGGCATCTGATATTTTAAAGTCCGGACTTTTGCGTCTTGCAAAGTTGCGTAATTCTTGCATGAAAGCAAACCAAGCATCTCTGGCGCCTGAATCGTTGTCCATGTGTTTGCCAATGGCATCTGTGACCAGCAATTCTATGCTGAGATCTGGACTTAAGATTATGACCACGGAACCATAGTTGGTACCGTTGTGCTCAAAGTCAAAACTGAATATATCGCTGTCTTGTATGGCCGTGTCTTGATTGCCTGTGTTGTTGAGGCTTTTGACATCAAAACCCTTGGCTGTGAGCAGGTTGTACAATTGTTGTGCTATGTTGTCTTTGGTTTGGGGCATATTGTATTTATTAAAATCACATGATGGCTATAAAGGGCATGGGCTGTATAATTTCGTCATGATCGCGCCAGTGCTGGCTTATTTCTGCGTCAAAACTCTGTATAACGTCCATGGCCCTTACACACAGTATAGTTGACATAACCAAGTCATCTGTGTCGCCGGGTTTGGCCTTGTAACTGTTGCCCGAAGCCACAAACACTTTTAGTTCAGATATCAAGGGGCGGCTGTGTAGTTTCATGCGCCGAGATTCCAGCAAGTGTTTGAGTTTGGCGCAGGCTGTGATTTTGGTGCTGTGCGTGGTATTGAACCCGCGGCGTTTTTTTCCAGGTTCGTGCATGAAACTGCCGGGTATGTTCTCTTCGCCAAAATCTCTAAGGCTGATCAAGGCCGCCTCACCAATGGTGTTGTTTTCCACTGTGTAGTAAATGTTCTGCGGTTCCTTGGTGATGCCTTCGATGTATCTGCAGATTTCTGCTATGATCTTGACCTGATCGGGTATGACGGTTTTGTTGTGTCGCCATTCTGCTACCTGGCTGGTGGTATTGGCTTCGAACACCTGTATGGCAGCAGCATCGCCGCCGGTGCCTAGGCTGGGATCCAGGCCCACCACATATGTCTTGCCTTTTATAGGCTGTTGATACCAGCGAACCTGTCCGTGTTTGAACACAGGCTCTTGTCCTTCCAGTTCAAACAGTGTGTTGGCATTGATCAGTGTTTCGTCGGCAATGACAAATTCACACAAGATTTCTCGCCTGAATCGATCTTCGCCCAGTTGGCTGCGCATCTGTTCTTCGTACTCATCGCCGCGCTCGGGGTGCTCTCGCCAGTTTGCCTGATATGCCTTGAATCCGTTGATGCCAAGGTCGGTCTGGTTGCCAAACTCGTCAACTGTTTTGTTAGCGCCCTTCCACAGCAGGGCAAACTGATCTTCATCAGAGTTGGGTGTGCTGGTTATAATGGCTTTACCACCTGTGCTCAGAGTGGGGGATATGGATGTCCAAAATTCCTGCGCGATACTGGGTCTCACGAATGCAAACTCGTCTGCGTACAGCAATGAGATTGACATACCTCGGCCTGTGTTTTCTGTTGTGGTCTGTGCTACTATCCTGCTGCCGTTGTCAAAATCTATGCTGCCTTTGTTGTAACTGGTAGCGCCTGCTCGTATATGATTGGGACAGGCTTCGTAAGCAAATCGTATGCGCTGCATGATCTCCTGTGCGCCTAGATACTTGTGTGCCGCGATCAATATGGTGGAGTCCGGAACAAACATGGCATACCATAATAGATAACCTGCGGCCGAAGTGGATTTACCAGTCTGGCGAGGCATGAGGCTGATACTGAATCTATAATTGTGATAGTTGTGGATCAGGCGTTTTTGATAGTCCCAGGGATGATACTGTATCTTGCCTTTTACCGGATGCTGTATGTAAAAAAAGTTATCCATAAAGTAAAGATAACCATCTACGGGATCCATACAAGTGGCCAGTTCGGCCTGTTGCTCTATAGACCAGTGGCTGCGAACATACGGGCTCTTGATTATCTCTACTGTGTTTTTACTCATGTAGGTATTTACTACCAAAGATCTATCACTGCAAATAGATCTTTGACAGTTGTTCAATGGTGCTATCAGTGGTAGCGTCGTCGTGCTTGATACCTATGCCGCCTTTGGCCTGCCATTTGGCTATCTTTTCTCCGTGATCATCGACCAACACATTGGGTCTGCCACCTTTCATGGCATACCGGTGTTTGTCTGATGTAAAGATAGCATCTTGGCTGACACCGGGGGTGTGCCGGTCTAGCCAGCGGCGCTTGCCTGCTGTGCTGGCTTCGTGTCTCATGCGCAATGGTGCCGACAAGATTGTGTAAGGTATTTTGTGTTGTTGTAGCCAGGACAAGAGTTTTGCACCACCGCGTAGCATGGGCAAGGTGGCAAAAAATTCTTCTACGAACTCGTCGCCTTTGTCAACCAGTTTCATGATGTTGGCCGTTTGTGCAGCCACATCGCCCATGTCTCGATAATTTTTGAATCCAAACATCTTGGCCCACTGCAGGAAGAAGTCAGCCTGCACACCGTCCATGTCTAGATACAGATGTGGCTTGGATTGTTGTTGCGATTCGGATTCCCCAACATTGTATGTGGGATCGGTTTTTTGACGCCGCATAGCCTTGGGTTGGCTGGGATCTACAGGATCTATATCGGTAGTGGTCAATCCTGTGCGTTCTAAATCTTTTATATACTCGTGCTCGGCTTCTTCACTGCCAAAGTTAATGATCGCGCTGGGTGGTCCTTTACCAAAGTCATGCCGGCCAAGGCCTTTGAGATTGCTGATATGCTGGCCTAGTTTGTACCAATCGTACACATCACTGACATCCACACGCACTGTGCCTGCAGGCATGGTAGGTTTGAATTCAGGACCTGGCGGCGTGGCATTGGGATCGTAGTCTTCTCTACGGACGAATTCTTTGGCTCTCATTTGACTTCCTGTACATTGCCTACCAAGGCAGTATGACCAAACTGATCCTTGACCAAGCGACGAGCAAGATTGGCATTGGGCGCAGTGATGGTGGTGTCTATCATCTGCGTATGGCCCACTTGTTTGATTTTAACACGCACCCGAAACAGTTTCATGTTTTTTGGCAAGAACTCACTGGCTTTCATCGTAATGCCTTTCGCCGGTGAGTGTGGGTTTGGCAAACCAAAGTTTGAACCACTCTTTGGTACCTGGCTTGATATCACGCTCGCGTTCAACGCGTCTTAGGTCTGCTGCTAGATCTGGTTTGACTGCCGAGCAATCATTACTGGACGCTGGCTGATCCAGGCCCGCAAGACGCTTGATGTCAGCCAGGCTGGTATCAACCGGGGTAAGTTCTACTTTTTTTTGAAGTTTTGCAGCAGAGTATGGATCAAACATCATCCAGTATTTAGCACTGGATTATTTGATATCCATCGGGCGTTTTTTACGCAGTAGGAAGGCAAAATGCTGATCTTGGATTTTTTCGTCTGAGTCTTTTTTGTTATATTCTAAGGTCATGACCTGATTCAGTTCTACATCAAATCCTGATTTATAAAACAATGCTGCCCACATTTCTAGTGTAAGAATACTATAAACTCCCTTGGCCATTTCATGATTAGCAGGCTGCTGTGGGCAAGGAACTTCAATGTACAGTGGTGCTTTTAATTTTAAAATACGATTGTATTCCATAAGAGTAAAGAATGGAAATACACTGTGTTGGATACACTGTCTGGCAAAGATAAAATCTACAGCTTCGTCTTTGTTTGGCAAGAAGCTCATATCCCTGCGATCAAAATTTAAATTTCTTTCTTGTAGACTACGCACGGTATTGAGATTGTAATCTAAACAGCATATATTGGTATATCCATGTTTTAGCATTTCAATTTGGAAATAACCGTATCCCGAACCCACATCTTTGATATCTGCATCTTTGGCAATATTCAAAGGTAGCACTATATTTTCGATGATTTGAGTTGTAATTTTTTCATCACGTTCGTTAGGCAGATGTTCGTCTAACTGAGTATAAATGAATTCGTTATAAAATTTAAGTTTGATGGGTTCTAGCATAGTTCTATTAGTTATGCGCTAGATTGATGTGTTTTAGTTTTTTTGGAGGACTTATGTTGATACTTGAGCAAACCATGTGCTGTAGATATGGTCGGCCGTAGACTGATGCTGTGCCAGATATGGATCAATGCCGTTGAGTATGTCTTGTCCGCTTTGTACCGACGAGTATCTGATGCGTGCCGCAGCCCAGGTGGGATCTTCATCTGCTGCCCAGGCCTGTGCTTTTGCCACATCCATTTCAATATGGAACTGCATGGCCAGATGAGGTCCAAAGCACCAGGCCTGATTAGGACAAGATGCACTGGTGGCCAAACGTGTGGCTCCGGTGGGCACAGCAAAGGCTTCATAGTGCCATTGCATGATCATGGCGGTGGGATTGGGTCCAAACCAATGATTGACCAGTGGATCAGACTCGTATTCAATAGGCTGCCAACCAATTTCGGGTTGTGGACTGGCAGTAATGTTGGCACCCAGTGCTCGGCTCATCAGTTGTCCACCTAGACAATGACCTATCACTGGACGATCTTTAAGCACTGCCTGCAATATCAATATTTCTGCCTGACGATTTGACAACAAGGGATCGTTGGCGCTCATACCGCCGCCCATGATAGCCATGGCCGAGTAAGGTTCTATACTGGCCGGAAAGGCCTGATTGGATCCGGCATTGTATGTTTCATAGGGAATATTGTGTTGTTTTAACCAAGTAACGAGATATGCTGGCCACTCGGGAGTTTGATGTTGGAGTATTAGTACAGGTTTCATAGACAATGAAAGATCACTGTCCATATCCACGGAATGCCTTGACGGGACTTACTTTATGTACGTGCTCAGCTTCGGTACTGCGATTGTCTGTGAGTTTTTTAACTTCGCCGGCACCCACTGACTTGGCTGCTGCATTGATAATTCTTAGATCTTCGTCAGTATAGGTTGCCAACAATGGATCTCCAGCAAAGGCACCTGCTGGTGGTGTGGGAAAGTCTGGAGCGCCTGCCATTGCTATACCAAAACGCCATTGCGTATAAGGACTGCCACCTTGTTTGGTCTGACTGATATCAGGCATGGAGATAGCGCCTTTGATAGCAGACTTGTGCGACTTGGGCAGTTTATCTGCGTCGGCTGGTACATCGGCTGCGCTGCCGAACTTGGCTTCAATAACAAATTCTCGTGCTCTCATTATAGATCTTTCATATTCATATGACCAAAGGGCGGATCAACGTGTGTGTTTTGCCACAGCGCACGATTGCTCAATATCTCAACCCAGACATTGGTGTCGGGACGATTGAGCCGCCAAAAATCAAATTCCATGTGACTACTGATAGGGCGGCAATACAAAGTCCGCTCCTTGGGCACACACAGTTGTTGGCTTGTAGTCCTCATCTTCTTTCGTTGTGTGCTGGTTCTCATGATATTTAGTTGGGCATCATTTATGTATACTTGGCACATTCCGTCTACTAGATCTTCGGGTTTTTTGGCAGATTTGACCACTTGTTCGGCCAGCAGTAATCTGGTTTCGCTGCTGAGTCTGCTGATAGTTTCGCTGGTGTTTGAAGGTTTCCATTGATACCCTGCGTCGGGCATCCATAGTCCGTGATTGCTTCTGGCCACTGTGTTCTTCTTGGCAATTTTTTTCACGGTAGATCTAAAAGGCCCTTTGCCGTCATCGTCAGTGGCTTCTATCAGATATAAATCATCCGCATTGAACACTATGGTGCAGCCACCTAGTTGTCGTTTGACCAACAACTTCACAGCATCCAAGGGATCCTGATACAACAAAGCCTGTGCTATGATCCTGCCATCGGGACTGGTATGTTCTGTGCCGGCTTCCACTTCGCTTTCGTCGTCGTAGACATCAAGACTGGTGTTTAGTATACTAAGCCCGGCACTGTTGATACCTTCTTTATAGCCAGTGACACGATCGTGCATCATCATGCGATCCACACCTTGCTGTTCGCTTTCGATGAAATCTAATACAGGAGTGTAGTTGCGATCCCGATTCTTGGCGCCGGCCCATCCTATGCCAGGAAAGTATTTTGCAACTATGATGCACATGGTTACTGCCCGTAACCCCGGAATGACTTTACTGGGCTGGTGCGATTGACGTAATCTGCTTCTAGACTGCCTTTTTCTATATATTCTTCGGGTTTCATGTCTAGCTTTTTCATTATAGCGATGAGCTTTTCGCGATCGTATTCGGTGTATGCGCTGAACAGCGGCAAGTTACCAAAGAAACCGATGTCATCTACTTTATCAAGTTCTTTTGGGTCCATACCGGCCAATGAACACACGCGATAGAAGTCGTAGTATCTACCCCAATATACATCGCCCGAACCGCCGGGACCTACCAATCCTGGATGTGCCATTTCAAACTCGTGGCGGGCGGCAGAACGCCGATTGTTCCTTTTGCCTTCGGTAATGAATTCGTGTGCTCTCATACTGTAACTTTTATCCTTGGCATCATCTCGCCCTCCGGAGCAAGTATGTATGGTTGATCTGATTTGATGTTAGGCAATAATTCTTCAATCGAAGTAAAATATTGTGCTGTTCGTCTTGGCACGCTCATTATCAATAGACCATTGAATCCAGAATATGCCTGATAGTTGGCATATCCAACAGTGATAACAGCCTGTTTGATGTCTTGTGCTGAACCATTCATTAGGGCCCGAGCATACATACTATTGTCTACTTTGTTAAAAGTGGCCTGAGCAATAAGATCACATAATTTTTTCATCTGAGCTGGTTTTAGCCCAATTTTTTGTTTGAGATATTCACGTATCTGTAACCAAGCATTTACATTGACTCGCTGTGGTATATCAAATCCGCTGACATCCATGAGTGCTTCTCTTATGGCATTAAGGCTCATATTGGCTTTGCGCGGATTGATCCAACGTCCACCACTCTTCTGTTCAGTCTTGAGTTCTACAAAACCAACATCTTTTACCTCTAAATCTCCGCCGCCGGATTCTTGCCCGGTAAATCGTATGTCTGGACTCATGATGCTGAATGCTAATTCTCCGGGACCAACACCTTGTTTAATAATTGGAACTAGATTGTTAAAAACACGTTGCGGGAAACCGGGAGTTACAAATTGATCATAACCAACTTTGCTTTTACTAAACAAATTCTTGATATCAATAAAACCTTTGGAGTAATTGTCAGCAAAAGATAATTTTTCATCTACTGTGCCCTCAGTATTCAACACTACTTGTGTAAGTATATCCAAGAATTTTTTTGCATCAACATCCTGTTTCATTGCTGTGTTTATTCTTCCAACAACATCGCTAGATTTGAGAGCATTGTAAACTTTGTTAAGCAGAGATTCATCATTGGTTTGATTTATCAAATCAGTGACAACTGCTTTGAGTTTTTGTGCATCTTCTACAATAATTTCGTGTGCTTTCATTTCAACACACCTTTGACTGCTCTCACTGGACTTTTCTTTCCTGTGGTGGATGATTCTTCACTTGCTGCTGTTGATAATTGCGTTGCGCCGCCCACGTTCATCATGGCCAAGGCTTTTTTCATCAACGCTACTTCGCTTTCATCGTAGGCAACAACAATCATACCATCACCCCAGGGAGACTCTTTATGGAATGTATCGCTGCCTTCTTTTTCCAGTGCTTCTTTAGCGCCAGCACCTGCTAGTGCTACGCCATAGCGATACTGCACGTATGAATTTTGATTAGGCAATCCCGGAATGATAAATGTGGATGGTAATGCGTCTGCTACGCCTGGTTGCAGACTGCCGTGAGCTTGCTCACTGATAAACTCACGGGCACGCATTTTAGATTATGGTTTGTCCACCAATGACACCGGCCAATGCTGAACTGGCTGTGCCTAACTCTGTGGCTGTGTATCCACTGCCTACGACGGTAACTTTGTTTTGAGCGCCGCAGTAGACATCGCGTGTGGTAGCAGCAGGAATCTGCATAGGAGTAGTATAAAGGTTTCCGGCGGGTGTGGTGTTGCCAATAACCACATTGGCATTGCCATAGATGCTGCCATCCACCAGAGCCACTTGATACACTTGATAAGTTACCGCGGTATTGGTGCTGATGCGTAGTTTATCGGTATAAACTGTTGCGTTGCTGAGACTGGTATAGACGTTGACTGCCATTTTATTTTCCTTTGATTACCAAGCGCGGCACGACCAATAACGTGCCTTCCAGCGCGGTCCTGGATTGTCACAGTTGTGTCTTGCACGGAAACTTTTACGACGCTTGGGATTTGACTTTTTGATCTTCATGTTGGGATCGCCAAAGTTGACCTTGACCACGTTGCCTTTAGGTCCACGAACATACACCTTGGATTTTTTTACATCACCCTGCATGGGCTTGCCCAGTTTGACTTTGCGACCACGATACTCTGCTTCTTCTAAATCTGCACTGGTCATGGTACCTTCTTGATCGGCTGTGAGATCTTCCTTTTGGATCTGCGCCTGGGATAGGCCTTTACGTGCAAGATGTCTTGCTTTATGTTTAATTACATTACCAAATTGATCTTTGTTTGTGATTTTTTCGTCGGGTGTGAAAGGAATGTCTTTGTCTGCTCGGCGATCGATTTCTGCTTGCTGAGCGTCAATTTCTTTTTGCAGACGATCAGCTTCGTCGCCGTACTCGCGAGCAGCGTCTCCTAAAGAACGACCTGACAGTGACTTGAATCTCGAATCAATTTTGCCTAATGCAGATTTTGCATCAGCAACATATCCATAGCCTTCCAACAATGCCACGCCACGATCGTCTAATTCTATAACAATACCGTCGTCAACACATTCAGTGATATAGCCAGAAATCAGCATTTCATCTCTAGCGATTTCAATTTCAAATACATCACCCACTGCTGGCTTGGTAAGATAATCTTCGGCTTCGGTGAGATAATCTTTTAGGCTGCGCATTATCCTGCTTGTCCTTTAAGCGTGGTAATATCGTTGTCTCCTTTGTAGCCTTTGGCATACTGAAGTTTCATACCATTGAGACCGCCACTGAGACGATTGACCAACTCATCAACATCGCCGTATTCTGTAGCGTCTGCTGTATTACCTGAATTTTCTTCTGTTACTGCTTCTTCTGCACAGGTACTGGGATCGTATTTTTGATACATCTCGCGGCCCATACCAGCCATCTTAAGCAGTTCAACTAAACTATGTGCATCATCCTGCGTGGCTGTGACTGTAACTGTGTCGTCGCCTGCGCTGCTTTGATTGGTGCTGACTGTAATGTCTTCGGCAACCATTTGCTGGAACTGACTTTCATAAGATTCGTAGACACCTTTGCCATAGTAGCCGGACTTGGATGTTTCTGACTCATCGACCTTTTCTTCTTTGTCGTCTTTGTCCTCGTCTTTTTCTTTGCTATCTTTTTTGTCGTCGTACTCGATGTCTTTCTTGACTTCTTCGCCATCTTCTTCTGCGTCGTCGTCGCGCTTTTCAGCATCAGTTTTGTCGTGATCACGTTTGTCGTCGTACTCCACATCTTTGGCTACTTTTTCAGCAGCCTTTTCTGCTTTGTCGTCTTTTTCGGCATCACTTTCTTCCTTGACTGGCATACCAGCCAATGCTTTCATGCGCTCCAACACAGCAATGGTTTCGTCGATTTCTTTGGTGCTGAAATCCTGACCAAAAGCCTTGAATGTATCTTTGCCAGATTTTTCGGCTTGTGCATCCTGCTGTTTAAGATATTCGCCTTTGCTGACTTCGTCGAGATCGGTTTCTTTGACTGAACCGCGAGACACATGAGCCACAGCTCGGTTTACGAAATCATCTATGCTGTCTTCGTCGCTTCCGAAAGGTTGTTGCTGTTTCAACCATTTGTTCAATATAGGATCTTTGGCACGAGACTCTTGGGGGTCGAAGGCCTGCATGTTGGGATCATACTGCAGATGTATCTCAGTGCCATTGAACATGATCTGTGAAGTCATCTCATCGTCGCCCAGCACATAGGTGTATCGGTTGCCTTTGTCGGTGACAAAGGTCTCGGTAGAAGCTTCTTTCACAGGCAATTCAAGTGCCATGTCTTTGGCTCGTTGTAGCACACGCTGACCAGGATCTTTGATGTCTTTTTTATAATCCTGTGTCATGGTTTTGGTCAATGTGGGATCGCCTGGTTGCTGCCAAGGTAAATCTTTGCCTGACAGGATACCTTCGTCCATGTCTGCATTTTTCTTCTTCCACGCTGTGGCATAAGCGATGGATTTTTCTTGTGGCGTTAGTTTGCCATCTTTGGCATAGCCTTGTTTGATATGCTTGACCATGCGCTCATACTTGTCACCCGGAGGTGCTTTTTCTGTCATAGGAGCAGCAAAGGCAGCAACTTCAACACCTTCGACCAGGGCCTGACATTTAACAGCATTGCCATTGAACGCAACACCAGGATAAGCTGCACGGATTTCACGCTTCCACGAAGGATACGATTCCGCTATCATCATGTTGGCTGCTTCGATTCCTTCTTTGACTGTGCGACTAAATTTTTCGCCGCCTTTCATGCCCCAGGTTGTGCCTTTGTGTTTGGGAAGTTTGTATTGACTGGCCTTGGGAGCTTTGCCGCCCCAGGGTAAACTTGCAGAAGTTTTTTCAGATTCTTTTTTCTTGGGACGACCGCGGCCACGTGGCTCATCTGATTGTTCATCTTCGTCATCGTCTTTGTCATTTTCCCAGTCTATCTCTTTGGCCTTGTGTTTGATACCAGTGGCTGTTTTAGTCACGGTGCCACCTTTGTGAGTCTTTTCTTGTTCGCCAAGTGTGACTCCTGCTGCGTTACGACCGTCATCGCCGGTGTCGGGCATATTGACATTGGCCTCACCTAGGGGAGGATCATAGGCTCCCATTTCATCATTGCTCTGTGGATCGGTGACCATGCCTGCTTCATCCATCTTGTCATAGCGTGTGCGAATCTTGGCCATGGTCTCTTTGCTAGCGTGGTCACGTCCGGCTTTTTGCAAAGCTTTCATGCCTTCCTCGCCATATTTTTTCTTGCCGAGATATGCTTGTAGTGCAGATTCATCCATGGTATCTTCGCCCACAGATTCTTTGGCACGTAGTTTGGCCAACACAGCACCTGCTACTCTTTCACCGGCTTCTTTGCTGCCATAGCGCTCACCGGCTGACTTTGCAATTTTACTAAAATTCTTGCCAGGCTTGCCAATGTCTTTTCCAGCACTGGCCTTCTTGGCGCTGTAACCAACTTCAGCCACAGGTGTTAGATTCAATCCACCCGAATAGTTTTCATTCAGGATAGACTTTGTGCGGTTTATGCTTTCCACAAGGCTATCTGCTTGATTGGCCATGGTGCCCGAGGGTGTGATCATGGTGATACCAGCGTGCTTGAGTATGCCTCTGAGTTCAGGCGATTCTTTAACTTCTTTTTTGTCTGCTGCGGCTTTCTTCATGGATTCTTTTTTGTCGCCGTCTTTGTCAAGATCCAAGAAGTCCGGCTTGTCGCCTTCCATGACTTCGCCTTCGGGGCACTCGCAGTGGCTTTCATACATACCGCATTCGTTGCAGGTTTCACCATGCACACCTTCGCTCACAGTCTTGAAACCATATGCCTGAGTGTTGTTGGCCGCATCACGATAGTGAGGATCTTTTTCAGCAATGGCTTTGAGTTTGTCTAATACGTTGTAAATGTTCATGATTATTTTCCTACGTTGATGGTCATATCGCCGGCACGCATTTTGGCAGGGCGGCTTACTCGACTGAAAGGACTGGTATTGTCCTGTGGCAAGTCATTGGTGGTTTTTGCTTTGGGTGTTTTACCACCGGCTACTTCAAACTTTGCACCGTCTTTGGCTGCTTCTGCTGCCATGGCAGCATCTCTAGTGGCATAGCGTTTGCTGAGTTCTTTTTGCTCGGCACTGGGTGCGCCTAGATCTGTGGTCATTAACAAAGAATCTTTTTCGCTGGTTTTTTCTGTATCCAACTGTCCTTCGGCATCCTTTTCAATGCTGTCGTCCCACTTGCGATCCACTACCACGATGTTGGCAGTTGGCACACCGCACAAGTGAACCTGCTGCTGGATCTCATCTAGGCTGGCCGGATACTTGAATGTAAAATCAATAATGTTGATTTCGATGTTTTTCAAGCCAGGAAAATCCGAAGGTGTGGCCAGGATAGGCGTTTTTTTGGCCGTGCTCATTGACACCACATCGTACTTGTCTAGGCGTTGCTTGATATCTGCCTGGCATTTGGCATCCAGTTCACCGGCAATTTTTATGCGGTAACTGAACTCCCTGGCATCTTCTATTAGGTATTCTTTAAAACTTTTCATAGGTCATTCCTAGTTTATGATTTATTTAGCGTTTTTAATGTTTTACTTCGCCTTCTTTTAGCCTACGCATGAGTTCGTTGCGATCTAAAATCACGCCTTCTGCTGTGGGTATAGCAGCCTGTCCGCTGACTGAGTCTTCTGATTGACGCAGTTGATCGCCTTTGAGTTTGGCGTGTTTGAGTTGCAGGTCGATTTGACGCAGTTTTTTGTTTACTTTGGCTGTTTTGGCAGTGATAGCGTGGCCCAACATGGTACCAGCCACAGCAAATATCTCACTTGCATATCTGCTGTCCACTTGCATGCCTAGATTCATCAAATCTTCGTAGCTTTCTTTGGCCAAGCCCACCAACTCGTCAATTTCAGTGTCGGCTGCTTCCAGGCCCTTGACAGCAGGCAGGGCCGACTCTATGCGTTCCAAGTTGGCCAACGCTGTGGCAGTAACGGGCACATCTTCTGATTCGATCTGTACAGCAGGAGTTTCCACCACGGTTTCTTCGTCCTGCGGTAATTCAAACAATTCTTCTAATTTTTTGGTCACCTACGACCTCCTTGATAAAATATGTCTTCTTCTGTGACTACCCTAAAAGTCAAACCCTGTCTGCGGCACCACTTGGTAGCAGCGTCCCACTTGGCATAGTTGATGGCCACAGTCAAGCGTTCTCTATTGCTGGCCTTGCTTTCAATGATGCTTTGCTTCTTGGGCTTGATTTCCACTACCTCAGTGCAGATTTGATTTTTCTTGTTCAGATACTGCACCAGAAAATCAGGCACATATATGGTCTGCTTGCCTGTCACGGGGTTTTGATAAGGAATGCGTATGCTTTCGCTGGCCCATTTGATGATGTTTTTGTTGTTGTCGCAGAAGTTCATAAAACTCAACTCCCAGCCCGAACGATATCTGGGACGACCTAGGCCTACGTACTTGTCGGGATTTTGGGGTACAAATTCCCCTTGAGCAAACTTGGACATTTCAATCTAGTATGGTCCTGGTCACGTAGTAGTTACTGCTGAACTTGCGCACAGTACCCAACAGTGTGCTGGTGCTTTGGATTTGATTCAACCAATAGGCCATTAGCGTGTCAATGGTTATGCCCTGGCTGTTGTTGATCTGCTGTAACAGATCTTGAACAGTGATGTTTTCACCGTTGCTTTGGAAATTTGCTGCAATCCTAAAAAGATTGTCTGTAAATGCGGCAGCGGCTTGTTTGTTGTTGGTATTTTTTTCAAAATAACCCAAAGTATAATCATAGGTATCTTGATCTACACCATAACCATAGATGCCGTCGTAGGCAGCATTAAACTGCTGATACACAGCACTGGTTCGATCTTTCACATTGTCTGGGTTGTTTACGCTAGGCATATGAATATTTACCTTGTGTATTTTACCAAACTAAGGATTAGTTGCCGCCACTGATTCTAGGTGTGTTGGTCTGCGGAACAGTATTGGTATTGTTGCCTTTGGGCGGTGTGGGAAAGAAAGAGCTTAGGGTTTTGTTGATGGCTGGTACTTGATTTCTTATCACTGTTTCGACCCCTTGACTCAAGACCTGGGTGCCAACCTGTGTGACTTCTTGCTTGGCAATAGATTTTAAACTTTTATCTTTGAATGTCTGATATGTGCGCACACCTTGCAGAACAGCACCAATGGGGTTGCCTGCTGCCAGGTCATTCAGTATGCCTTGTCCTGCATCAATCAATCCGCCTTTGCCTAATATGGTAGCATTGCCACCGGGTCTGGTAATGGCGCTGGAAACTTGATCATAGTCAGCAGTTTGCCCAAATGCTGGAGGTGCGCCGGCTTTGGTAGCACCGTTTAATGCGCCCGAATAGTACTTGACCAATTCATACTTGATGGTCATGGTATTCTGCATGGTTTCGCCGCCGGCGGCATAATCGTAAGTATCGTGTGCAAAATCCGTGATCACAGGATTTATCAATGTGTAGGCACTGTAGTTGTGCTGATTGAATCCAAAGATAGTGATGTCATTGAAGAAGTTGGTTGACGCACCAGGTTGTTTCTGTAGTGGTGATCCTCGTCCTTCGCCTACCAAACCAAAGTCTCCAATCTGGCGCTCGCCTGCATAGATGTCGTTTGAGTTGTAACTAAATCCTGCAAATGTTGGATCTGATCCGGCGCTGCCGTTGCTGGCGGGAATTCCGTTGTAACTGTATTGGCTGTCTTTGATATAATACTGATAATAGGCATACCACATCTGACGAACTAGATCACTGTTGTCATCGTGAAAAGTTATTTGAACAGGATTGTAATTGATCTTGGTATTGGCATAGCGTTTGCGATTGTACTGATTGAGTTCTTCTACTTGAAATTGATAACTGGGCAATTGCACGCTCTTGACTGTTTTGCTGATAGTGGTATTGGCTTCTCCCAGCAGTTGCGTGATTCCTGGAATTTGGCCGTTGATGTTGAACACACAATGGAATAGAAACTTGACCTTGGGCGCATAAGCAAATGCGTTAGGTACAAATGTTTTTGATGCGTGTTGATAGTCCTTGAGCTGAGGACCGGTGATCCCGCTCAAGAACCCTTTTATGAAGTCATTACCGAAGGCCATCAAGCCCTCCTAGATTAGCCGCCAGTTTGACCTGCGCCAGTTATAGAACCAAGAGCTCTACTGACTGCTCCGCCCAACTGTTGACCAACGCCGCCGCCTGATGTGGGATCAACGCCTTGCAGTGCATTATCAAATCTAATGCTTAGAGAAATTGTTACTGGCTCACTGGAACCATAGTTCAAATCGTTGTAGTTGGCACTGGCTAGATAGCAGCCCAGCAAGTTCCAGGTTTCCAATACCACTGGCTCAAGAGCACCGTTGCCGCCATCCAGTATTTCACACTGCATGGAAAACTTGTAGTTTACACCAGCTGTGGCACTGGCCTGCTCATAAAAATCCAATTGTTTCTGCAGTTGCTCGCCTACTAATCTTGTAACCGAACCCGAAGCATCATCGCGAACGTTCAATGTGGTGGCTTCCCATGAATGTTTTCCTGGCAGATAAACTGTGGAATTGTAAATAGGAATAGTCATTTCTTCAAATGACACACTGGGTCTAGCAAAGTCAATGACCTGCTTGGTCAACTCTGTGGTTGCTGTTGTAACACCAAAGCCGTAGAGTAGTACACGGAATCGGTACTTGAGCTTGGGCATCAACAGGCCTTGATTACCCTGACCTTCGATAGGTACTGTTAGGTTCTGCAAGCTCTGTACGGTCTGTGATGAAAGTGGCATTTCGATTTCTCCTGTTACTGTTATTTAGCCCTGGGTCTGGAAGCTAAAATAAGGGTCGCCCCTTATTTTATGCTCCTGCCGAGATCTCCCCTGTGTTCTTGACACGGATCGGTATGTAGATAAATTCAACTGTTTTAACTGGTTCAACAGCAACATCAACATACAGTTCATTGCGATCCACACGCTCAGGTGTGTTGTTTGATTCATCGCACACTGCCAAGTAATCATAGAGACCACGTTTGGCTACCAAATCATTCAACAGCGTCGTCACTGTGGCCAAGACCTGGCTGCGTGTAAACGCATCATTGGGCTCAAACAAGTATGGTTGTACTGCTGTGGCCAACTGTGTACGCAGATAAACAATCAAGCGTGCCACGTTCACACGATTCAATGCAGATCCCACATTGTAACGTGTCTTCTGACCATAAGCAGTGATGCCTGTGCCAGGAATAAACGTGATAGGATTGATGGCGTTTTCATACAAGATGTCACGCAGGTCGCGGCCCATATTGGTTTGTGTAAACTCGCCAGTCTGACCGTTGATGTAACCAATGCGTGCAGCATTGTCTATCACACCACGACGTGTACCTGCCGGAGCAAACCATGGATAGCTGGCTTCGTCTGAACGAACATACGTGCGCAGCATCATGTGGCTGGGCGGTTGTACCACTGTGGCACCATTGGTGTTGTTGGTCTGACACGAAGGATAGTATGTGGCCACATAAGGATCACCTGTGGTTACATAATCTTCAGGCAACACCTGCGCACCAGCCAAATCGTTGGTGGCATAGGCCTGCAACGGCTGACTCAATGCAGGCAGTCTCATTGGTGTGTCACCAATGATGAATGCTGTGTTGCTGCGGTCGTTGTTGAGTACTACCAAGTTCTGGATCAACTCTGGATACTGCGGGCAGGCCAACAAGTTGAATATACGTGCATCTTCGCGTGCCTCAGAACTGACATCAATAGCAGCACGTAGAGCCTGTACAATCAATGCACGCTGTGCTTTGCGGCCAGCATACATAGCGCCGTTGTCACGCAGACCAGATGCTGTGACCCAGGTATACGAATACGTGGGCAAAGTATCATCGGGATATTTCTGTGCTGTAAAGTAGTTGGTGGTAAAGGCCTTAACATTAAAGCCCGAACGACGCATATTCCAAAGCAAAATACCTTCAGGATATAGATCAGGATCGGGAGCATCCAAGTCCAAGTAATCACTGGTCAATAAACTTTTGATAGTAGGAATGGGATCATTAACAGGATCAACTGAACCCGAAGTAGCCCAGCGTGCATCTGCAAACAAAATACCATTCTGGCCAGTCTGATCAGCATTGTCTATCAACACCCACTGATAATCACCGGGTGCTATTTCTTGCCAGCGTTTTACGATAGGATAGTTATCAAGATCGCTGGTGTCAATCCACAACTGACCCACTTGACTTGTCAGTTGAATTTCGCTGCCGTTGACTGTGATAGTAGTAGGCTCTGTAGGACTTATAATAGGACCATCTGTGTTTAATCCTGTACTGAGATTATAGCCACGGATATCAGCAGTGACATTATAATAACCTTTCCATTGACCGCCATCTTTGATCATGATGTCCACTTGATCGGCAGCCGAGTAGTACCAATATGTGCCGTTGTCAGGCAAGCGATCAGGTGCTGTGGGCTGATAGTAAACTTCTGTTCCCAGTTCCCAAGTGCTGCCATCGACCCAGTTACTGAGTTCAACAACACTACCGTTACCGCCCAAGCCTGTGCTGCCAAAATAAGTATTGGTCTTTGCATTGACTGTGACTGTGGTTGCGACACCGTCGTTGGGCACAAAACCTGCAAGACTTACAATAGTACTGCTGCTGCTTCCGTTTTGCAACAGGATACTGCCGCCGTATGCATGAGACAGTATAATGTATCCTTGAGCATTGACTTCAGCAGTTACTCCATCAAGGTTAGCACTCAGCACTGCTGTGACAAAATCTGCAGCACTATAAGTCCCCCCAACTGTGCGCTGCACCGGAGTAGCATATGCGCTGGATCCTTTGACACTAGCACTGATATAGAAAGTTTTATCTGTAGAACTAGTAAAGGTAGGATTTGCTGTGACACCTTGTGCATTGGTAGGACCCGAAGCATAACGCTGGAATAATTGCATACCAATCAAACCGTTGGTTACAGTGTTGGTTGTGGTGTTGACAGCAAACACATTGGTGTCTGTCATGGGATGGATTTGTGCATAGGTAGCGCCGGCAGCAATATTTTTGCCGCCGCCCGATGGATCTAATGCATTGTTAACAGCCGCATCACTGATGTACAATGGACAGGCCTGCTGTACAAATTGCAGTAGTGTTGTGCTCCATTTGCTGACTGTCAGCAGTGTTCCATTGTTGACTGCTGTGGTCTTGTTCCAAATAGATCCTGAAGGACGCTGTGTAGTTAGTGTACTGGTCCAGCGTGGAGGATTGGTATGCGGTCCTGCTTGTGTGACAGGTACATTGTACGTACCAGCGTTGATACCAAGCAAACTCAACATACTGGAATCGCCGCCTAAAACTATAGTACCATAAGCACCACCCGAAGGCTGTGCTGTGTATCCGCCGTAGATATTAAGTCTATTATTGACCACGCCTGCGGTGATGCCTGTGATGCTGGCAGCATTTATTGATGTCGCCAAAGTAGATAAAGTAGCGCCTTGTGGATTAGTTGTCCAAAGAGCATTGGGATTGCCTACTACCACGCCTCCATCGGCGCCTACAATAACAGCAGTGCTGGCATTGTACCCACCGGCTATGGCAGCAATACTGGTCAAACCAGATGCTGTGCCTGCAGTCCAGGTACTACCGTCGGTAGATACATAAACTTCTCCAGATGCAGCAATAGCCACAAACTGTCCGTTGGTATATGTGACATCTACTAGATTTTTAGTTGATGCAATTGCACTGGCAGTCACAGCGGTCCATGCAGATACGTTGCTGGCTGCATCCGAAGCATTGCGTAACACAGTACCGCCGGCACCAACTACGATTGTAGTGCCACCGTTGTAAGCCACAGCATTGAGTGTGTTGGTGGTAAGACTTGCATTTGACACATTAGACAGTGTTGACCATGCATCTCCTGTATACAACATACGACCACTGGCTCCCACTGCAAACTGAGCACTAGCGTTGGCCAAAGAGGCAACGCCCAAAAGTTGTGTGCTGACGTTGGCGTTAGCACCGGCTGCTGTAAAGCCTGCCAACAAGTTAGCCGTGGTATAGATAGTGCCCGAATCTCCAACTGCTGTAAATGAATTGCTGGTATAGGTCACGTCACGGAACGCACCGCTGAATGTGCCATTGCCTACCTGTGTCCAAACTGCAGTATTGGCTCCGCCTACTAAGACATTACCGTTGTCGCCTACAGCCACATAATCGGTTCCGTCGGTGGCCACGGCACGCAAGTTACCCGAGAAGCCAGCAGTATTGGCCACTGACCATGTTCCGGATACGTTGGCAGCAGGAGCGTAATAAATTTCATTGGTTGAGGAATTGACTGTAGCGCCAACAGCAACATAAGTGTTGCCACCACCGCCATAAGCTACATCTAACAAGTCTGTGTCAATACCGCTGTTGATAGTGGTACCGTTGAGTGTGAGATAACCCTGTACGCCTGTGGTAACTGCTGCAGATTGTACTGTGGGCCATACATTTTGCCAAGATGAAGATCCAACTTGGACCCACTGATTATAATTATTATCTGTGCTAGGAATAGTGTTACCTGCTTTGTAGTACAGAGGCAAATCTGTGTTGGTTGCAACGATGGCATAATCACCGATCATGCCCACACTTTGAAGAGGTGCCACATTGGGACCTGTGGTTTGATCAGGATCTGTAATCACTGTAGGCGTTTTAAGTATCAAGTTGCCTGAGCCGCCGCCACCTGTGCTGTTCCACTCAAATACACCAAATGTGCTGGCATCTGTATCTAGCCAATATGTATTGGGAGCAGGATCGCCCAAGGGACGACTTAGACTAGCAGCCAGTGCTGCCAAGTCAATGTTGGCACGCATCATAAATGCGCGGTTGCTGACGCCTAACACTGAGTAAGCTGCCAACAAACCATATTCGTTGAGTTCGTAACCGTTGATGGGTGTACCAGCGGTGGTTGTGTAGAAGAATGGATTACCAAATGTGGTAGCCATATCACGCTGGCTGGTAATTAAATATACCTTGCCTGCGTTGACTGCCAACGTTCCTGCTGCTACGCCTGTACCTGTGCCAGAAATTTTGTTCTGGGCTGATGCAAAAAGTATGAAAGGTACAGTACCTGCTGCTGCGGGTAAGTATTGACTTTCGTCTATGACTGTTACTTCTACGCCTGGTGAAATTAATGCCATGGTTTAGTTCCTTTATATCCAGTTGTAGATATTTATAAAGAACTGCGAAATCTGGCTGGTTATGGCAACCTACTAAGTAGGTTTTGCTGTAAATATGTGTATGAGACCCTTGTGCAAAGCCTGCGAACGCCGTCCCAGAGCCATTGCTTACTATCGCAATGACAAGTGTGTGTATCGCAGCAGATGCACCGAGTGTGAACGGCGCCATAAAAAACTACCTGTACAAACTCCACGCTGGTCTGCGCAGGGCTACAAGTTGAAAAAAATCTGTGACCTATGCGGGTTTCGTGCCAAAATAGCACGACAACTCATGGTGTATCATTTGGATGGGAATTTGAACAACAGCCAATTGCATAATCTACGCACAGTGTGTCATAACTGTGCGGTAGAACTAAGCTGGGACAAGAGTGTCTGGCGCCGTGGTGACCACGTTGAGTAACGCATCAATCTGGCTGTACAACTCATCCAGGGAGTTGTTGTTGTCAATCACATGATCAAAATCGCTGCCAATCCAGGATGTTTCGCTGGGGTGGATTTTGTAATCTTCCATTTTGGACTTGCTCAGCGCCCAGCCAATGAATCTAGGGCCGGCATTGACTGCTTCAGCGTGTCTGTACCATTCGGGATCAGGGCCGCGTTTCACACGTATGACCAAACCGTTCTGTTGCTTGATGGCCGCAATTTCATTGGGAAATCTGCAGTCACTGATAACGATGTCGTCCTGGGATTTAGACAGTTTGTGCTCTACAGCAGCAATCCAGATGTCATCGTGGAAGGCCCGGCGACATACTTCTGTGCCCCAATACTGTAGTATCCAGCGCGGTGTCAGATGCGGTATGCCCAGTCTTTCTGCCCACCAGGGATCCACACATTCGCGCCATTCTCTGCTGCTTTTGCTACGACCTTCCAGCATTTCCCTGTCCCAGCCAAACACAGCGGCCACTGCGTCTTTGAGGCTGTTGGCAAAGGATTCTCTGCGGAACTGATGTATGTTCACTAGATAGTCAGCGATGGTGTCTTTGCCTGAGCCGATAAGACCACAGACGCCAATGATTCTTTTGGACATTATCGCCCCCTGCCGCTGGTTCTGCGTACTTTGGAGCCACCAAAACCCCGGGAGTTTTTAGGTCCCTTCGGCGGAGGCGGTGCCTTGGGCTTTGGTGACAAGACTGGCGTTGCTGCTTGATCTGTAGCAACGTTGGCATTGGCTGATATACCAATGCGTTCAAATAATTTAGGAATTTTTTTCTCTACCACTGTTGCCTCCCTGCGTAATGTATTTTATAACATCTTTAGAGAGAGTGCAAATTTTTAGGCAAGAATATTTGACGCAGTTTAACCTTGTACCCAGTAGTAAGGTTGGCTGCCATCCACGTACTTCTGTAGATCATCAATCAACTTGGCCATGTCTTCTTTGGCTTCGGCCTTGAGTTGTGCGCCATTCAGCGTGGTGCCACCGCCCGGACCGGCGATGGAATTGAATTTTTCACGAGCCTCGCCAATGATCTGTTTGCACACAGCATAGGTATAGTCCCGTATCCAAGGCAGGATGCGATAGTCGGTCAAGAGTTGTATTTCGGGACGCATCTGATCGCACCACAGCAGGATCACTTCGCCTTCACCCTTGGGATAGTTGATGATGTGCAGCACCTTGGTCACCGGATTGTAGGTGTAGTTGATGAATCCACCAAACATTCTAGCAGCCTGCTCTACATATTGGGTGTAAAAGTCGTATGTGGCCAAACCACCCGAATAGTTGAAATTCAGCAGGTATGTGTTCATGATGGCACTGCTGAAGGGATCAAAACTCTGGCTGAAAGGACCTTGGGCAAAACCAATGGTACGTCGGAAGATCTGACGCACATTGTAGATCTCCTGCGGCAATGTGTAGTGTGTTAGATCACTCTGCAGAGTGATAAAATTGTAGGCTTCTTCGTAGGCATTTTGAGCCCGTTGTCTATAGGTCAATACTGCCTGTTCATAGGCCACTTCATAGTCTGGAGCATTGAGTTCTACGTCAACCAAGTTGCCGCCCAAGCGGGTGTTCACATAGTCAAATACTTTGGATTTAAGATTGGTCAGTGTATCACTCATAAGAAAAGCCCTGTGCTGTATTTAGCACAGGGCTGGCTGCTGTGAGTGTTAGTTTACCAAACTTTAAGGATTATGAGATTTTCGTTGAAACGCCCGTTGAGTTTGATTTCGGTGGCCTTGATGTCTTTGAAATACTTGCGAGCCCCGGGCTTGCCGCCGGCAAACAGGGCTTTCAGTTGATCTGCTGGTTTGCGCAGAGTTTTGCTCACACTGAGATTGGCATCAAAACCAATGATGGTGTTGTTTTTCACAGTCATGGACCCCACGTGTGAGTCAGCCACATAGTGCTGTAGTTTGCGCTTGGTGGTATCGTAGGTGTAGAACTCTGTGCAGTCTGCCAGTTTGGTAGCGGACTCTGAAGTGAGTTTTAATTCTGGGAACGACTGCAGATATTTTAGTTTGCGCACAATCTGATCGGGCGTTTGCTTTTTCTTGGCCCTGGGTTTGCGTTCTACTTTTTTGATCTGCACATAACTGTCGCAATCGGCTACCACCAACTCACAGAACTTCAGCATCTGCTTGAGTTCATTTTTGCCCCAACGACTGTAGCCTTCGACCAACTGAGCATCCTTGCCTTCCAGGGCTTCTGTAAGTTCTGCCACTTTGCTGGCAAAAGGATCGCGCACTTGACTGATATGTGTGGGCTGAACATTCATACCGCGTATGATGGTCATGGGCTTGTGGTTGTTCAAATTCAGTTTTACTTCTCCCGCTGTGCAGAAATCATCATACATGGCTTCTAATTCGCCAGCGGCTTCTATGGCCTTGTCACGCAGTCTGTCCTGGATATTGGGCTTGATCACATCATCATCTTTGACTTCTTTCTTTACTTGTTCTTTCAATGCCTTGAGTCTAGTGATTTCTGCGCTGACGTGCAGTTCTTCGTGCTCACTGAGTTGTAGGCCCACTGTGGTCATGCGAGCCAGCCAGCCTGTCACGTGCTTGAATTCGTAGTCGCTGACACCTTTGATGCGTTTGGCTTCTGTGCCGCGCCCATTGCGTTCTAGATAATCCAGCAGGAATTCTTTGCTGTCTTTGCGTTGGAAATTGTAGTTGTACCAATTGATGGCGTGAAGCACCGCAGATGAACGTTTGTCTGCTTCGGGCTGTGTGCGCCAGTCTGGCTCAGGTCCTACGTTTTTGAGATCACCGTCCCGTGGTTTCAGGAGTTTAATGGCTGTGGTTTTTGCTGTGCTGGTTCTGACCATGGATTGCCTCACTTTTTGCTTAATTTAGCCAAGAATATATGCTTTTCTAATTCTAACAGGTTTGTGTTTATTTGGTCAACCAATTCTTGATGTTTTGGTAAAACTCTATGTAGCCTGCGCTGTTCCACTTCGATGTTGCTGAGTTCGGCGATCAAATGATCTATGGCTCTAATGATGCGATGCCCATCTGCGCCTTGCTCTAATCCGCGTAGATACTGGCGTAGCAGGGGTTCTACGCTGTTCCAATCTTCTGCTTTTTGAATTACCAATTGTGTCATAGCACCATATTACACTAAAAAGAATATTTGGTCAAATTGTAGGCTACCAAAAAACCGCTAAATACGTATTATGCCCAAACTTAGTCTTTACCGCGAGAATTTCACCAACGATTACAAATGGTTTGACCGCAGGATTTCGGAACAATTCACGGTGGGCTGTGCCACGGTATTGATACACAAGTATGTGGGGCCTATCAATCAAGGCACCTCTAACGATGCCACGCAACCTGATTATCTAAATCAAAGCGTTAACAACATCCAAGACCTGCTGTATCTAGAAAATCGAGATCGCAAGTATGATACCACGGTGTATAGACTGCGTATGCATCATACCATGCAGAACATAGACTTTGATCTAACACAGTTTGGTCTATTTCTAAACAACGACACATTGTTCTGCACAGTACACAAAACCGACTGTGTGAATACCATTGGCCGACTGCTGATGTCAGGCGATGTGATCGAAATGCCTTATCTACGTGAGTTCTTTCCGCTAAACTACGATGAAGTACAGACCAGTCTCAAGAGATATTATGTGGTGCAAGACACAGCCAATGCTGCTGAAGGATTCAGTCCCACTTGGTATCCACACCTGTGGCGTGTGAAGTGCGAGCCCTTGGTAGACAGCCAAGAGTTTGCGCAGATATTGACTCAGCCCGAAAATCAGACCAACTACTTTGGACCCTGGGGCAAGACCATCGCTTACTTTGAAGGCGACCGTGTTACATTTGGCGACAAGAATTACATTGCCAAACAGGATGTGCCTACTGGTGTGGCACCTACCGGCAAAGATGACGATCCATATTGGGGCCTAGATCCCAACCAGACCTTCCGAGACATGATGTCTACTTACCAGAAGAACATAGACATCAACAATGCTATCCTGGCGCAGGCCGAAGCAGAAGTTCCGCTGTCAGGCTACGACACTGTACCATTTTATATCGTGCCCACCACCGTGGACGGCGAGCCCTTGGGATCTACCTACACCGCAGATCAGACCTTGGTAAACAGTTCACAAACAGACATACCATCATCTTCTGAAAGTATCACGCCCAGAAACAATGCTTGGACCATGGGTTATCTCACTGGTGACGGTTTGCCGCCCAATGGTGCTCCTGTCACACCTGGCGTGGTATTCCCACGCGATCCCAGAGAGGGTGATTTCTGCCTGCGTCTAGATTATATGCCCAATAGACTGTTCCGTTTTGATGGCGCACACTGGGTCAAGTTTGAAGATCGTGTGAGAACCAATATCACGCCCAGCAACACCAATGACACTGAGCACTATGCATTTTACAACAACCCTGGTGATATCTCCACCACGGATCGCGGTGAGATTCCGCGCAAACAATCATTATCTAAAGCACTGCGGCCTAAGGACGATAACTAATAGTCATGGCCAACAATCTCGTACCTTACTTTTACGACGGACAAATCCGCAGATTCATGCTGCAGATCGCTCGCGCATTCAGCAACTTCCAATGTGAGTACGGCAAAGATCAAGAAGGCAATCCCATATTGGTCAGGATACCTTGTATGTACGGCAATGCCTCTAGACAGGCTGCTGACATCATAGCCAAGAACACACAAAACAACTTGCCAGCAGCGCCGCAGATTACCTTTTATATCTCTGCTGTGAAGTATGCAAGAGATCGTGTGCAGGATCCCACCTTCACTGGCAAAATCGCTGTGCGCCAAAGAACCTACGACGAAGTGACCAATACATATGAACGCACACAAGGTAATGCGTTTATTGTAGAGCGCATGATGCCAGTACCATATGACATCACGGTGAACGTGGATTTCTGGACCAGCAACGAACAACAAAAACAAAGCATCTTCGAACAGATTGGTACACTGTTCAATCCTGCTATAGAAATACAAAGCACTGACAACTATATCGATTGGACCAGCTTGACAACTTTAGAGCAGACTGATCTACAGTGGAGCAGCCGCACAGTGCCCGTGGGGCAAGGCAATCCCATAGACATCATGACCTTTACACTTAAACTACCGGTATGGATATCACCGCCAGTGAAAGTCACCAAGTATGGTGTGATCCACAAGATCATTACCAACATCTTTGATGAATCAGGCGATGCCAACAATGCTCTCACAGGCGACGACATACTGGCTGGCACCCGCGCTGTGATAACTCCCATGGGCTATCAGATCCTGCTGTTGGAAGGACAGATACAATGCCTGCGCAGTAATGTGCCGCATCAACCGCCCAACGTTGAACTCAATGATCCTGTCGAAGATGAAACCAGCACACTGCTGTGGCACAATGTCATTGACTTGTATGGCGCACTGCGCAATGGCATCAGCCAGATACGCATACAGAATCATGATCTAGAAACTGAAATAGTTGGCACAGTGGCTTATCATCCATCGGATGATCGTGTGCTGTTATTCTCTGCCGACGCAGATACATTACCTCCCAATACCTTACAGCCTATCTCTGCTGTGATCAATCCACAGCGTTCAGGTCCGGGATCAGGATTACCATTGGCATCTCCAGGACAGCGTTATTTGTTGACTGACAACATAGGCAGCAAGAACAACACAGATCCAGCACCGGCCTGGACTGAAAACGGTGTGGCATTGATTGCCGCTGCCGACGACATCATTGAGTATGATGGTCAGCGTTGGTTTATCTCCTTTGATGCCAGTGAAGTGCAGCCTGGCCAGCAGATAGAATTTGTGACCAATCTCAAGACCAAAGTGCAGTACAAGTTTGACATTGAGCTAGGCTGGATCAAAAGTTACGAAGGTTTCTATCGCGGTGGCGATTGGAGCATTGTGCTTTGAAATCTGTTGATGCTGTAGGCATCATGTTTTACAGTGCTGCCACACATAGATATCTTTACCTACTGCGCAATGATCCCAAGCACCCAGGCTCTTGGGGACTACCTGGTGGTAAGATAGAATCAGGTGAATCCATACTGGCCGCAGTGGAGCGAGAATGTCGGGAAGAACTAGGCATGGTTCCTGCGTATCAAAAACTTATTCCCATTGAAAAGTTTACCAGCAATGACAATAACTTTAACTATCATACTTTCTTTTGTGCCGTGGCAGAAGAATTTGTGCCTACACTAAATCACGAACACATTGGCTATGCCTGGGTGGCCGCAGGTACAGTGCCCAAACCTCTGCATCCAGGATTATACGCTACATTCAAGATTGAAGAAATACGAGACAAACTGGCAGTGATTGAACGAGGTTAAAGGCCGTATGTGGCTTTGGTCACATTAAAATTTTGCAGGATCTCTGATGAATTCAACACGCGATCGTAGATGAAAACTTGGCCTATATCTCCTACAAAAGCATAACTGCCGCCTAGATAGCGGCTTAAACCAATCCAAAGTTCTTGATCATTTAGAATGGAGCCTGTCAATGTATCCGACACTGAGTTTACTTGACTGCCATTCACATAAAGCGTGAGCGTTGAATCATCTCTTGTGAACATGGCCAAATACCACGAATTGTTGTTGTAGTTTGTGAGTGGGCTAGTGATCGTGGTGCTGGACGAGGGCGATTGTGCTATGTCTCCCGCGATCTGGCCACCATTCAAATAAAGACGATAATTCCAAGGAGACCCGGCGCTTTGTTCCTTGCTCAAAATCATTTGATTGCCTGCTGCACTGGTTCTAAACCAAGCACCAACAGAAAAGTTTTCAAATTTTAGAATTTGGTTAGTATCAACATACTGCGAATTGAAGGAAAAGTATGTGGAATTCCATGGTGGAGATCCAACCAAGTCAGTGGTGTAGGCATTGACGCTGAGATCATACCAGTAAAGTCCCGATCCTGGATAACTTGACGAACTGGCTGCATTGAGATACATTTGCAGATTTGAAGTAATAATACTCAAGCCAGGTGATGCAGCAGGCTGGACATTGTTCATGATCATCATCTGTGCACCACTCATACACCGAACCTGCCTTTCAGCGCTTCTGAAATAGACATTAGGTCACTCCGGTGCCGTTGATCATCCAAACATTCGCTGCCACATTCAGCAGGCTGGCCATGCCATAGGTAGAAATAGTTCTGTTGCCAGCAGTGCTGTTACCTGCTAGATATAAACTCACGCCCGAGCCCTGTGCAATAGTGATAGTGCCCGTGCCGCGATTGACCACTGTGATAGCCGTACCTACTTGGAAAACCTGACTGGAATTGTTAGCAATGGTCAGAACATAGTTGGTGCTTTCTGTTGAATAAAAATGCTTGCCGGCATCTGCAGCTGCTATGGTTGCATTGCCTGTGAAACTGACCTGTGGAATATCTCTGTAGCCTATAGCAAAGCCTGCTATATTACCAGACACGTTGCCTGCGGTGATAATGTTTCCACCTGTGATGTTGCCAGTTACACTGATAGCATTACCATAGGTGATTTCTTTTGATGTGATATTATAGAACACGACTTCAGCCACATTGGCCACATCATTGCGTATGGGTGCCACTGTGAATGTATTGGCAGTGGTTTGATTAAGTATGCCACCAGTGGCATTGATGATGATCGAATTGTTGCCCTGATTGGTGTCGCCGGCTGCTCGACCCAGGGCTACCGCATATTCGCCTTGTGTGATTCGACCAGCTCCGTCACCTACGGCCACTGCTGAGACGCCTTGTGTGTCGGTACCAGCCATTTCACCAATGGCCACTGCTGAACCACCTTGGGTGTTGTTACCAGCTTGGTAGCCTATGGCCACTGCATAGATGTCTTGATTTTCCCCTCCAGCCCGGTAACCAATAGCCACTGAATCGCCGCCTTGATCAGTCTCGCCGGCCTCTAAGCCAATGGCTATAGCACCACTGCTCTGCCCTGAAAACCCTGCTTCTTGACCAATGGCCACTGCGTAGGCACCTTGTGCGTTGCCGGCTTCTCGACCAATGGCCACTGCTCCAATGCCTTGTGAGGTTATGGCAGCTTGAAAGCCCAGGGCCACTGCATAGTTGCCTTGTGATGTTTCACCAGCTTGTTGTCCAATGGCCACTGCATCACCTGCGGTGTCTCGTATCATAGCACCGTTGGTGAGTGTGATCTTGCCAGTGTTGACGTTGCCGCCTGTGATGTTACCGGTGGCACTGACATTACCTGCTGTGATGTTGCCTGTGTATGTGGGCAGATATGCAGCAACATTGACATTGCTATAAGCAGCAGGTAATCCTGTAAGTTGTGATCCGTTGCCAATAAAATAGTTGGCAGTGATGTTGCCCGTGGTAGTGATTGCGGCATTTGACCCGTTGGATAGCACTGTCTGTCCACCAATGGTCAATCCGTTGGCACTGGTAACTGCCAGTGGCACATTGCCGAGATAAATGGTATTGTTACTGACATAAAGATCATTCCATTGATTTGTTACATTACCCAGACTACGGCTACCGTTGGCCACTGGAATGATGTCGCCAGGAACTAGAAAAATACCTTCGCCCGAAAATTTCCAAAAGTAATTTTGGCTGTTGCCATCAAAAGTTATAATTCTAGCAAAGTTATTGGAACCGTCATTAGCAGTTAGTTCAAACTGTGCTAGTCTTTCATCTTCTGATTCGGCGACTATTTGAATATAGGTACTCTCTGGACCATTGTAGCCTAGATTTATCGTGGCTTCTGCTATGGTGTTGTTGGCCACTTGCAAAGACATTTCACCTGTGCCTTCAGCATAGATAGTGGACACCGGGGGACAATGCATGGCGCCGCTATTGATGAAAAACCAAGTTTCAGATCCGCTGGTGATCTCAACGTTACCGTTATCGAAGATCACAATGTTGGATGTGCCATTGGATATTCTGTCTATGCCCGACAGTTGCCTACCGTTGCCTAAAATATAAGATCCTGAAATGTTAGCATTGGTAGTGACATTGCCTGTCAATAATGCTAGATTGCCACTGTAAGTGGGAAGATAGTTGGCCACGTTAGCGTTACTATATCCATCCACCACAGATATATTACTCAATAGTCCGCCATCTCCAACAAAGTAATTGGCTGTGATGTAACCTGTGGCTGTGAGATTGCCTGAGTAGTCAAAAACCCAATCACCACTGTTGGTGTCGATCTTGACATTGCCTCTGTTGGCAAAATTAAAAATATTTAAACTGAACGAGTTGGCGGCTGCGTCATCGGGTATGGTAATACCCGCTAGGCCAGAAGCACCGTTGGGCCTGATAGCGATAGCTGTTTCGGATGCGCCGTTGGCCAACTCAATGGTGGCACCATCAAAGTAGATATTGCCTATGCGATCGCTGGCTTCAGGCACTGGTTCAAATACTATGGCCGTTACACCAATCACAACGGGATTGGGCGTGGTCAATGTCCAAGTGGTCTGTGCATAATCTGCACCTTCGGTGACGGCCACAGTCAATCCTGAGTTCACTGCGGAACTCAATCCAGAATTGATATTGACCCAGTCTGGTGCAGGCACCAACAATGTCTGCGCAGCATTGACCTGATATATGCCGTTTTCGGTGGCATTGGTCTGTGCTGTCAACAACACACGATCATAGGGATCTAACACCACTGCGTCAATGACCAGTGCGCCAGGGCTGGCTAGATTGATGTTTGAGTCAGATAAAGCACGAACCGCCTGTTTCCAGTCGATGTCGTATACTTGGTATGCGCGGGGTTTTGTTGCTGGCATAAGCTGTTTCCAATTTACAACTATTTAGCGGAAACAGCGGTTGGTACCAGGTGTGCTACTTAAATGACGGTCCTGTGATCCAGGCCACAAGGCTGTATCTAGTGCCCTTGGTCACGGGCGTTACCCTGTGTAGCACATAGCTGGGAAACACTGCAATAAATCCCTGGTCTTTAGATGGCTTGGTTGGTTCTTCACCAAAGTACAGTTCCAATTCGCCACCCTTGTAGTCCTTGGGGTCGGATAACTGCAGTGTAAAGCTTAGTTTGCGTGTCCAGGTATTGAGTCCACGGTCCACGTGCTGATTATATTTGCCACCAGGAGCATCATAGCGTGTAAACTGAAATCCTTCGATAAAGCCAAACAGATCAAACTTGAAAAATCTAGAATTCAAATCAACGATAATGTCTGTGACGCGCCTAAACATCCAATCGCTGTCATCGTTGGGCATGATCCAAGCAGTTTTGCTGTCTCGGATTTTGGTATCCACTTGATTACCGCGGATACGTGCATCTTCTACCAAGCGACTATTGCCTATCTCAACTATTTTTTGACAGTCTTCGGGTGAAAATGCGCCTTGGAAATATGCCCAATCTTCCACGTGATCAAGCTGGAAGGGCCATACAGTAGAAGGCTGTTGTATTTTTAATACACTTGGTGAAGACTCTGTCTTGGATGTGTTATCCGCAGTTTTTTCTGTGGACACTGCCAGTGTTTTTTTAACTCGCGGAGTTTTTACTGTTTTGATTTCTTTAGACGGCATAGTGCCGTTTTGTTCGGCTTGAGCAAGTTTCTTAGGCATACTTTTAATTAGTATCCAGTATGCCTAAGATATTTTTTTTTTGGCTGCTGTTATTCAGGAATCTGATCCCAAGATGTAGTGCCTTCGTTCCATTCGTAACGATTGCCATCTGTGGGATAAGCCACTGGTGCATTCCAAAGACAAGTATCCTCATCCAAGACCCAACTGTTGTGGGGTTTGGGCGGAATAAAAGCATCGCGGCCTGCATCATAACTGTAGCCAATACCTGCATAATTTTTACGCAAGGGGCGACCTTCGGGGTGTTGCCCAGCGTGTGTGTTGTAACTGGTTTGTACCCAGTCTGCGGCATTGCCCACTGCGCCAGAATTGATAAAATCCTGTTCGGCTACAATAACTTGGGTAACAATACCGCCTTCAATTTTAGCGAAATGTGACATTAATTTCTCCTCCGTGAGTTATTTATTAAGATTTCTATTTATAATTGAAAATTTATGTTATCACTACTTCATCAAGCAGCAGCGTAGATCCTAACACTGTACCGCCCGTGGCGTCGTAGGATCCGCAGACAAAACAAAAATAGTAGTAGCCTGCTTGCCCAGAACCTATCACAGTGCTGGACTGCACCCAACCAGAATCCGTTCCTGCAGCCGAAGCAGTTTGATTTAAAAGAGTAATATACTGTCCTGTGGAGGTAAAAGCGTATGCTCTTACACAGTAAGCGTCGCTAGTTGAAGGGTTTCCTGTATCGTAGGCTCGCCAGTAAAACGATAGAGTTTGACCCACATTGGCTATCACGGGATTGGTGCTGTAGATATAAGGCCCGTATAGAATGTTATAACCAAATGCAGCATCCATGTCAGCTGTGCTTTGCATGACAGCACCGTACAATAATCCCCCTGGCGGTCCAGCCGGGACTCCTGGAGAACTGTACAATGATACACTGCTGGTGTATGTGGGTCCAGATTGAAAGAGATTACAGGTATCCCCGGGACTGCTGTAAGGATCAGGATCAGGATCAGGCGGTGCAGCCACACCATTGATCACGGTAGGAGTATTACCTGAACTGTTGAATCTAAATCGGCTATTGACAAAATTCCAACCAGTGGTAGTGCCGGTTTCAAATCCTGGATTGGTAAATTCTGGCGTAGGCACATTGCCCGACAATGCCTTGCCATAAAAACTGCCATATCCTATTGGACCAGTAAACACATTGGCTAGATACCTGGCCGACGAACTGCCAAGCGCAAAAGTAGTGGTAGCAGTATTGCCTAACTCCACGTTGATCATTCCTGCGCCAATGGCACCGGACACAGGCAGCGTCATACAGGATCCCCGTAGGCATATCTCAGATATAATCTTCCAGGCTGTCCAGGAAACGGATCACCAAAGATTTCACTAGACACTGCCAAGGCAGCAGAATTTTGATTGGCAAAAACATTGGCCACTACAGCACGGCTGGATCGGCAGTTATTGTTGCCATATTCAAAATTGGGTGCCAGTCCCCCAGGATTGCCGTAACTGGCAAATACTAAAATGTTGAAAATTTTACCTGCGGGTGCTGCTAACGTAAGCACATCGCCGTCATCTGCTTGAGCACATACAGTATTACCTGCTGCGTCTTGTGTTACTATCACTGTCATAGTTTGCGTTTGATATCATTGATTTCTTGACGTAACTCTTTGATGGCAGCAATAATCAATGGAGCAAATCTTTCATACTTGACTGTGAGATATCCGTCACCTATGGGTGCATCGGCTATGATCTCAGGCACTACATTGGCCACTTCTTGTGCCGACACACCAAGATCGCGATGTCGGGTATAACCATAGGTATTGACTGCTATGTCATTGGGCTCAAAGTAGAATGTGGTCAACTGATCAACTTTGTCCAGTGCGTTTTCTATATTGCCCAATCTTGTTTTGAGCCTATCGTCTGAGAAGTATGCAATGATATTGCCTGTGGCCACAATCTCGCCATTGGTACCCGAAGGTGCAGTACCAACACCCAGTTGATTGACTTGTATATTGCCGTTTACTGTTGTGCTGTAAGTGACTTCCTTGGTACTGTTGTTGTATTGTAATATGCCTGCGTTGCCCGATGTGTTTCTAATAGGTGCTACCACAAACGAATTGGCCGTGGTGTTATTTAGATTGGCCCCTGTGCCGTTCAACACTATGGAATTGTTGGCTTGATTCACACGACCTGCGCGGAAACCAATGGCTATGGAATTGGTTCCTTGGCTGTTGCCGCCGGCTTCTGCACCAATGGCTATGGCACCGGCCAGTTGTGTATTTTGTCCAGCACCTATGCCAATGGCCACTGTGTAATAGTCTTGGGCAACATTGCCTGCGTTCACTCCAATGGCCACCGCAGTCTGGCTTTGTGTGGCCCCACCTGCTCCAGTGCCCAGAGCTATGTAATTGTTAGCCACTCCTGTCCAAGCTGTGTTCTGATAGGTGCCATCACCAAATGTTATTCGATCTGTCACTGCAATATTACCACCAGAAATGTTGGATGTGAATATGCCGGATAAACCAAACACATTGGCCACAGCCACAATATTGCCAGAAGCAGTGATATTGCCATTGGCAGTGCCACTGGTAGAGATAGATCTAAATCCTGAAAGAGTGGCCGCAGGACTAGCACTTGTTGCCACGATGCTGTTTTCTACTATGAAATTTGCTGCACGAACATTGCCGGTGGTTGTGATGTTGCCTGCTGAGATGTTGCCTGTGTATGTAGGCAAGTAGTAGTCTACATTGGCATTGGAATAGCCGTTGGCAAAACCAAGATATTCTCCGTTGGCCACAACAAACTGGCCATCATAGGTGTTGCCTTGTAAATCTTCCAAGTATAATTTGTCAATACCTGCCATGATCAACACACCGCTATTGGCCAGTTCTGTGTTGCCAATAGTGGCTGTCTGCAGCCGGATGTTGCCTGCCACAGTCAGGGTATTGGTGTCAGTTGAATTTGCTCCTTGATAGATGTTAAGGCTTAGATTGCTGATTCTAATGTTGGGTGCTGCAATATTTGAAGTGTCATAGACAAAATCATCTACACCGTACAAGGCGGTGCCATTGGAATTGTACTGGAAAGACCCTGGGGAATTTCCCGGGGTTGCCGATATGTTTTGGAACTCCACACCGTTGGCACCGTCGCTGATCAATGCTTGACCAATGTTGCCTCCAGGTATGCGCAGATTGGCCACACTGGAAAACACAGCCAGGCCAGTGACATTAGATGTGACCGTCGTTAGGGCACCGCTGATGGAGACATTGCCAGCAGAAATATTACCGGTGTAGGAAACCAAGTAATTGGCCACATTGGCATTTGAATAACTGCTGGTAACGATGCCTGACAGGAATGCTCCATTGCCCAGCACATAACTGGCAGAGATATTGGCTGTGGTAGTGACATTGCCAGCAAGACTATCCAAATTGCCCGAATACACAGGCAAGTAATTGGCCACATTAGCATTACTATATGCCGACGATAGTCCTGTGATAAAAGCACCGTTGCCTAAAATATAAGCAGCAGAAATATTAGCAGTGGTCGTGACATTGCCTGTCAATGACACTAGATTACCGGTATATGTTGGTAGATAACTTGGTAGATAAGCTGCCACATTGGCATTGCCGTACAGCACATTTGCACCAGCAAGATTGAGATATGACACTGCTCGGATGTTGCCAGCTGTGATGTTGCCGTTGGTTGCGATATTGGCCGAGCCAATGTTGGCTGATGTGATATTGGCAAAAGTTGCTGTCACGCGATTTGACGAAACATTATTTGCTATAAGATTACCTTTTCCTGCACCAGTTATGGTAATGTTGCCTGTCATTGCAACTGCATTATTTGCTTCATCAACAGTAAACTCATCAGATACTGCTGCGTTACCGCCTGGGGCTTTGTATAAAATTCCGTAATCGGTTCCGCTGGGCAAAACAACATTGCCTGTGATGTTGGCATAGATATTGCCGCCCAGTCCTACGATATTACCATAAACTACTAAATTTGCAGACTGAAAAACAGTGTCTTTGTTGCCGCGGCGAACTGTGACAAGTGAATTTGACGTGGAGTCAAAATATTGCCAATTTTCACTGGCGCCGGTCCAGAAATTAAAATTACCGGTAACTCTTTTAGATGAAGGCATATCTGCTTGTGATCCTAGTTTGTATTATTTAGTAGTTTGGAAATGTAAAAAAATCCCCGTATCTTGCGATGTCGGGGATTCTTTGCAGTAGAACCAGTGCTTTAGGCGCTGGGAATCTGGACGATGTCAAATCTACCGCTGGTGCCCGAACCGTCGGGCTGTACTGTAGCGTTGGCGCTGGCAAATGTCAGATAGTGACCAACGTTGCTGAAATCCACACCATAGTTGTTTTGGATATACTGCATGGTAACATTGGCAGCACTGGCATCTGTGGCAACAATGGCCATTTGATTTTCTGTCAATGCAGCAACATCATCAGTATTGACCAACACACAGATATTGGCATAGGCCTGTGTGGTATCTGTGGTCAGTGTGACCAGGAACTTGCGCTTGCCTTTTTGGCGGATGATGTATGCTTCACCTGCGCCTGCACCTGGTACGTTGGCCAGTACATTAGCAGCGAGATAAAATGTATCACTGACCGATGTATTACCACCAACAACACCAACGTTGGGCGTGGATGTAGGATAACCGATGTCGATCTGCACGGATTGAGCAGTGTTGTATTTTGCGATTTTGAGTGGGCGTCCCATTTATTTCTCCTTGTTTAGATTGGGCTGACGTTCTAGGTCATACGCAGGGACCTGCATAAGTCTTGAGCGACTAGATATTTAGCGTTCTGGAGTAGAAATCAAGGAGTGACCACAGTCATTTGCTGGGTCACAGGATCATAGTACAGTGGATAGGATCCTGCAGGAACCACATTGCCTGCGGACACAGCAATGCCACTGGCAACCAAGGTCAACTGGCCAAGGCTGTTGCCTATGTAAAGATTGGTAGTACCTTGTGCTACTACCAGTTCTCCAGGTCTGGCATTGCCATTGTAGTCCACGATAGACACCTGCGCATTGTCTTTCATGACAGCTCGGGTGATGCCAGTTATATCAGTATAAGGAGGAGGATTAGACATTTGATTAAAACTTAAACAGCAGTGTTCATGGCTTCTCGAAGTTGCTGTCTTGCATCGCGCCAACTTGTAGCAGTGATAACAAAATCTCTGTATTCTATGTTGCCGTTGATTCTAACTTGTGCGCGAAAGTTATAGGTCTTCATTGCAATTCCTTGGTATGAACTAATATTTATTACCAATACAACAAAAAGCCCCTTGCGGGGCTCTTTTACTGCTGGCTTACAAACCGGTTGAGTTTTTCGGCTTCTGCTATCACTGTGTCTGTGCTAGGAAAATCCGGCAGTGCAGGAAAGTGGGCAGACTTGTCGCTTTCAAATCGGCTGTGGAATTCCTGGATCAGTGCATCGCGGCGCTGGAAGATGGGTGTTACCAGCACTTCGTTGGCCAGTTTGAGTAGTTCGAGACGGATCTCGTAAGGTGTTTTGCTCATGATAGACTCCTTTCTGTGTGATGTGTATGTGCTACACGAGCAACAATACTTAGCGGTAGATTTTCTAGTCAAAAAAAAAAGGCACATTTCTGTGCCTTCTTTGTTTCCCATCCCGGGGAAGTATTGCAAGGATGTACAGCGAAGAATTAACTGAACGACAGATTTTGGACGGCTATCTCGCCGACATAATCGCCCGCATTGCCAAAAGACGATGCAGTATTTGTCAATTCTATGTAGCCATATCTCGTCATAAACGAAACGACTGGCTCGAATGTGCTGGGATCCAGAACAACACCGCTTGACATCAAAGGAATGTATGGGCAGTAGAATGCTGGAGCATCAGCTTCGCTGGCGCCTTTGTAGCCAACCAGAACTGGTGTCGAGTCGTTAGCATAGCTATCAACATAAACACGCATAGCACTGTTGAGTGTACCAACAAACTTGGTGTTTGTGGGTGCTTCAAATGTGCCTTCTGTTGTGCGAGCAAAAGCAGAAGTTGTTGCGCTCTGGAGCACTGTCAAGGAAGCGGGCGAAACTACAGCGTAGTTACCTGCACCACGACGTGTGCGCTGAGCGATCAGGTTAGCAACACGATTGATCAGAACTGCCAGTGCGGCGTGCTCATCACCAACGTAGGTTGCTGTACCACTAACGGTAGCCTGGTTGTATGTGAACTCTGTTGCAGCCAATGAACGCAGGCTCAGCAGGATCTCTTGGTCGATCTCAGTTGTGATCTCTTGTGCGAGAGCAGCCATGATTTCGGCCTCAACATCGATACCGTGCATTGCTTGTGCGTCTTGTGCAGCTTCAAATGTCCAACGAGCCTGGAGCTTACGTGTTTTAGCTTCAACGGCCTGCTTCAGGATTTGAACGGAAATCTTACGACCGCCGTCGCCTTCTAAAGCTGCTGTGTTGGAACCAGTGTAAGTGCTCTGAGTTGCGCTTGTGCTTGCACCAGCAGAGTATGCTGTTGCAATCAAGAACGGGCTCAGTGCTTCCTGGCCAGCTGTAACGCTGGTTGCTGCTGCTGATGTGTCTGTCATGCTTTGTGCATAACGAACACGCAGAGTGTGGATCTGACCAACGGGGCCAGTCATGGGCTGTACACCAACGAGTTCGTTGGCAATAACAGTTGGCATAACACGGCGGATCACTGGAAGGATCACACGATTCAGTGTAGCGATATTACCGCTAACTGTGGTACCTGCAGATGACTCTTTCAGGTACTTGCGAGTGTTTTCTAAAACTACACCCATTGTGCTGCGACGGGAACCATTGAGTCCTTCTAGTAGGGCTTCTTTGGTCTCGTCCCAACGGCTTTCTAACAGTTCTTGTGACATGATTCTCTCCTGTTTCTTGTCGTAAGATTAAAGCCCTGCCAGTCTCTTGAGCTCAATGACGTTTGATGCGTCATCAGACTTGGGTTTGACGGCAGATTTATCACCAGTGACTTCTTTGTGTACGCTTTCGGTAATGGTCTGTTTTGCAACAGCCACTTTCCGAGCGGCGTTCTCAAGAACTGCTGGTAGATACTTTTCAAAAGCAGTGCGAAGACGAGGTGTTTGCACGCTTTCTAGTAAGTTACGCATGATTTCTGCTTTTTCCTCGTTTAAAGGAGAGAGCAATTCATCCATAGTGCGGCTACGCTCTGTGGACTCCTTGATCATACGAACTTCACGTTCCTTGTTCTCAACCAATACTTTGGCAGTACGAGTTGATTCAATGGCTTCGGCCAATTTCTGTTCTTTGTCAGCAATCACAGCCCGGAGCTTGCGTACTTCGGCATTCTCATTGAGATGAGTGCCTGCAAACTCTGTGACATATGCTTCAAAGATACGACGACCAAAATTGTTCTCTCGAGCAATTTTAACGTCTTCTTTGAGCTGAGTAAGTTCAGAACGTAGATGTTCAGCAACACGCTGACCTAACTTGGCAGCAGATTCTTTTACAAACTGCTGTTTCAATGCTGTGAGTTGCTTCTTGGCTTCAGACACAAGTTTGACTTTGGTGTTAACCACGTCACGCTTGTCCTGGGCAAATTCAGTAATCTCACGAGCCAAAGCTTCAATTACAAATCGTTCTAAACGATCCACGCTCTCGGTATGAGTGCGACGATCCGAACGTAGTTCCTTGATTTCCTCAGCAAGTTTACCAACCATGAAGTTGTTAAACTTCTCGGCTGATTCTTTCATCTTGACTTGGAAACGCACACGGTCTTCATTGAGACCACGGCGCTCTTCTTGGAACTCTTGCATTTCTGCTTTGAGGCCTTCGGTTACCATGCGATCTAGGGCTTCGACCATAACTGACTTGTCATGCTCATAGCGTTGTGCAAATTCCTCACGGAGTTCTGCACGCACCTGCTCACGAGCTTCATTTAGTTTGGCCTCAAATGCTTCTGTGATGGCTTCACCAGTTGACTCGTTGATCAGTTGGCTATCTAGCAATGGTTTGATTGCGTCTAGCATTACGATCTCCTAAATCTTCAGATCCTTGATGAACTTGACAATCTCGTTCTTCAAGTGTTTCTGTGCAAGTGTGTCACCGCCCACAGCATTCTTGCTCATATCAAACATTCTATGTCCGTATCTCATGTTCATGAGGCTTTCATACACTGTTCGAGGATAAGCGTTTGGTGCTGATGGCTGTGCCACGATGTCGACAGTGACTATTTCAAAGTCACTGACACGTCCGGTCGCGTCATCAACATTACCTGATCCGCGACTCGAAACTCCTAATTTCACACCCGACTGCAGCATTGTATCAACTAACTTGCCCATGGGTGTGGGTAACAACTTCAGTTTACCTATGCCGTTGGGGCCATCCATCCACATTTTCTGGATCATATGGCTCACACGGTCTAGATTAATTTTTAAATCTTCTGGATGATCTACTTCACCGCACACAGAGAATCCACCGTTGATCTGCTCATTGAGCTGATCCACTGCTGATCTAATCTGTTGCACTGGGTAAACTCGTCCATTGGCGTTTTTAACGTCACCCTGGATAAAGATGCCTTCCATGAAAGTGGAGGGCTCTTTACCTGGAGCTTCTTCTCGGCTCTCAACCACGATCTTGGCAGCATCGTAACTGAGAACTTCTTGTAAGTGACGGTTCCCTTTAAACATCTAGATTAGCTCTTGATTGCTTTTAAAGGACTCTTGGTGTTAACACCCGAAGCCTGGCTCAGCGTGGGCTTGGTAGCAGGTTTCATGGGAGCCATGTTTTTACCAGCAGTGTTCTGCAGGCCAGACTCAATGTCAGGTGCTTTTTGTGTTGTTGGTGCTTTGGTACCATCGGGGTTTTCAGCAGTAAACTTGCTGGAAGCAGGTTTGGCCACCGAACCAGTTACACTGGCGCCGGCATTGTTAGCGTTTGGGCTTTTGGAGTCAACACGCAGTTTGTCACCGCCTGTTGTGCCTTGACCTGCCAAACGATCACCACGGTCAACAGCAACTTTTTGCAGTTGAACGTTTTCTGCTAGGCTTTCCTCAACTTCTTCTTCTTCGGCTTCTACTTCTGAACCCATGGTCATTTCATCGTCTTCTTCGCCGTCGACCATACCATCGTCGCCGCCAATGACTTCTTCAAATTTGGCCAGTAGTTCGTCTAGTTTGCTGTCAATGCTGGCGATATCACCTTCGAGATCGCCGCCTGCGCCCATTTCGTCGGCAAAATCATCGCCGCCAACCATTTCTTCTTCGGCACCCATGTCCATGACTTCTTCGTCATCTTCCATGGCTGTTTCATCGGCATCAACATTGGCACTGATATCGTTCATCAGTTGATCTGCTGCATCGCCGCCCATGGTTTCCATTTCCATGGACTCTTCCATTTCTTCATCTGCAGATTCTTCCAAATCCTCATCGGATTCTTCTTTGAGTTCTGCTGCCATGAGGTCTTCATAGATACCACGGCTTTTTTCCACTACGATTTCGTGAAAAAGGTCACGAGCCTTTTGTTCTTCGTCGTTAATGACGTACTCAATGAGTTTTTCAAACTTGCTTGACATTTTTTGGTTCCTTTTCTAGAATAAGGTTTGTGTAGAGTTATTTACTGCACATATTAAAAAACCAGCCACTTATGGCTGGTTTTCTGGTAGAAATATTTATGTATTATGACTTGGGCTGTATCATAAGCCCGGCACCGCAGGAGGCGGTGCATACTGTTTGCGGATGTACTTTAATTTCTCATCGTACTCAAACTTGCGCACTTCTTGCATACGGCGTATTTTATTGATCTGAGTCAAGGTAAGTTTGGTTTTACGCAGTTGGCGCAGTTTAGGACGGCTGTTGTCGTCCTGTAAGTCCTGATAGCCTTCGGGCTCTTTGTCAAATAATTCAAGAAAATTCATAATGATATTTACTTGATTTTGTCAAACTGCTGGTGGTGCACCAGGCGCAGTGATAGTGCTGGCTGCAGGCGGTGCTGCTGCTCCGGGTGCTCCAAGATCATCTGCACCCAGGTCTCCAGCACCCGCGCCTTCGGGTGGCAGTCCTGCAAGATCTGCTTCAAATCCTCCAGGACTGATGCCCACTGAACGCAGTTCTGAACCTTGGCTGCCTTGTGCTGCAGGCTCGTCGCGCTCTTCGCGCCACATTTCTTCGTTTTCCAACACTTCTTCTTCGGTCAGACCCAGATAACGTTTCAGCAAGAAACGCTTGCTCATATAAGGCAGTGGTTCCAAAGTGGTAAAAGTGCTGACCCTGCTGGTATCCAACTCTGCTTCACGGTAAGCAGCAAAGTTCTGCGGTGGATTGAATTCCAGATCAAACAAACTGGAATCAATGTTGAATCCACGCCAGCGCATGAACATCTTGAACTCATCATCCAACTTGTGCAGTATCAACTGCTGTAGACGTTTGCAGTATTCGTTGAAACGGAATTCTTGTATGAGTGCTGTGCCCACACGCCCATCGCTGAGTGGTGTGGTAGAGTCATCGGGACCAGTGGGCAAGTAAGATGAAGGCACACGCAGTCCACGCATCATCATGTTGTTGAAATACTTGAGATCGTCGATCTCGCCCACGGCCTGGCCACCTTGCAGCATTTCTACCCGAGATCCGCGACCTTCTGCTGTCTGTGGAAAAAAGTAATCTTCGTTGATGCTGAGTGGATTGTAGGTGGCATCCAAGATGTTCATGCTTCCACCGGTCAAGGTAGGAATACGTCGCTGATGTATTTCGTTTTTCACACGCTCAACAAACTGCATGGCCAAGTGCGAAGGCATGTTGCCCACGTCGATGTAAAACACACGCCGCTCTGGCGCACGCTGTACACGATATATCAGGATGGAATCTTCTAGCAGTTCTTTCTGCTTGTAGACCTTGAAAATGCTTTCCAGTATGCTTTGTCCAAATGGCCAGTAGAAATCCAAACCTTCTGACAGACTCAAATGCACCACGTGTTCAGCAGCGATAGCCGACTCGTTTTGGCTGAGACTGAAACGTGATCCTTGATTGAACGGATTTGAAGGCACTGTATAGCCCGGCTGACCGCCCCAGGAGCCCTGCTGCGGCTGATTGGCATAGGCAGCGTCTGTGGCAATGGCTGAGATAGTTAGATTCTGGAAGTTGGGGTTGATGTCACGCACAATGTACTGCTCAGGGCGCTTGCCTTCTGATTCGTTAACGATTACACGGCTGACCTTGGTCATGTCCACATAGTACAGTTCAAAAGTCTGTGGATCACGGATAAACACCTGATCGCCGTACTTGATCACATTGCGGAACATCTTGAACATACGCTGATCAAACTTGTTGAGTTTGACCCAGGCCTGCAGCTGTTCTTTGATGATTTTTACTTCATGATCTGTGGCTTTTTCCTTGTACTTGACATTGAAACTGGTGCCGTTTTGCAGGTTTTTTTGCGTGGAAAATTCAGAGATAATGTCCAAACAGGCATTGATCTGTGCATCAGTGTCCATGGCTTCATACTGATTATAGCGTTCAATACGGTTGGGATGGCCCGAATACACTTCAGGCAAGCGTGACGCATAGTTACGGAAACCAAAATCTGCGCCATAGTTGCGGCTCTGCGCTGTGCTGCCTGATATGGGGCTCATGGAGCCGTCGCCGGGGTTGGCTACTTTAAAGTGTTTTTTCCAAGACATAGGTGTGTGGGATCCTTGCTATTACTTAGCGGGTTTTACATCTGCTGCTGGAGTATTTTGGAGTTGATGTCGTTGTTGGTGTTCATTTTATCGCTGATGTTCTGCAGTTTATCTATCATGATCTGCATCTGATCTGCGCTGGCAAAACGATTTAGAGCTTGTAGCATGGCTTCGGATTTCTGCAGTTGTTGTTCTAAAAATTGACTTTGCTGTGTCATTGATTCGTTGATCTTGGGCAGCGTATCTGAGAACATGGCATCCGAGTTCATGCCCATTGGTGCAGAATCACGGAAACTCACAGGTATGCTGCGATTGTTGGCGAGAGGCACTATGGCTTCTAGTCCGTGCAACAGTGCTGTATAACCTGATTCGGGACCGTCGGCAATGCCGCCATCTTTGTATCCTTTTTTGTAGAAATGCACAGGATCATTAGGAATGTCGTTGGCAAAACCGTATTTTTCGTGCAGGCCCATGGCCTTGATCTTGCGTGCCTGAGCAGTATCAATGTCCACGGCCTTGCCTTTTTCGTGTAAACTTGTTCCTGGTGCAGCCACGGGCCTGCCTGCGTTTTTAGATTCATTGGCCTTGAGGCGTTCTTGATCTTCGCGTGTTCTAAATGCCGAAGTTAATTTGACTTTTTCTTTGGTCTCCTTGTGGTACTCGGTGGCCATTTTTAAAAAATCTTCTTTGGTTTTGGGATCTAACCCTTCAAAAGCCTGCCGTGATCCACTTTTATCACCAAAATCAATCACATCGTCGGGATTGGTCTTGAAGGCATCTACATAGGAATGATCTATCAGACCAAGGGCACCTGCTATACCGCCAACTATGCCACCAATGACACCACCTGCAACTGTGCCCACACCTGGTACCACTGATCCAATGACAGCTCCTCCTGCCCCCAGAGCAGCAGCTCCTGCAGCCGCACCGCCGAGTCCACTGGGCGATCTTTCTTGTGCCCGCAGGGCCTCGGCTCTCTGGCCAGTGAGTTTGTTGATAGTCTCAGTCATGGTCTTCAACGCACTGGTAGCAGGCACTATGCCTGCTTCCACGAAACTCTGTAGACTGTTACGAACTTGTTCGGCAGCGATACGTCTTTTGTTTTCGGCTTCAGTGGCAGCATCTAATCCTTTGGTCATGGCATCGGCGGACTTGGCACCTTGTTCTTGGCGATTTTTAAGATCGCCGGCTGCTGCAAGATCTAGCAGTTCCGGTAATGAACCAAAAGTTTCTTCCATTATCTCGGGTGTTTGCTGAGCCACTCGACCCATAGTTGCCTGTAGTTTTTGTCCGCCTTGGGCTATCAATGTCGTCATACCCAAGACTGTTTGTTTGCCGGTCTTGATGTCGGCCACTTGTTTGTTGAGATCCACGCCTGCAGCTGCTGCTGCCAACTGTAATTTTTTATAATCTTCGCTGCCAAATTGTCCTGTCAGTGCTGCTTTGACACCATCGGCTGTTTTGCTTGCACCTCGAGCTTGTAGCACACCCACTTCTTCTAGCATCTGCTCGCCGCGTGCTGCCATTTCTTTACCACCAGCAGACATCTGTTGTACCAAAGACCTCATGGCAGTTTCAGCAAGATTTCGCTTGCGATTCTTGTCTAACTCATCGGTACTGACACCAAATGCCTTGCTGAGTGCATCAGTGGCTTTGGTCATGCGTTCAAACTCTGCTATGGAAACATTGGTCTTGTTGCCCAACTGAGTCTGCAGATTGATGTAAACTGCTTGTCTTTTGTTCAGTTCGTCTTGGCTGCCTGTCAATCTACGCAGGCCCACAAAGGTACTGTTGGCATTTTTTCGTAGATTGTCTGAAAATTCACCAAATGCGATAGCGCCTTTTTCTGCGGTACCGCCAAAGTCACCCAGAGTCTGAGCATTGCTACTGAGCAAGGCAACTGCTTTGTCTACTTCATTGAGACCATAGTTGAGTTCTACCATGCGACCTGCCAGGCCGCTCATGCCCGATTCGGTGGCCAGTCCTGTGTCACGTAATTTGTACAAACTGGTATACAGTGAGTCAGTGGTCTCTGCTACTTTTTCAAAGTATTTGCCGCCCAGTTTCAGCAGCTGGCCTCCAACAAATGTCAGACCCTTGATGATTATGCCGCCGGGCATGAGCATAGACAAGCCGCTGACTAGATCACCAATTTCCCCAGCAAATGACGACAAGGCCTTGGCCGAAGCTTTGGCACTGGTATCACCGGCCAGCAAGGATGAGCCAAGTTGCGTAGCAGCGCCAGCAGCAGCGCCAGCAGCCACACTCCATTTTTTAGCGTTGAGGATCTGTGCTTGTTGTACTTTTTGCAGTTGTTCTAACTGCTGTGCGGTGCCAGCAGTAACTGCGCCGTATTTTTGAATTTCTTCTTGGGCACGTTTGGTTGCTTCGGCAAATTCTCTTAGATATTGTTGATCCATTGTTTAACCGCAATAAGTAGTGTTACCTTATTTATTGGACAGAAAAATGACATCTTTTAACCCTTTGACTCGCTATTTTAGGCAGCCCACGATATTTTTGCGACTACCTTCAAACGGACTACACTATGGACCCAATGATCTTGACATGCCTGAAAACGGAGAACTTCCAGTGTATCCCATGACTGTGCGGGATGAGATACTGAACAAGACTCCTGATGCGCTGTTCAACGGCTCCAGTGTGATCAGTCTCATACAGAGTTGCATACCCAATGTGAAAAATGCCTGGGCAGTGCCCAGTATCGATCTTGACGCTATGTTGATAGCCATCAAGATTGCCACCTACGGCAAGGACATAGATGTCACTGGATCCTGCACGCACTGTCAAGAAACATCAGAGTATGTGATAGATCTAAACCATCAGCTGGCCATGATAGGCCGCAGCGAGTATCAAAAATCCACAGTGATTGGCAACTTTGAAATCATGTTCAGACCTTTGACCTATAAAGAAATCAACGAAACCAATCAAGATCACTTCAACGAGCAAAAACTAGCAGAAATCATGCCCACAGCAGATCTTACCAATGCTGATCGACTGCAACAGATCAATGATCTCATTTTGAAAGTAACCGAAGGAACCATCAAAGCACTGAGTCGCAGCATTGGTAGCATACGCACCGATGATGTCATAGTAGATGATGAATCACAGATCTTGGAATTTTTAACCAACTGTAGCAGTCAGATTTTCAATGCTATCAAAGATGCTGCCATTGCCAAACGCAGTGCCAGCAATCTCAAACCGCTGAAGTTGACCTGTAGTCACTGTAGCAAGGACTACGAACAACCCCTGGTGTTGGATCTATCAAATTTTTTCGGGCGCAGCTCCTAGTACTAGATCAAGAATCGATTGAACAGTTGGTGTCAAAAATGGATCGAGACATCAACGGTATTAGGAGCGAAATGTGGGAAATATCATGGCTTAGCCGTGGTGGTATATCTTACGAAGATGCATTCTATCTCAGTCCCACCGATCGCAAATTGTTCAATGACATGACCAAACAGCACATGGAAACCACCAAGAAGTCTGGATTGCCATTCTTTTAATTTTGGTCACAGTCAAGTCAGGGTATGTCATTTCTCAAGCACGAGTCTCACACTGTTTATAGATCACTGCGTGATCTTCAGATTTCGCTTGCGCTCATCTGAACTTAGTTCATCCTAAAGTTTACTGTCAAAACCTTTGTTACTTTAAACTGATTTCCCAGAGCCTTGAGCCGTAGTTCACCCTGGGCGGGTGAACTATCGCTTGCCATGGTCAGAGTTTTCCCGTCACCTGGAAGAGCCGTCAGATTAAGAAGATTGTAGTCTGGTACACTACACGGAGGCGGTTGACCGGTACCCCCTACTTCAGCGTTCATTTCAACGGTACTGACCCTGGACCCATCTGACGAATCCCGGATCAGCGCAGGTTGTTTCTTTTTCACAGTGCCTGCATCTTTTGTGCTACATTTTTCGCTCTAGGAGCATGGATATGTGCTAACTCATCGATTGCGGTGACTCTCCACACCCAGGGCCCAGAGGGTCCATCTTGGAGACTGGCATTCCAGCAGCCAGCGCAGGTCGTATTGTAGGGTTCTGTAGTTAGGCAGCGCAATACTGCCGGACTAGATCAGCGTTTGTTTCCCAGAACTGATCGTAATCCATGATATACCAATGATCGTGTTTGATGGAGCCGTAGTTGAATTGTCTAGATAGGAGATGGTCTCTGTGAGCCTGAGTTGCGATGTATTTGCCTTTGCGATTGAATTTCATGATCAATATGTTGTAGTCACCGGGATCGGCAACGTCCATCAGTTGATCAAGCCACGTTTCTAAAACAGCAACCTGCCCTTGGAACAGTTGATGGAATGGAAAGTCTGCATACGACTTGCATTCACAATTGAATCGCGGAAAACTCTGCCCGGGTATGATGTCGCCTTTGAAAGCGCGGATCTGACCTTCGTGTAGTGTTTGTTTGCGATGTGTGTTCTTGCCACCAATGTATGCGCCTGAATTGGGCACACGGGTAAAAGTTTCTCCATAGAGTTCAGTTAGGTGCAAGGCTACTGCTCGTTCCCAACTGCTTCCTTTGGATTTACTTTTTGATGGCATAGGCAGATAGTTAGCTGAGTCTAGAGTCTGTTCAAAATTTAATTGGTCACATCAGTGGCATAGGAAGTAAAGCCACCTTCTTTGACCACTTTCAATATGTTTTCCACACGTCCGGCCAGTTCGTCTTTGTGCGACACCAACCAAACACTTTTGTTGCGCTCTCTGGTCATTTTCTTCAGCAGGGCCAGAGCATTTTCCACACCCGATGAATCCATACCAGAATCTATCAGTTCGTCAATGAACAACACATTCACCGGCGAGTATAAACTTTCCCACACATCACGAAACGCCCAGGACAGACTCAGTATCAAGCGATTGCGCTCACCGCGCGAAAGATTGTCAAAGTCCAGGTCCCGGCCCAGTTCTGTGATCTGTACAGTTAGATCGTTTTGGAATACCACTGTGTGCGGCAGGCCTATGCGATCTAGATAGTGTGTGAGCCTGCTGTTGAGATATGAGAGATTCTGATCAATGATCTTTTTGCGCACAAACGAATCTTTGCTGGTCAGCAGTTTCAGCAAGAAGTCCTGATGATCCTGCAATCGTTTCAGTTGATTGACCATATCATAGTCGATTTCAACCAAGGCCTGTTGCTGCATTTCTTCAATCTGTTCTGCATAAGGATCTGTCTCGGCCTGTTTGTTTTTCAAGTTCAGTTCGGCACTGGCCAGTCTACTGCGATGCTCGTGCGCATCTGCTTCTTGATCATAATACACCTTGGGCTGTGTGCCCAGCGGACCCACTGCTGTGACTGCCAGGGATAACTCTGCAAGATCTTGATTGATCTTTTGTAAGTTTGCTTGTGACTGTGATAGATCTTGCTGTTTGCTGGTCAGCATCTTGCCGTGATCAGCATCGTGTAGATCCTGACCGCAGGCGTGGCAGCGATGATCCTGTAGGCTGGCTATCTCTTTGGTGATCTTGTCTATCAGCCGAGACTCGCGACCAGCGTCGGTTTGCCCACGAGCAATGGCAGCACCAAGATCTTTGAGATCTTTGGCACGCTGATTGTAGGCCAATAAGTCACGATGCGCCTGCAGTTCTGCTTCTATGTCTAGATGGCCAAGTTCATCCACTTGACGTTGTAGTGCAGTGATATCTTCGTCGCGTTTGTTGATCCAAAGAGTTTGCCTGCGTTTCAAACTTTCTATCTGCTCTTCCATGCGGCGATTGGCTTCGATCATGGCTTTGATACGATGCTCTTCTTGGCTCATGGCGTCTTTGGTTTCACGCATTTCTTCCTTGAGCAGATCTGCTTTTTCGCTCAACAAAGTGATACCTAACAACTGTTCAATGATGGCACGCTGGTCATTGGCTTTGAGGCTTAGAAAAGGTTCTGTGTAGGTGTTTAGTGCCAAGATGTGTTTGAACATATCGTGGGTCATGCCCAGGGTGCGTTCTATAGCCAACTGTGTTTCTCTTGAGTCACCTTGGCTGTTGTCATCTTCGGTTTGCTGTACTTCGTCGTCAATGCTGAATTTAAGTACATTGGGTTTGCGTCCACGCTCAATGCGATATCGCTGATTGTTCACATTGAAATCCAAACTCACAATCATGTTCTTGGCATTGGTCTTGTTTATGAGATTGTCTTTACGTATGTTGGTCAGGGCCTGCCCATATAGCGCATAACTCAAAGCATTGATGATAGTGGTCTTGCCTGTGCCGTTGCGCGAACCATCTCCACCAAGGTCTAGATTTTCGCCCAAGACCAAGGTTAGATCCTGGCGATCAAAGTCGATACCTTGTGTGGTATTGCCCACACTCATGAAGTTTTTTACAGTGAGTTTGTTGATGCGTATCATAGTCTATGCCATATTTCCAACAGCAGCTTGTTGTCATAATGATCGCTGCCAATGTCTGTGATCTGCTGTGTGACGATCTGATCCACTGATTCAAACTTCACATTGCCTGGTGCTAGATCTGTTTCAACGCCTTGCATCTTGTTGGGTATCAGACTGACTTCTCTAAGTTTGTATTTTTCGTGGAACGTTTCTTTGATAAAGTTGGCTTCTTCGTAGGATATGTCTATGTCCAACTGCAGCCTAGCGTGCATACCTGAGCGGAAAACCTGATCCGCAGAATCAATCGCAGTGCTGAGATTCATCACACGATAAGTGGGCTGGTCGGGCCAGGCATGATACACAGGCTGTTGCCCCCACTCCAAGATCATGAGTCCGCGAGCATCGTCGCCGGCATCTGCGTAGTTGTGCGGAAAACAGTTGCCTATGTAGGTCACATTCTTTTTGGTCTGCCGCATATGAAAGTGTCCGGAAAACACGTGGCCTGCACTGGCCAGATCATCTGCGGACAGTTCACCGTGGCTGGGCATTTCTACCATGGCATTCATCAAGAATGTGGGCAGTTCAAAATGCCCAAACACATACTGCTTGTCTAGGAAACGAAGCTTTTTATGATCCTCGCCAACGAGCCAAGGACAGATAGCAACATCACCGCCACTAAACCAATCGTTGACAATATTAACTCGCGGTAAGTGTCTAGCCCAAGCCACGCTTTGAATATCACGACGATCGCGATAGTACAGGTCATGATTCCCAGGAATAAAATAAACAGCATCAAAGTTGTCATTGAGATGTTCTAAGGCTCGTAAACTATAATTTAGTGTTACGATGTTGATGTTGGCACGATTGTTGTGCCAGTCTCCCAAGAACATGGCCACTTCACAGCCTTGTTTTTTTGCCTCGGCAGTGGCCCAGATTACGAAATTCAAACAGTCTTCATTGTGCAGTTGGCTGTTGGACTTGAGTCCAAAGTGGATGTCCGTAAAGACAGCAGCCTTCTTGAAAAGTTTATCCATAGAGTGCTAGTGTAGCAGTTATTCTTCGTACTTCACAGTCTGATTGGACATTTGTCTTGTCCAACTGGGATTGAGTCCATTGATTTCTAATATGTCATCTCTGATGTTTTGATTTTTCTTTTCTTCGTTGAGCACACGAGTAAAGGAATTGGTTATGGCCGCGGTATAGTAAGCAAAAGGATTGTCTGATTTTGATTCATCAAACTTCAATCCAATCTGGCTCAATTGCAGCAGTGCGGTGCCGCGCATTTCTTCGTTGTAGGTATAACCACGCCAGTTTGATCGGGTGGCATAGCGCTCGCACAGTTTGATAAACATATGTGCCAGTTTGTTGGTCATCTTGCCGTGTTCTTTGCAAAACACTCCGGTGTCAAGATCTCCGGACCAGTGGCTGCGGCCCACGATGTAAGGATCTTTGTCTTCCGTGAGCCGGAAGTGTTCAAACGGCGGAAAGTTCAATCTGATATGTGTCTGTGCCACGGGTTCTTCTTCGGGCACGATGTCCACTATTTCGGCCAAGGGATCTTCTTCAGGCAGTTCTTCCCAGCCAAACAGTTCTTCCACGGATTTCTTCTTGGCCTGTGCCTTGGGCACTTTTTTAGGCGCCATGGGAATATGCTCCCAGGTCATGATGCGAAACACCAAATCCGTGTGCGGAATCTTTTTTTCGTTGACTTCTGCGCCAGTTTCCTTGGTCAGTCTGGCTGCACGATTTCTGCGTGCTTCGGCTATGGTATTGCGATTGATCTTGGCAACACTGGCCAAGATGATGTCATACTGATGATCCTGTGTTCTGTCAGCGTAATAGCAGTAGGTGTTTTTGCTTAGGTGTATTTCTTTCAGTAAATCGCGGTTGTTTAGGTAGTTTCTGGGTGCGGCCAATGCCATGGTGAATCCTTGTTAGAATGTATTTATTTTACAACAAATTGCCGTTGTGTCAACCGCGGATCACTCCAAAATCGCCGTTTTTACGGGTGCTAAATATAGATAACAGGATAAAGCAATGGCATTGACACCACAACAGATAGCCGCAGAACTCAACAGACTGACATCTCAGGGTCTTACCTTAGAACAGGCAGAACAACAAGTTCCCGGAGCCACTGCGCTGCTTGAAAGCACAGAGTTGATACTAAACGATGTGCCGGGCAGCCCCACGCGTGGCCAAGTAGAAGTTTATACTACTGGCAGTAAAAAAGCGGGTGTAGATTATAATGTTTATACTCCAACTGCTGAGGAACAAGCAGAAAACGCTCGATTCTTTGAAGATCCTCCGCCCACCAATATTACCAATCAACCGGTGGTTTCATCTCCCCCGCTCAAAACAACAACCACCACTACCACCTTTACCGAGGAACAAGTGTCCACATCCGGAGGCGGGGTGACCACTTTCAAAGTGGCGGATTTTGTGTATAAGGATACACCTGCCAGCCGGGCTCTGCAGACTCAGGCCGATTCAGTCGGTTTGGAAAAAGAAGCTTATGCACAGAGCCTGCGCGATCAAGGCAAAAGCGGAAGAGAGATTCTGAGAGATCCCACCTATCGAGAACTCAGCGCCAAGCAAACAGCATTGAACAATCGAGCATTTGAAGCCAAGTCTGGCGAAGGCGGGGAGGTTACCACCACATATGAACCTGGCGTTAGTGAAACTATCAACAGCACTACAGTGACATCCTCTGTTACCAATTCGCAAGTGCCCCAGACAGCACAGACCAGAATAACCACAGAAGCCGAAGCCACACGCCAACAGGTGGCGGCTCTTGACAGCGGCGACAGCGCGGTAAACACTACCAAGATTGCCGGAGCCGAAGGCAACAATACCTTGGTGCAGACCAACACAGTAGAAGGTGCCGCCACAGCATCTCCACAAGCATCCTTCAACACAGCACAACCTAGGAGTATAGATGCACCAGTAAACACGGCAATAAGTCCTGAATTGACTCGGCCGGCAGATACCAATTCGACGTCACGAGCGTATCAGACGCAGGTAGACGATTACCGAGCGCAGGTCAATGACTTAAAATCTGACTTGGAGATTCAGCAGACGCAGCTCAAGTCATTGGAAGCGGCCCGTGCTAAGTTGGGTGAGGAACTAAAGTCGGCTGCTCCAGGCAGCCCCGAGCAAGCAGAGATACTGGCTAAACGCAATGCCTTGAACTCAGATATATCCGATCAAGAAAACAAAATTGGCCAGACCAACAGCGTGCTGGCCATCAAAGAACAAAGTTTGACACAAAGTCAGGATGACTTAGCCAGAGTATCCTCGGGAGGCTCAGCACCTGCACCTGGGGCTCCAGCAGTGACCGGAAACGCAGATCCCGCGGCCAACGCTATTAATCAGCAGGCTGCGGAGATAAACAATGCCACTCCAAATACCACAACAGTAAACCCAGAATTAGATTCTGCATTATCTGCACAGCAATCTGCAACCGACGACGAAATCGATCAGCAACGAGAAAATCAACTGATCACAGTAGACGAAGATGGAAATTTCACAGCAGAGAATCCCTACACAGCTGTACAAGGCGGAGATGATGCTGAATTAACAGATGAACAGATTGATCTGGCGCGAGAAAATCAACTGATTGAGCAAGACGAAGATGGAAATCTAACAGCAGAGAATCCTTATGATGTCCAAGGCGGAGATGATGCTCAATTAACAGATGAACAGATTGATCTGGAACGAGAAAATCAACTTATAGTACAAGATGAGGATGGAAACCTAACAGCAGAGAATCCCTACACAGCCATTGGAGATCGAGAACTCAGCGAAGAAGAACAGCAAGAACAAGACAATCCCATTGATTACAGCAATGAAGTGGAAGTGGATCCCTACAGCGATGTTGAAGGCGATTACGGCGAACGTGAAGAAGGCACCGGCGACGATGTAGTCGAAGTTGGCCCCGACGGTTCACTGACTGCTCGTGCCCAGACACAGGCCGAAGTAGAAACACTGCGTCAAGCACAGGCTCTACAACAACTGCGTGCCAAAAACACCAACGAAGATTGGCGTTTGCGAATTGGCCTAGCACCGGGTGCCAACTATCTGTACCGAGCACCCGATGCCGGCATATTACAACCTTTGAGAGAAACACAAGGTGTGGTGTTTCCATATACTCCCACAATATCAACAAGCTATCGCGCCAATTATGATGCTTACGAATTGGTACATACCAACTACAAAGGATATTTCTACAAAAATTCCAGCGTACAGGAAATTTCTGTAACTGGTGTGTTCACTGCCAACAGCGCCGCCGAAGCTGATTATATGTTGGCTGTGATACATTTTTTCCGCAGCGCCAGCAAAATGTTTTACGGACAAGACTCCAATCCCGTGGCAGGCACACCGCCCCCGGTGCTGTATTTGGACGGCCTTGGAGTTTATCAATTCAATGAACATCCTTGTTTGCTCAGCGCATTCAACTATAGTCTACCTTCGGATGTGGATTATATCCGTGCCGGTGGTGCAAGAAATTATTCAGGCGGTGCTGTAAATTTAGCTGGTATTAGAAATCAACAAGGCGCTGCCAGCAACAGTCCTTTGGGTGCCACGCTGTCTAGGCTGACCAGTCTAAAAAATACATTTGATAATTTTATCAATCCTGGTGCTAGAGCAAATAATCCTGTGTCACAAAACATCACTAATTACTATGGTATCGCAGGTCAGCCCACATATGTGCCTACCAAAATTGACATATCAATCACACTACTACCATTGATAAGTCGCCAGCAACAAGCACAGGTCTTTAGCCTTAAAAATTATGCCACCGGGCAAGGCCTGCGTGAACAAGGATTCTTCTAATGCCATTATATGATGCTACCAGTCCTTATTTCAACACCAACGTGGTAGACAACTACTTGGATGTCATGATCAATCGTCCTATACCAAAAAGCGTAGACGACGAATACGTTACCATTTCTGCTGTGTACAACCTACGCCCTGACATGATGGCCTATGACCTGTATGGTGATGCTAGATTATGGTGGGTGTTTGCACAGCGCAATCCCAATACTTTGGTAGATCCCATCAATGACTTTGTCACAGGCCAAAAGATATATTTGCCATCCGGAGACAATGTTCGCGCAGCACTGGGGCTCTAACTCATGGCCACAGTCACGCTAGACACTTTGGTTTTACAGTGGGAAGCCCTGAAGGCGGAATTTAACCGCAAGTGGGCTCCTGAAATTAGAGCTATCCAAACAGCCACGGAACAAGGTGAAACTTACGATCAAGTGTATTCCAGATACCAAGCAGCCAGCGATGCAGTGCTGACTGCATTTGCTGAATTGGCAGCCATTAGAAATTCCGCTGACAGCATATTCAGTGAGTTTGGTGTGCCTGCTTTTATCGCCAAAACTGAAATTACTAACCAAGGTCTGACAACGTTTCAAAACAACCTGGCTATTTCACTGGGACGAGCACAGCGTAATCAAGCCACTGCCACCTCCACCAGTCAAGCAGCGTCGGGCGGCACAGCATCTACGCCACAGACACTGGGTGCAGCCAGCGCAGTGGATCCTGCCAATGCCAACACAGCCGCCGGCGGTCAACCTTCTCCGGGCATACCGTTGGGTACACCTGCAGCCACAGTTACTGCCATACCAGGCACAGCCAGCGGCATTGCTGCCGGGGCCAGCGGAGCCATAGCACTGCCTTCCAACTTTGGTACTACGGCAGGATTTCCGCAGACTGCTTTCAGCCGAGAAGACGCCGGTCCAACTGTATCCCAGACCATACGTGCGTCTTCGTCGTCGTCCCCGTCTAGTAACAGCAATAGTTTAGGCATAGGGTCAGGACCAGTGACCAATCCCTTGGACAAATATGCCAGTTACACCTACAATCTCAGTTTGTATCTGCTGACTCCTGAAGACTACAATAAATTTGTGGAGTCTGATACCACCAGCGAAACTATCAATTTGCCAGGTGATCAACTGTTGATACGATCTGGTGGCAGCCCAGTGGGAGCAGGCAAACGCAACTCTTATTTCAGCGACTGCGATTTTACACTTGACAATCTACGCATTGAAAGCGTGATAGGATTCAGTGAACAAGGCGTGCCTTCTTCCACAGGGAGGCTAAGTTTTACCATCACGGAACCAGCAGGCGCAACATTTATCTATAGATTACAAAGTGCCACAGCAACATTGGCCAACAAAGATCCCAACAGTGCTAGACAATACTATGCCCATACCTATGCAATGGTCATACGATTTTATGGCTATGACAACAATGGTCAGCCGATTACTCCCAAAGGAGATATCAATCAACTGGATCTAGCCGGCAGCAGCGAGTCTGCGGTTCTTACCAAGATATTTTTGTTCATGTTGTCAGATGTCAAGACACGCATCGGCACACGTATAGTAGAGTATCAATGCTCGGGCATATTTGGTCCCAGCTTTGTGGCTAGAACAGCCATGTTAGGTGTTAGTCCTGCTAGATTTGAATTGACTGGTACCAATCTCAATGATATCTTTAATGGCGTGCCTGGTACCAGTAACAATGCCAACAACCAAGATGCCAATCCCAGGGCCGAAACCAGCGACGCCGATGCGCAAGAAGGGGGATTCTACGGAGATGCCAGCAAAGTCTCGGCACAGCCCAGCCAAAACATTCCCACACGCGGCCTTTGCCAGGCTATCAATCAAGAATTACAAAGATTATCTCGGCCGCAAAAGCAAGGCACCAAGGCCATTGACATACCCGACGAGTATGAAGTGTTATTTGCCAGCGACAATCTACGCAACGCTAAAATTATCACAGCAGGACTAGACAACAGCCTGGTCAGTGCTGCCGGCGATGTGCCCACGGATACCAAATCAATCAACACAAGAGAAAACACAGCGGTGCCTAAAAATGCCAAGAATGTGAGGATACTGCCGGGCACGCCAATCATCCAGTGGTTGGATATGATGATACGCAACAGCGAATATGTGAAATCTCAGGCATCGCTGGCTATCAAGGAAAGATCAACAGATGCCGACGCCCAAGGCGAAGAAGACTTCTATGGCAAAAAAGTAGAACAAACCAAACCAGTGAAATGGTACAAGATCACCCCATTCAACAAGATCTTGGGCTACGATAAACTTCGCAAAACCTATGCCAACAAGGTTATTTTTGCCATCAGCGAGTACAGTGTCACTGACGTGCGCAGTCCTTATTTCAAACGAGCCCCTTGGCGAGGTCCTGACAAACTCTACAATTTTACCTTCACTGGTCAAAACACAGCAGTGCTAAACTACGAACAAGATTTTAACGCACTGTATAGACAGACCTTTGGCATTGGCGCACAGTTGGCCCAAGATGCTGGCAAGGAAGCCGCAGCCGCCGCAGGCCAAGTGGGCACCAGTTATGCCTTTCGAGTGGTAGCCGAAACAGGCAAACAAGGCAGTCTGGGTGACAGCACAGACCCGGCTGCTCGTGCTGCCGCTGGTATTTACAGTTTCACAGATTTGGCCAAGGCCAAGTTAAAAATTATTGGTGATCCTGATCTGTTGTTGCAGGACTGGTACAATGTGAATCAAGCCTTGATCAATCGACAAAATCTCACACAAGCAGCTGGCGGCAATGATTCCAACATACTCAACAGCAATCTTGGCGAATTGTATTTCCAGGTGACTTTTCTCACCGGCGACGACTGGAATCTCGCTGATGGCATAGTCAAAGTAGAACCACGCCAAGGGTTTGTGCGCCGCCAAAGCAATGCCTACAAATTTACCAAGATCAACAGTGAATTTCAAAACGGCAGATTTACACAGGACATAGAAGGCATAATCCTAGCCGATGTGAATCCTGATCAAGCCTTTGTCAAAGGAGACTATACCAGCGGTGCTGCTGGCCAAATAGCCACAGGCACTCCAGTTGACACAGTTACCGACACTGACTCAGTTACTGCTAGACAAGAGACCACCGAAGCCAGCACAGGTGCGTTTGATACCGACGGCTCCAATGATCTACGCACACAAGAAGGTGGTCCCACTACTGTGCCGCAAAGTCCCACCAGCGCATTGCCGGCAACTGCGCCACCAACTTTTGCCCAGCGCCAGGCAGCAGCAGCAGAAGCGATACGGCAAGCTCGCCGCGATCAATTCAGAAGGAAATTGTTGCCAAATCAAGCACAGACCGGCAACGACGATGCACCTGGCATTTCAGATATCATAGCACCATAAGAGGAAATAATTACACATGGCCGATAACATAGAAATCAACCGCGGACAAGCCAAGGATCTAACCTTTGGACGCGGCCGTACTCCGGTAGATCCAGGGCCCTACATTGGTATAGTCAAAGACAGCACAGACGTGACACTGTCGGGTAGACTGCGTGTGTACATTCCCGAGATGCCGGGATCTTCGGCCAACGATTCCAGCACTTGGCACACAGTGAGTTATATGAGTCCGTTTTATGGAGTTACACCCAACACCGGTGCATCGTCTGGTGCAGGCGATTTCATTGGCGGCAGACAAAGTTATGGATTTTGGGCTACTCCTCCAGATGTAGGCACCAGGGTCATGGTGATATTTGTGTATGGCGATCCCAATCAAGGATTTTACATTGGCTGTGTGCCCGAACCAGCACTGACACACATGATTCCTGCCATTGGTGCTGCTGCCGATCCCAATGAACCAGGAGACAGCAACGATTATTATGCTGTGGAAGGCACGCCTGATGGTTTTGCTGGCAAACCTTTGCTGCCTACTATCGAAATCAATACCAAAGATCCTACAATATTATCTGACCCCAAGTATTACACCAAACCCAAAGCAGTGCATGTCTATCAGGCTGCACAGATGCTACAACAAGGTATCATCGACGATCCACAGCGTGGGCCCATAACCACCAACAGCCAACGCGAATCACCTAGTCGTGTGTTTGGTATTTCAACACCGGGGCAGCCTGTGTACAAGGGCAAATTCGCCAACGATGAAATACAGTCTGACATTGATTCAGGCGACGTGGCACCCTCTGAGTTAGAAGTCATTGCACGTACAGGCGGTCATACCTTGGCCATGGACGACGGTGATCTATCCGGCAACAACAAACTGTTCAGACTTCGCAGTTGTCAAGGGCATCAGATTCTGATGAATGATTCAGATAGTTTTTTACACATCATCAGCAAGCGCGGCGATGTCTGGATCGAACTCAATAGAGAAGGTGCCTTGGACATCTATGCGGAAAACAGCATTAACTTGCGCACAGCCGGCACGCTGAATCTGCACGCGGACAAAGACATCAACATCAATGCCGAGGGTCAGATCCGTATGCGCAGCAAAGGCGCCATGAATCTGGAAACACAGGATGTGTTTAATCTACGTGCCGATAAAAATATCAATGTTTACACACAGGCCACATTCGAAGTCAAGGCCGATGGTACCCTGTTGTTGGAAGCCGGCGGCAAGGGTTCCTGGAAGTGCGGTGCAGAACTGCGCATGGACGCCAGTTTGATAGGCCTTAATTCCGGAGGTTCGGAAACAGTACCAGTGGTTCCAGAGTTGGTGAAAAACAGCCTGCCCGACACAGAGTTTGAAGGCAGCAATTGGATCATACAAAAAGACGTGATCCAAACAGTGGCCACTCGTGCGCCCACTCACGAACCATATCCCATGCACAACTATGGAGTAGACACCAGTGAATAATCTCACTGAATTGGCAGCTCAATTAAATCTTGGCGTCAAAACAGTCATAGTACAGACTGTGGATGTGTCAGATGTGCCATTGCCGCCAAGGCTGTTGGGCACATTGACACCTGCGGTACAACAAATAATGATGGCACAAAGAATCAGAACAGTAGAACAACCTTCTGCTGCCTGGAGCACGGATCGTGGCATAGGCATCCTGGGATTGAATCTGCTGCAGATCTACGATCTTGGCCTGATCAAACCACAGTTGTTTGATCAATTCGTCACAGGCAATACCAATCTAGACAGTGTGGGACTGGTTCCACCCAGTTTGAATTTCAATGAATCCCAGGTGTATGACGCGCTTAACTTACGCACCGCCTGGACCGGACAATACAATGTGAACAGCATCGAGGATATTTTGTCCAGACCAACTTTACAATATATTCTACAACAAGACAGTTATATTTTGAGTTATAACGCTTTGATCAGTGGCAATATAATCAACGGCACCGAAGACATCGAAGTCTTGGCCATGACCGTGGGGCTGACCAGCATCTATGGTTTTGCCGCAGTGGTTCAATTTTTAGGAAATCAACTGTAATGGCTGCTCCTGTAACCATACCTACCAGCATAGGCCAGACCGTGGGCGCTGTGCAGAACATAGCCAGTTCGGTCACTGCTGCTGGCATCAACATCAACGGTTTATCTAGCATGACCCAGGCTGCTACCAATCTCACAGCAGCTGGGGCCAACTTGTTGAAATTGAATCAGCAGGCCACCAGTGCTGTGCAAGGCCTCTTGCCCAACAGCACACTGACCGTGGATGCGGCCTTGAGCAAGGCAAAAGTTGGTTTAGAAAGCACTTTTTCTGCACAGGGAGCTGCGGCCACTGCCACTGATTTCTTCAAAGCAGCCAAGCAAACAGCAGACAAGATAGCCAGCGATGTCAAGGCCGTGGCAGATAAAATCGCATCAGGTGTGGATCCCACATCCTTGGCCAAGTCGGCCACTTCGGGATTGTCCAGTCTGACCAATGTGGTGGGATCTGTGACATCATCCGTGACTTCGGCTGTGTCATCAGCGGCCAAAACAGTGAGCAGTTACATACCCGGTGCTGGCGCTGCTCTGGCGCAGACTGGCTCTATCAATACCAACGCCGCAGCGGCTGTTACCAACACTATAAATTCACTGCAGCAGGCAGGAGCCACTGTGGGAGTCAACACCGCACAGATAGCTGCTGCCAATCAGCAGCTGACTGGTGCTGTGAGCAGTCTCAGCCAGGCACTGAAAATATCAGCACCAGGTGTAGCCTTGCCCGGTGGGCTACCAGCCATACCCAGCATACCTGCCATACCAGGACTGCCAGGCGGCATACCTGCCATAGATCCTGCAAAATTAAAAGCAGCCACGGCTGCCATAGAAGCAGCACAAAATCCGCCCAATCCCTTGGCCACTGCTGGTACCAAAATTGGCGCTATCGATCGTTCAAAATTAGATAGTGCATTTTTATCAGCACTGCCGCCGGGACTGCCCAGTTTTGATCCTGGTACTATATCTGCAGCACAGCAGGCCGGTGCATCTATCAATGCTGCTAGATTCAAAAACACCAAAGACGAGGATCTGACCTATTCAGGACCTGACACGCAGGTCTGGGACGACATCAACAATGAGCGATTAAAACGCGGCCTCAGCGGCTTGCCCAATCCCAGACCTGCTGAAGACAGCGAATATGCTAAAAAATACAGCAATCCTGCTTATTCGGGCGGTTAAATACTAGACCATGGCAACATTCATCGGATACAACACACAGCAGGCATACAAAAAATTTACCTTGGTTGATCAGCAGTTGGTGATCAGGGATTTGTTGAATGCTTTCAACATCAAGCAAGGCGAACTGCCAGGACGCCCTCAATATGGGTCGCCTATCTGGGCCATGATTTTTGAGCAAATGACCCCGGACGTGCAGCAAAACATACGCCAGAGTTGCATAGATATCATCAAACAAGACCCTAGACTGAGCCTGCAGACCATCAACGTGTTTCCTTTTGACAATGGTATGCTCATGGAAATTGAAGTACAGTTCCTTCCCAACACTGATGTAGAGTTGCTGCAGGTATTTTTTGACGGCAACACAGGCGTGGCTGGGCAGGTATAAAACCCCTGTTTTTTTGTCAGATAAATATTAAAACACAACTATAACTATGGCCACAACAACTAGACAGACTGCAGTATTTGGGTTGGAAGACTGGAAACGTTTTTATCAAAACTACAGCCAGGCTGACTTTCAAAGCTATGACTTTGAAACCATACGCAAGACCTTTGTAGATTATCTGCGTCTGTACTATCCCGAAACATTCAACGATTATACAGAATCTTCAGAATTTATCGCACTGCTGGATGTCATGGCATTCATGGGTCAGGCTCTGGCCTTCCGCAATGATTTAAATGCAAGAGAAAATTTCATTGACACAGCCGAGCGCAGAGACTCGGTGGTTAAATTGGCCAACCTAGTAGACTACACTCCCAAACGCAATATACCAGCACAGGGCTATCTCAAGGTGGTGTCAGTGAGCACCACGGAAAATGTGTATGATTATCAAGGCAATAATCTAGCCGGCGTCACAATCAATTGGAATGATTTGACCAACGAAAGTTGGTATGATCAATTTACTTCTATAATCAATGCTACCTTGGTCAACAGCCAGCGTGTGGGCAAACCCGGCGGTACTGCCACTATATTAAATGTGTTGACTGAAGAATATTCGGTGAATATGCAAGCAGGCTATCTGCCTGTTATTCCGTTTACTGCCACTGTGGATGGCATATCCATGCCTTTTGAATCAGTGTCGGTCAGTATTCAAAATCAGGACGCCATCGTTGAGCGTGCGCCCAGGCCCAATTCAGTGTTTAATATCCTGTATCGCAACGATCGCCAGGGCTATGGTTCTACCAACACTGGCTGGTTTTTGTATTTCAAACAGGGTATATTGCTGAATCAGGATTTTAATTTTCCTGAAAAAATCAACAACAACAATCAAAATATCAATATCGAAGGTATCAATGACCAAGACGTATGGCTTTATCAACTGGATGAAGTGGGCAATATCACCAGACTTTGGACTCCAAAAGAAAGTATCTATACTGCTAGCCAATTGGGCAGTTCCGAGCGCAGTCTGCGTACCATTTATTCAATTACCAGCAGATCCAATGATCAAATACAGTTTAACTTTGGAGATAACACTTTTGCCGAAGCACCTGTGGGCACATTCCGCACATATGTTCGCCAAAGCAATGGCCTAACCTATACCATCAATCCTGAAGAAATGCAGTCAGTGGTACTGCAGCTGGGGTATGTTGACCGCAACAACAAAATACAGACCATAACATACACTCTGAATCTACAGCAGAATATTACCAACAGCCAGGCCAGAGAAGGCATCACTGAAATCAAGCAGCGTGCTCCGTCGAGATTTTACACACAGAATCGCATGGTCAACGGTGAGGACTACAATCAGTTTCCCTATAGCCAATATAATTCAATCATCAAATCCAAATCTATTGTGCGCAGTGTGATAGGTGCTGCTCGTAATTTAGATTTCCTGGACATCACTGGCAAATATTCTTCAACTAATATATTTGCCGACGATGGCGTGCTGTATGAAGAAGAACAGACTCCGGACTTTGCTTTTGACTTTTTAGATGTGTCAGATATCAATTCAGTGATCATCAACGGAGTACAACCTATAACACGCACCAAAGAGATGCTGCAGTTCTATTATGAGAATTTTCCACGACCAGCATTGAACAGCGTGATCAATCCTTATGGACAAAGCGGTTTGCCTGAGCCTGCTGTGCCCTACTTGTTCTGGCATCAGACTTCAGCCACTACCAATACCTGTACTGGTTGGTTTGCCAACATTCCTGCAGCAGGTGGACAGCAATATCCTGTGGCCATTGGCGCAGGCGCCAGTGGCAATCTAGCATATATCAAACAAAGCGCATTGGTAAAATTTGAAGCACCCTTGGGCAGTTGTTTTGACGCTACCAATAGACTGCAAACACGCACACCTGTACAACAGGGCGATCACACAGTGATCTGGGCTACTATTACTCGTGTGATCCGCGACGGCAGCAACCAAGGTCGCGGCGACAACAGTGACGGTACAGGTCCAGTGAGCCTCAACAATTTCGTACCACAGGGCGCTATACCTACTCAAGTTATTCCTGTGTTTGTCAACACGTTCGGCACTGAATTGACCAATCTCATGGTGCAAAATATTCTGATCTATAGAAACTTTGGTCTAGGCTATGACAATGTTGCTGGCGAATGGTATTTTATCAGCAACACCAATCTTGACGTAGATGCTGCCTTTAACATATCCACAGCAAAAGATCTCAGCAATACCAACAGCGACGCTGCTTGGATGTTTCAATTCATCACCGACGGTGTCAACTATACTGTGACTTATCGCAATCTCACATATATCTTTGGATCGGTGAGCCAGTGTAGATTCTTTTTTGATTCTGCAGGACGTATATTTGATGTCAAAAAAGGCAGCATAGTCAATGACTACATCAGTGTGCTACGCAGCAATCCCGATGCCAACGCCACACCACCGTACAGTGCCAGTCTATTAGAAGATGTGATATTAGATATCATTGGTCAGCAGACCGAAAGCGATGGCTACGTCAACGACTTTGGCGTAGAAGTATCATTTGGCGACTATGATCAAGACACAGTTGCGGATGATCCTGACGTGTTTAATATAGTGGTAGCACCTGATGTGGATCCCGACAGCAAATATGTTTTCCTGCAGAGAACACTAGATTTTGATGATCTAGAAAGATATCTCTTGATACCCGAATATGTAATGAACAAGGTGTATGCAACCAAAGAAGCCATTGAAGCACAGATGGCAGCATATCCGGCTGGACAGTTATTTTTTGCCTATCAAGACAAGACTTTTTGGGAATTGAAAGTAGATGTCTATGGTGGACGCAGCCTTACTGCCAGAAGTGATTTCCAATACAAAGTTGGGCGTGCGGGCTTGTATTTCCAGTATCGGCATAACAGTCCCAACACACGCAGGATAGATCCCGGTACCAGCAATATCATTGATATCTATGTGGTCACAAACAGTTACTACAATGAATATCGCAACTGGATCACAGACACTACCAACACTGTGCCTAAACCCGCTGTGCCTACCATGAGTGAATTAGGACAGGCATATCAAGGACTCAATGAATACAAAATGCTCAGTGACAACATAGTGTTGAATTCTGTGACCTTTAAACCTTTGTTTGGCGCCAAGGCCGATCCTGAACTCAGAGCTCTGTTCAAAGTGGTGAAAAATTCCAACACCACTGCATCAGATCAAGAAGTCAAGTCTGCTGTGGTGGCCAGCCTCAATACCTATTTTGACATAGACAACTGGAACTTTGGTCAAACTTTTTATGCTTCTGAGTTGTCGGCCTATTTACACGATACCCTGGGCACGCTGATTTCGTCTGTGGTATTGGTACCACAGGATCCCAACAAGGCCTTTGGTAATTTGTATGAAATACGTTCTGCCCCCACAGAGATATTTGTCAATGCCACCACAGTCAATGACGTGGAGATTATCGCAGCACTGACACCATCTGAGTTACGTATTCAAACCACGGTTAGTTACTAAGCATGGCACGCACAGTAGATTTTTTACCTGAAATATTCCGCACACCCACCAACAAACAGGTGCTACACGCCACCTTGGATCAATTGGTACAAGAGCCGCGCTATGAGCGTGCGCAGGGTTTTATAGGACAGAAGTTTGGTCCAGGTGTGACCACCGAAGATCGTTACATCGTTGAACCAGACAAAACACGCAGAGACTATCAGTTGGAACCTGCCACCATATTCTTGGAAGACGGCAGCCGGCGTGTTATCGATGCACTGACCTATCCCGGATATCTTGATGCGCTGAAAAAAATAAACGGTCCTATCACACGTCCTGACGAACTGTTTGAGCAAGAATATTATGCTGTGGATTTTTTCATCGACTGGGACAAGTCAGTCAACTACAATCAATATTACTGGCAGTTCCAAGGACCCGAAACTGTAAGATTAACTGCCCCTGCCACACTGCAGTCTTTTAATGTTGAACAGCAAATTGTAGGCAAGCAGACCTATACCACTGACAATGTGCGGCTGGTCAGTCCTGCCACCTGGAACAAAACAATCTCATTCAGCAATGGTATGCGTATCCAATTTGTTGGCAATATCACTCCTGCGTTTTATAGGAATCGAGATTTTTATGTAGAAGGTGTGGGCACTGCTGGGGGTATTAAATTGCTGCCAGTGGATGATTTTGTTATTCCTGAAATTTACAATTATCCTGCCACAGTTCAACGTGAGCCTATTCCTTGGGACGTTTATCCTTGGGATACCACACTGTGGGACGGAGCAAGACTGGTTCCTGGATCCGACATAGACTATGTGACCATCAATCGCGCCAGCCGAGATCTAAATCCTTGGACCAGGAGCAACCGTTGGTTCCACGTGGATGTGCTGACTTATTCTGCCGAAATCAACGGCACCGTGGCAGTGATCGACGACAACTTCCGCGGCAAGCGTCCTATCTTGGAATTCCGTCCTGACATCAAACTCATACGCTTTGGTACCCAAGGACTGGAGCCCATCAGTTTGATAGACTACTCAGTGACCAATGCTTTTACACAAGTGGCAGGTCAGCCCAGTTTTACCATTGACGGCATTGAGTTGTTTGCAGGAATGAAAGTTATTTTTGCTGCGGACGAAAATCCCGAAGTCGCACGGCAAGTATATCTGGTACAGCAGATCACTCCTGTGCCGGGTGGACAAAGCCTACTGTATCTTGAAGCCATTGAAGGCCAAGTGGCTGCCGAAGGATCGGTCACAGTGTGTACCTTGGGTGAGAGCCAGCAGGGCTATAGTTTTTACTACAGCAACGGTGAGTGGAGCACCATCCAACAGACACAGCAAAAGACCCATCCCAATCAAGCACCATTGTTTGATGTTTTTGATCAAGACGGAACCAGTTTCAGCAACGCCACAGTGTATCCCGACACCAACTTTGTGGGATCTCCGCTGTTCAGTTATGCAGTTGGCACCGGAGTGGCCGACGCTGTGTTGAAATTTCCACTGCAGTACAGCGGCGTCAACAATGTGGGAGACATACTATTTTTCTTTAATTTCTACAGAGATTCGTTTACCTATCTCAATAATCTCACTGTAGATCTAGTGGGACTGCGCACCGGATTTGTACATCAATATACTGATCGTGTGAATTATGATAGATTGATAGGTTATCAAACTGCCAGCCTTACACCTAATACTACCAATGTTCCTTTGCTGAGCCAGCAGCCGCAAATTTTTGAATTTGATTATACCGAAGGCAGCATCAAGATAGATGTTGCAGTACTGGAGCAAGATCAATATCCCAGCATCACCAACATCGTGCGCATATCAGTCAATGATGTGCTGCAGGATCCAGGAACATATACCTATAGAATCTTGGATGGCAGTAATTTAGAAGTTTACCCAAATGCACAATCCGGAGCCGGTACAGGCGTACAAACCGAAATAACTTTTGCAGTTGATCCCGAGCCCACCAGTCTGGTGGTAGTGGCAGCATTGAGCGCTCAGACCAGCAGCACAGGATATTTTTCAGTGCCCACTAATTTGACAGTAAATGCTCTCAATCAAGATGTCACAGAATGCACCTTGGGCACATTGCGAGATCATTATATAGGCATTTGTCAAAATATACAAGGCTTTGAAGGTCAGGTTCTGGCTGCCAACAACAGCCGCGATTTAGGCAACCTAGTGCCTTATGGCATCGACCTTATACAACACTCGGCTGCATTGGCCATACCAGCAGTATTCTTGCGCGAGCAGGATTATTCTATATCCAGCGCATTGTATTACAGTGCTGTGGAGTACCAACGATATAAAGATCTTGTTTTAGATTACGTTTGGAAAAACGAATTTATCAATGAAACCACAGCAGAAATATTAGACTCGGCCATTGATGCCTTAAAGTCCAATCGTTCCAGCGATAATCCTTTTTACTGGAGTGATTGTATTACAGCAGGTATTTTTGAAAGCACCACATATACCTGGTACGAAGAAAGCAGCACCAGTTTTGATCTCATTTACACATATAATTACAGCGAAGCCAATTATCAAGGTTTGAATGTGTATGTGAATGATGTGATACTGTGCCGGGACAGAGATTATGTAGTTGATACTGTGACCAATACTGTGACTCTGGTACCCAGTGTGCTGGCCGACGAAGATATCGTGGTCATACGTGAATATCAACAGACCTATGGCAACTTTGTTCCTGCCACTCCCAGCAGTCTGAGACTGTTTCCTGCATACTTTCCAGAGATATATGTAGACACTACCTATACCACTCCCACCACTGTGATACGTGGACACGACGGCTCAATCACGCCTGCGTTTGGCGACTACAGGGATCAGGTACTATTAGAATTCGAAACACGTATCTACAGCAACATCAAGGGCACCGCCGACTATCCGCTAGACTACAATGAATTTTTGCCTGGCGCCTTTCGTGGTGTCACAGCAGACAATATCAATAGCCAGACTATATTGAACAATGAATTTGTACGCTGGTTAGGCAGCAATCGTGTGGACTACAAGCAACAAGATTTCTTGGTCACCAACGAAAAAACCTGGAACTACAGCCAGACTGGTGCTAAAATCACGTATCCCCAAGGACTGGACGCCGGTGATGCTATTCCCATGCCTGGTTACTGGCGCCAGATCTATTGGTTGTTTTACGACACCGATGAGCCACAGAACTTTCCTTGGCAGATGCTGGGTTTCAGCAACAAGCCCCTATGGTGGGACGCTGAATATGGACCAGCACCTTATACCTCAGGTAATCTCTATATGTGGGAAGACATTGCCGCGGGCCGCATCCGCGAGCCAGGCAATGACAGGATTGACACAGTTTATGCACGTCCTGGCCTGTTAGACATCTTGCCTGTGGATGCGCAGGGCAATCTGTTGTTGCCTTTTACCACCATCGTCGCAGACTACAACCCAGCCACTTATCAGGCCAATTGGAGCATTGGTGGCGGATCGCCTGCAGAAACAGCGTGGCGCAAATCCTCTGCTTGGCCGTTTGCCATACAAAGACTTTTGTTTTTATTAAAGCCAGCTCAGTATCTAAACTATTACATTGATCGGGATCAATATAAATTCAACACTGAATTTGATCAATGGCTCTACAACGGTCGCCAAAGACTGACATCAAATGATTTACAGATCTATGGCGAGGGCACAGCAGTTAATTCTTATGTTAATTTCATTATTGACTACAACAAGAGTTATGGATTGCCCGGTACTGCCAATCTTGAAGCCAGGATCAACAATCTAGACATACGATTGGCCTATCGTGTGGCAGGTTTCACTGACAAAAGATATCTGCAGTTGCTGAGTGATCGCACAAGTCCGGCCACTTACAATCGCAGTCTGCTGATTCCTGACGAAAACTACAACATACTTTTGTATCGCAATGAAGTGTTTGACAGCATCAACTATTCGGCAGTGACCATTGAACGCACCGAATCGGGTTGGGCTGTGTACGGCAACAGCATAGCCAATCCGTATTTCCAAATCCTGCCCAGCATCATCAACAACAACTATACCACACTGAACATTGGTAATACTACCATACGTATGCAAAAAGATTTTTCAGACACAGTGGTCTTGATTCCCTATGGTTATATCTTTCGCAGTGTTAACGCAGTGGTAGACTTCTTGTTGAGTTATGGCAAATTCTTGAACACATCGGGATTCGCTTATAACACACTAGAAAATACCGTGTTGCTGAACTGGGAGCAGATGGCACAGGAATTTGTGTACTGGTACAATCAAGGATGGGCCGTAGGCGCACTGATACAGCTCAATCCCAGCAGCGCCAAATTAGAATTTTATAAACAGAATGCAGTGGTAGTGAATCTACTGGAATCCAAACGCGAAGACATTCTGGTCAATCAAAACAAGCAAGCCCTGCGTTTGCGAGACTACAGCGTGTACAGAGATGGCAACTTGTTTGAACTCACTGCGCTGAATGAAAACACTGTTGGATATGTTAATCTCAAACTCACCAACTATGAACATATCATCATCGTTGACAACGTCACAGACTTTGATGATATCATTTATCAGCCATTGACAGGACTGCGCCAGGGGCGCTTGATATATCAAGGTATCAAGTCGGCCGAATGGGATGGCACCATGGATGCACCCGGCTTTATCATAAACTTGCCCAGCGTGACCGAATGGGATTCGGGCCTAAAGTATGCCAAAGGCCAAGTGGTCAAGTTCAAAAATTTTTATTATCAGGCCAATGTCACTGTGGATCCTGCGGATACATTTGATTACAATCTTTGGAACAAAATAGTTTATCGTCCAGACCAAGAAGGTATGCTGCCCAACCTTGCCCTCAAGGCCATACAAAGCACACAGTTTTACGATCAGCACGCTGATAACTTAGACGCCGATTCAGAACTTTTGGGATTTGGACTCACAGGATTCCGCCCGAGAGAATACATGGCCAGTATCGAACTTGATACTGTGAGTCAAATGAATGCCTATCAAGATTTTATCGGTACCAAAGGCACACCGCGCAGTCTTTATTTTTACGATCAGGCAGTGGTCAATGGCGATGATCTCAGTTACGATGTTTACGAAAACTGGGCTATACAGCGTGCCACTTATGGTGCCACGGCTACCAACGCCTTTGTTGATTTTACATTAGATGCTACCAAACTTACCGGCAATCCCAGTACCAGCCAGTTTGTGGTCCTGGGCGAATCCACAGAAGCCGATCAAGCCACATTGATCACAGACTTGTATGCAGTCAGTCAGCCGGTGAATACCACACAGATACTGCCACAATTACAACAGACATACCCTGACAAGTTTTTGCCCACGGCAGGATATGTTGACAGCCGCGATGTTGAAATACAGTTGTTCAGCATCGACGACCTCAACAGTCTAAGTGCTGAATTAGACAAAGTCACCAATCTTGCAGAAGTATGGGTGGCCAAGATCAATCAATCGGACTGGGACGTATACAAATGCCAGAATCTAGTCAACACACTGGTCTTGGCACAAGACAATCTGGATGGCCAGACTCTACTTATATTCTCTGGCAATCACGGACTTACTGCAGATCAGACCATAATCATCAAAGAATTCAATGTAGATTTACAGGGCGCGTTCAGAGTCAACAGCGTTCCTAGTACCAGCACAGTGTTGATAGACAGCCAATTGCCCGACGGCGTGACCACACTTGTGGGCGAAGGCGTGGTTTTTGAACTGTCTTCAGTACACGTGGCACAGCCCAGCGACATTGCCGATTTACCTATATTGTTTGACTTGACCAAGACCAACAAGGTATGGGTAGATAACAATGGATCAGGCCGCTGGCAAACTTTAGAAAAACAAACGCCTTATACTGATATCAAAGATTACGAATATGCTGGCACAGAATTATTTGGTTCAGCAGTGTGCCAAACCAGCGATAATGCCAACATATTGATAGGTGCTCCAGGCAGTTATACCACAGGAGTGGTCATACCCTACTATCTCGATGGCAATGTTTACACTGCCGAGTCTCCTGTGGCTGTGCCTTCTGTTTGGACCAACTACAGTGATTTTGGACGTGTGGGCGATGCTGCTGGCAATATTTGGGCTGCGTTTAGTGTAGGACTAGGTACTGTGCCTGGTTTCAACACTGATTTCCGTGTTGTGATCATGCAGAAAACTGATCGTGGATTTGAACCACGGCAGTTATTGCCTGGCGGCAGCACTGGCGTAGATGGCAAATTCTCCGGCGACATAAAATTCAGCCAAGATGCATACTGGCTTTATGTGAGCAACCCGGTTGATAAAAAAGTACAGGCATATCAGCGTAATAGATTCCAGGAACAAGCCACTGAATTTACCTGTGACGGTGTACAGTTTATTTTCCCAACCGACGATAAAGTACTGGTTGATCGTGGATCACAGTGGTCTGTGACTCTAAACAGCACAGTACAGGCCTACAATCAAGATTACACAGCCAATGCCACACGTATCAGTTTCCGTGTACCACCGGCAGCTCCTGTGATTCAAGCAGTAGATAGTATTACTTCGGGTTCAACTGTGTTTACAGTTACCAGCATCAATGGATTGGCTGCGGGACAACAAGTTTCTGGCATGGGTATAGCAGTGGGCAGCAAAGTTGTATCCATTGATACCACCAATAATGCAGTGACCATTGATCGGGCTATCACGCTCACGGGTACCAATGTAGATATCACGTTTACCAACATGATATATGTGTCTCGCTGGGGCACAGATCCTGATTCAGCATATTGGGGATTTGGTGCCAATCCATTGAAACCCAATGGTATCACTAGATCGTTCCCCATTGATATGCTGGCAGGCGCAACTCCTGATCCCGAATCAGTGGGAGTTTACTACAACGGCGAACTCATGAGATTTAATAATTCTCCAGCCGTAGACGGAGATTACATCTATGATTATGTTAATCGTCAGATAGTTTTTAACTTTACGCCGCCTGCTACGTCATCCCAGGCAGTAACTTACTTGGCTCAAGATTATTTTACCGCTGTCACAGATGTTGTCAACCATGCAGGACTGTCTTTTGGTATCAGTTGCGCTACTGACAATGATGGTTCAGTGCTGGCGGTGGGCGATGCAGATGCAAACACTAGTAATATTGACATAGATGCCGACGGTGTGGCCTATGTTTATGACCGGGGCACTGTGTCTCACATGGTCAGTAATGTCAGCACTAGACTGTACTCTACTCCTTCTCCCATTCTTGGTCAGCCGCAGGTTTATCTCAACGGTCAATTATTATATCCTGACACAGGCATGACCATTGGAAGTTATGTTTATGAACCGGTATCGGGCACGGATTACACAGGCAATACTGCTGTGAGATTCAACGAAGGCGTGATTGATTCTGTGGGAGATATTGTAGATATCAGTTACAACAAACTGTCTACTATCCAGATCGTTACCAATCCGCAGTCTAATGCCAGCGGCAGCGAATTTGGCACAGCAGTAAGTTTTAATTCCAGCGGATCTGCAATCTTGGTAGGCGCGCCCAACGGCAATACTTCGGTATTGGGTGCAGGTTTTGCAGCCAGGATCGAAAATCAAACAGCAATTTATGGCAGCATCACAGGGACCACAGTTAATCCTGTTGTCACAGCAGGCTCTAGTCTAAGACTCGACAACTATTATGTAGAATTTGATGCTGCAAATATAACATCGGTTTCATTATCCAATGTCTGTAGCATCACAACATCAGCTCCGCATGGATTTTACAACGGCGAAACAGTTGTCATCAACGGTCTAAATGGCGGCGTTCTCAATCTCAATAACAAACCATACTATGTACGTGTCACGGGTTCGACTACATTTAACATTTTTGATTATGGTACTATTAGCAATGTCACAGCCAGCAGCAAAGTAGTGGTCACCAGTAATGTAGCAGCCAATATCGATCTGGGTCTGGCTATACAGGTGTTCAATCCAGTGGAAATTTCCCAAGTGCAGGGCATAGCCAATGTCAACAATACCACTGCCAATCCTTATTGGCTGGCTAGAAAAGCCAACGGCAATAGCACTACACAGATGGAACTGTTCCGCGGCGTTGGTATATTTGACATCTTGTCGGCCACTGAAGGTAATGTGGCACAGACCCTGGTGCTGACTTCCACCAATCCAAATATCACGAGAGGTACCGCAGTGGTATTGGAAAGCAATTCTGCTGCCATCAACAACACAGTGGTTTATGCTGGCAACATAGGAGTATACAATCACGGATCAGGCAGCACCTATAACAGTTTCGTTCTTTATACAGATCCAGCATTGATATTTCCAGTATCGCCTATAGGCAACACTGGACCCGGTGGTACCGTGGGCATATTCATTGATGGCACAGGATGGGGCAACTATGCTAGTGGAGGTCAGGTCCTACGATACATTGACACCACGGGATTAACGCCAGCATACAATGCCAGTACCAGCCAAGGCACTGCATTTGATGGAAGCCTTGATGGAGTTGTAAATGTAATTAACAATCAAGGCATATCCAATCTGCAGGCCGCTAATGCTGCAGGAAAACTACAACTGTCGGTAATAAATGCCAATGCTGCTATTCCCAATGAATTATTAAGTGTGCTGCCTGGAACGGAAACAACTTACACCTCTGGGGCCATGTATCAGTTGGGATTGTCTCCTTATTACGGTGCTGGAGCGCAGATCATAGGCGGGAGTTATCCTGCATACGGCAGTAGATTCGGCTTCCGCATAGATCAAGACTGGATTACCAATCAAACAGTGATCAGCAGTGAGTTCGGTACTGCTGCTGCCGAGACAACCTTTGATCTAGATACCACAACATTTGACGGCCGTACAACGAGATTTGATGATCTTTATGCCAAATCAGGATCGGTAGATGTTTATGATCTGTTGGTCAGTGCCAATGCCAGCAAGGATAATCCCAGCAAACTAGTATGGGATCAACAGTTGGTGGACTACTTGGTTCGCGCAGGACAAAATTTTGGCTATGCTGTGAGCATATTAGGCGACAATATCATTGTGGGTTCTCCGGGATATCAAGTTGACAATGTCATGCAAGGTCGTACACTGGTATTTTCGGGTCGCCGCACAGGATGGAAGAATCTAAGACAGCAGCCCAACGAAGTAGACATACATCTGCTGAACGAAGTAACCATATTCAATAAACAATCTAAGATCACTTTGAACTATCTCGATTTCATTGATCCCATACAAGGCAGGATCTTGGGAGCGGCACAACAGAATATCGATCTTATCAGTGCCACTGATCCGGCGGGTTATAATGTAGGCGACATCAATAACTTTGGTGTAAATTGGGGCGAATCGCAATATGGATACATCTGGTGGGATATCAACAGTGTGCGTTTCCTAGAGTACCACTTGCAAGACATTAACCAGGCTGCCAAAATTTGGGGTAGCACCTTCCCCGGCAGCAGCATCGACATATATCAATGGATTGAAAGCGATGTACCGCCGGCAGATTATACAGGACCCGGGACACCACGCAGTTTAACCAGTTATTCGGCCTACCAGATCATTACCGATACCAATAGCGTGGCTACCAAGTATTATTTCTGGGTGTCGGGCCTGGAAGGCGTGCCACCTTACACCAACAAGACTCTTAGTTGTGCTGCCATTGCTCAATACATCTTTAATCCAAGAAGTTCGGGCATAAGTTATCTAGCACCCATAAATCCCAGCACTGTGGCCATTTATAACAGCGGTAACGATTTCGTAGCCCAAGAAAATGTTTTACATATCTCCTATGATACGGTTCCACAAGACAACAACATACACGTGGAATATGATTTAATCCAACAGGATAATCCCAGACAGTTCATGGACGATACCACCTATGCCAAGTTTGTGGACAGTCTGTCAGGCATAGACGCGCTGGGTAACACAGTACCAGATCCTAACTTACCTCCTGGTATGCTGTATGGTATAAACTTTAATCCTAGACAAAGTATGTTCCGTGACAGATTCCTGGCACTGAAAAACTACATTACCACTGCCAATGAAATATTGTTGACCTTCCCGTTTGTGGAAGATTCCAATATGGAACTATTGGATTCTAAGGAATTGGCTCCCGAGTACGGTCAAACTGATGCCAACGGACAGCTGTGGTGGAATGTGCAAGTGGCCAACTTGACTGAGCTGGGATATCAGAATCTCTCGTTGGTTCCTGTGGGCTATCGTTATTTGGTAGACCTTGACAATCGTTATAACAATTTCTGGACCATACATCAGGTGTCATTGGATTCTACAGGTACTCCTACAACCACAGTGATCCGTGTGCAGACATACAACACTCCGGCATATTGGTCATATGTGAACTGGTATGCCGAAGGATTTGATCCTTTGCAAAGGCCTTTGTTCACAGTAGATTATCTCAGCCAAGCAGAACTGATACCTTTGCCAGACAACGGTGTAGTTAGAGTCACTAGAAATAATCCCATTGGATTTGAACTGTATCAGAACAAAGTGATAGACAGTTACAGAGATCCCGTGACACTGGAGTGGGTAACAGTAACAGAATTTACTAGGGTAGGCTTAGAAAATGGTACTATACAAATCAGTAATGAGATCTATGACTATTCCCAACTGAGAGACCCAGAATTAGATCCCAAGTTGGAAACTAGATACATTGTGGATAGTATTAACTTTGAGATACTTACAGGCTCCAGACTGATCCTGCGCAATCAACTGATGAGTCTGATGTTTAACTTTATACTAGGTGAGCAGATTGATTGTAATTGGCTTTACAAAACTTCCCTGATCGATATTACGCATCCTGTACGCAAGTTATTGCCCTACAGGACATTCAAGCGAGACAACAAAGATTTTGTGTATGGTTACATAGAAGAAGTCAAACCTTATCACGTGTTTATCAAAGACTTTAGTTTGGTTTACGCTACTGTGGCAGATGTGTATCCTGGTGATATCACAGACTTTGATGTACCTGCAACCTACAATGCCGCTGACGGCATTTACATCAGTCCCATATTGGAAAATGATCCTGACTATGTGAACTATGACAAGTATGGCATCTACGGTGTTGGTCCTTATGCTCAGTTCGAAGGCTATATCACAGCATCGGGAGGTAGTGGTGTCACTGTGCTGACTGTGACGGAAATGTTAAAAGGATCAATTTATATTGGTGCTAATCTTGTGGGCAGTATTATCTCTCCAAGGACGCAGGTAGTTTCCTTTATTGGATACAACTCTTTGGGCCAATCTACCTACAGTATCACTGGCCAATACGAAACTACCACCGCAGTAGGCACCATTGAAATCAATCCAATCTGGGCCACCCTGCCTTATCGCAACTGGTACAACAACTATGGCCTGTATCTAGTAGACATCATGGTAACCAATCCAGGCAGTGGATATACAGTACCTCCTGCTGTGACCATCAACGGAACCACAGCAGATTCTGCCAGGGCCACTGCTATCCTAAACGGCAATGGCAGCATCTCAAACATATTGATAAATTATCTCGGTGGCAGATATCTTTCACAGCCCACGATAACCATCGCTGCGCCTGATCAAGATTCGGGCACGCAGGCCACTGCCTATCCAGTGACCAGTTCCGGACCAGTGCGCAGTTTTGACACATCCTTGATTTACAATCGTATGAATCTGCGACCCAGTTTCACAGAGTGGATTCCGGGATTTGTGTATCGTGAAGGCGAACTGACTAAATTTTCTGGAGTGGTTTATCGCAGCAGATTTGACTATAATCAAAACACACAGTTTGATTTTAATCACTGGACAACAGTTCCTCCAGGCGACCTTGAAGGAGTAGATCGCACCTACGGTTACTATACTGGCGCACCTGGACAGCCAGGACTGATCCTGGATCAACTGATCACTGGATTGACCTATCCTGGTGTGATCACTGATCGCAGATACTTGGGTACCTGGGACACAGGTCCTTGGAGCACTGATCCTTTTGAATCCGATAGCGGAAGACTACAAACCATAATCAACGGCGGCGCATATCCCTTGGACAGCAGCACTGGAATCATACCTGCGTTGAATGCCTGGGATGTCAATGTGTATGGTGGTGCCTATGTAGATACCTACAGCAGCCACGCTCCAGAGGAACTGGTACCCGGTGCGGTGTTTGACACTTTAGACTTGACAGTGTATACCATACCTGGCCAAGACAACACAGGCGCAGGATTTTCCAGCCCACTGAATGGCAGGATCGTTGCAGGAGATGGAGTCACTGATACCTACAGTTTCCAACTGTTGATTAAATTCCCCGAACAGGTACTGGTGTTCAAAAAATCAGGCACAGGAGAAAAACTCCGCCTGCAGGAATCAGTTGATTATGTCATTGACTGGCAACTGCAAAACATTGAATTGACCACTGCGCCCACTGTCAACGAGCAGATAATGATCATCGCAGTGGGACTGGGCGGCGGCAATCAGATATTGCGCTCCAGCGAAGTTTATGTGGATGGTGTCGGCGCCAACGGCAACATAGATGTACCAGTGCAGTACACACAGGTATGGTCCTTGCCAGTGTTTGTGAATGGGCAAGCTTTGACACAGGGCACAGATTATACCATTGCTGCTTACCGTCCCGAAGAACCATTGCCCGATGACAATGACATCTATCCTATTACTAGAATTAATTTTGCCAACGCTGTTGCAGCCAACAGCAGAGTCGATTACACAGTGATAGGCGAAAGATATCAAAGCACCAACTATAGTTACAGTCTACCTGTGGTAGAATACTATACAGGCAGCAGCAGTGCAAACGTGTTTGCTGTGACCAACTCATTGACTGGAACCAATCCCATAGCGGCTATAGTAGAATTAGAAGGCAGCAGACTGCGTGGCCCGCACTGTGTAGAATACACGGCCGATGGCACACAAACTACATTTGCTGCAGGATGGCAAAGAGACGTAGCCCCCAACGCTATAGTTTCAGACGACGTCATAGTGTATCTCGACAATGAGGCAGTGACTACTAGTATCTGGACTAGCGGATATCAAGAGATCACTGACACTTATGATATTGTATTCGGTGATGCTCCTGCTGCAGGCACAAGGATAGTGATTGCGGTCTGGGCTGCTGCTGAATATTTCTTTGATGTTGGTGGCAGTAATCTTCATATCTATTCCTCGGCATTGCCTGCAGCCAGTTCCAATATTGGCTTGACAACTTGGCAAGAAACCGCTGAACAGAATTTCCTCAACACAGTATCTCTGGGACAGACCATTATTCCAGTGACTCCTGAATTGTCTATCAGCACCAACGGTCGTTGGGCTGCCGGCAATAACTTTATTACAGTGGGCACTGATACCGCCGGTATCTGGAATAGCCAGGGTCTGTGGTTTGACTACGCAGCCTATGGTTCGGGCATTGACATAGGCAATCTCAATCCTTACCCCAACGGCACCAGCAACTCGGCTAACACTGCCATACCTTCAGAAATGTTGAGTTATGGCAACGTCTTGATAGTATTAGATGGACAATATATCAATGTGGGCGACTTGGTGTCCGGCGCAGGTATACCCTATGGAACTGCAGTAGAACAAGTCAGAGAGTTCAAGAACAGAGATCTGCAGACCAACTGGGCAGTGGCAGTAGATCGAGCCTTGCCAGGTAATGGACAGATATGGACAAGACAGTACAGTAACATCACTGCTCCCTATTTGAACAACACACTATATGGTCTCAGCACTGGTCCAAACATCTTGGCACTGGGCGATAACAATAATATCCTTATGAGTAACAATGCTAGCCAGTGGACCAACATTGATCCCGTGGCACTGTTGCCATTGCGTAGTGTGGCCTATGGTAATATAGGTGGAACAGGATACTATATAGCGGTGGGTCTAGAAAGCAATATTCTGCGTAGTAGTGATGGCGTAAATTGGACACAGGAAGGTTTCGCCCTGCCCTTGAACACTTATGCTTTCCGCGCTGTGGCTTATGGCGCAGGAAAGTTTGTGATTGTTGGTGACAGTGGCGTGATATTCGCCAGCGCCGATGCACTGAATTGGACACAGGAAACCAGTGGTACTGTTGAAAATTTAAGTTCTGTTAGTTATGACGGCGCTGAATTTATCGCGGCAGGTGAAAATGCTATGATGCTGGCCAGTTCCGATGGCAGTGTCTGGGTACGTAGATTCTTTGGATATGTGTCTGCTACCACTGTTGTTAATCCGGGCAACAGTTATGTAGCACCGCCCACAGTACAATTCCAAGGACCTTTCAACGGAACAGGTATTACCACTTTGGGTTTTCCTGCTATCGAAGGTGGAGTAGGTCGTATCGACATCGCCAACACCGGTGTGTTGTATGGACGTCCTCCCAACGTAGTAATCTCTCAGTCAAACATCACCACGTTCTCGGGTAATGTACCATCGGGAGCCACAGCCAATGCATATCTTACTTTGACAGGCCCTGTGACCTATATTGGATTGGTCAACGGCGGCACTGGTTATAATACTGCTCCCATAATTGGATTCACCGACAGCATAGGTGGTACCGGAGCCAATGCGGTGGCCACACTAAACGCCAATGGCAATATTACTTCTATCACACTGCTTTCAGGCGGCACAGGATATAGTACTGTATTCAACGACATACAAGTGACTATAACACCTGTGGGCAACGATGTACCGTCTATTTCGGCCACTGCTATCGCAGCAGTCACTGGCAATTTAAATCTCTTGCAGATGACTAGCTATGGCGTCAACTATAGTTCCTACGATTTGACATCAGCTGCTAACAATAGTCCTACCGTATCGTTTACTCCTTATACAGTGGCAGGATACAGCAATAGTCTTACCACAGGTAACGTCTATCAGAGTTACATAGTTCTGGACAGCATAGCAGAACTGCAGATTGGTATGAACATAGAGTTTACCGACAATAGCAACAATCAGGTGTATATCGGAAACGTCACGACAATTTATACAGGTAATAGCAGTATTGGCGTATTTCCGCCCCTTTACTATCAAGTTGATCCGTTTACAACATTTGCTGCCAGAGATAACGGTAGAAATGCTGCAGCGGTATTTGGTGAATACTACGATGCTGGGGTAACCGGCATCATAATCACAGAGCGTGGATCGGGATATGAATTTGCTCCTAACGTTTCTGTCAGTTATCCGCCAACAGCCGGTGGTGCTGTAGCTGAAGTCACTGCATCTATCGTGGATATAACCACTGAAAATTTAAATGATGTTAACTATATAGGCAACTATTGGTTGGCAGTAGGCGACCAAAGCACTACCATTTACAGTGATGATAATATCACATGGTTTGAAGGCAATGTTGCACCCAATGCGGCGGTAACGTTGAACACAGTGTTTGGCAGCAGCATCGGCAACGCCAATGTATTTTTAGCCGGCGGCTTAGGCGGCAATCTTTACCTCAGCAACGACGTGGCACAGGGCTGGCAACAGATAACTAGCGGAACTACTGCCAATATCGCTCAGGGCGCTTATGCCAGTGGTAATTATGCTTACGTGGCTGCAGGTGGTGTGATTGCTTACAGCACATCGGGAGCCAATGGATCTTGGCAGCAGGCTGCAACCAGCGATGGCACTACACAGGATATCTGGGGTGTGATAGCCAGCGGCAATACTGTAGGAGATTGGTGTGCTGTTGGTAGCCGTAGTACTATCCTACGTACATCAAATGTAGCCACTTGGCAGGCCTATAATCAAGAATGGCCCTTGAATGACAGCGAATATGGATACCAAAGTTCCAGAGATACCTACGTGCTAGTTGGAGACAACGGCACCATATATCGCAGTATTGGCAGCAGCAGCGACTTTGTGCGTGTAGATGCCACCACCGATGAAAATATCGAATCAGTGACCTTTGGACTAGGAAAGTTTGTAGCAGTAGGCAGCAACGGCAAGAGTTTGGTCAGTACCGATGCCAACACTTGGACGGTGTATGACATAGGTAGCACTGCGACCTTTAGAGACATAACTTACACAGGTGCTAATTCGGGTCCCATGGCATTTATCGCTGTGGGCGATTCAGGGCAGGCCTACAAATCTGCAGATGGTCAGGTATGGTCAAGGATGTTAGTACCCACATCTTCAAATTTACGTTGTGTAAATGTAGCTGTCACAGGCAGCACAGTCAAGACAGTGATAGGCGGGGAAAATGGCGCACTTGTAGTCAGTGTTGATTCATTTGGCAACAGTTTTGTATTGATCTCAGAATCAGGATCAGAATCTTTTATTCAGTCTAACGCCAACAATCGCACATTCACAACCACAACTTCTACACTGCTGGCCACAGATACACAGGAAATTTCAGTATTATTAAACGGCAATGCTTTGACACGCGGAGTAGACTATGCCGTGACTGCTATCAATCCCAATGTCACCATACTGATGACCAGTAATGTCAGCGTCAACAGCAATGTTACCATTGTCACTGATATGATCAATTGGAATTCCGTTGCTTATGGTGCTAACAAGTTTGTCTTGGTAGGACAGAATGGTACGGTTTGGAATGGATACGACAACGCTTCTACTTGGACAGAAATGCAACCCTTGACCAGCGCTAATATTACCAGCGTGGCCTATGATCAGACCACCAGTCAGTTTGTCAGCGTAGGCGAGTCAGCAGGAAGTCAGCAGATAGGTACGCAAAGTTATATCGCCACAACCTTTACAGCAGAGTACTATCCCTTGTCCTTTGTTCCTGACTTTACAAGAATCGTACCAGGTATGCTGGTAACTGGTAATTATCTACGCACCAACACACTGGTCACAGGCACAGATTATGCTCAACGTCAGGTCTATATCGATACCACACAGTATTCTTCTAGATCTAATATAACAGTGACATTTACTCCCACACAGATCGAAAATGTCTATCCTGTGCAGGATCCCGTGACCAACGGCTACAGACCATGGACCACGCTCAATGGCAACAGATTATTCTTTAACGAAGATTATGTCGCCGAAGGCTCTGCTGTGCGTATCGTGGCCAACGGCCTGCCCGACACAGATGTAGTGCAAATTCTTGATTCCAGCCAGAATTCAGTGCCCGATGAATTGGATTTCAAAGTCTGGAAAGACATGAATGACAACACCGCTGTGTACCGTATGACAGAACTCAATGTCACAGAGACTACGGTAAGGGTACAATTCACCGATGACATCATTTATCTAGAAGACGCATCTAAGTTATCATTGCCACAACTGTCACTGAATCAGATTGGAGTAGCATTTGTAGGATCGGAGCGTTTGGCCTACAGATACATCGACTATAGCAATAATACCATATCGGGATTGATACGTGGCATCGGTGGAACTGCCGCACAGGATCACGAAGTGGGCAGTACGGTAGTAGATGCTGCCACACCCAACATCATTCCCATAGCCTATAGAGATCGCATAACGGCTGAGCAGTTCACAGGAGATGGCAACACCCGTACTTTTGCCACTGCTACCATAATGGCTGATATCCAACAAGAAGTTAGATTGGCCGTGGCAGGAACAGAGATCGCCATGCGTATGGCCAGTATTACAGCCGACGGCGTGGTCAATACATTTACTGCCACAGATTCCAACGTTTCTGGCAGCGACATAGGTAATATCGCAGTTGACCGTTATGATCAAGTCATGGTAGCAATCAACGGAGCACTGCTGCCCACACCCAATGCCAATGTATTCTTTGGCGATAACTATACCAACGTGTTTATAGCCAATAATGTTTCTGTCAGCAACGTGGCCAATGTTATAGTGGTGATCAACAATCAAGTGGTAATACCCACCGGCATTTCGTTGAGCAATAGTCATCCCAATGTAGTGATAGATCCCCCACCCAATGGTAATTCTTGGGTGCATATCAGTGACACATATGCTGTGATAGATACCGACCCAGTTCAGGTAGCATTTGCTCAAACGCCCGCAGCCAACGCTATAATCACTATCGCCGCAGATTATTATTCAGTGGGTGTGATGCCTGCTGTAGTTACACTGGCAGAAGCACCAGCCAATGGGGTAACAGTGGTAGTTGGTATTGACTCTAGCAAAAATTGGTACAATGCCACAGGAGATGGTATAAGACTGCAGCATCAACCCACAGTTGCAGGTCGATTCCTGCAAGGTGACGTATAAAATAGCGATAAATAACAGAATGCAAAATCAAGAGCCACAAAACAAACAACAATCCCAGAAACCCACAAAACCTGTGGATGAAAATCTGGGTATTTTGGTACAAGATCATATCCGTATCTTTGATCCAAAAAATCAACAGATGCACTATCGGGGGAGAGGATAATGCTGTCTAGCGTTCCAGCGATGATACAAGGATTTGTCAAAATCTCGGATCCCAAAACAGGACAGGTATTTGTTGACAAAAAGAATGCCATACACTACGAGAACATGAGTCGCAGTCTAGCAGAAAGCCTGGCCAATCGCAACACAGGATATATCTATGAAATGGCTTTTGGCAACGGTGGCAGCACAGTAGATGCAACAGGCGTGATCACATACTTGCCGCCTAACACAGTGAATCAAAATGCTGATTTATACAATCAAACATATGCCAAAGTAGTAGACGATAATTCAGCAGCCAATCCTGATCCACTACGCAACTATCTCACAGTGGTACACATACCTGGTAGAGTCTACACAGATATCGTGGTAACTTGTTTGTTGGACTACGGTGAGCCCAGTGATCAGCAGGCTTTTGATAACAGCACAAATTTTAATGGAGAGTATGTGTTTGACGAAATAGGACTAAAAACCTGGCAAGGGCAAGATCTTCCCCTGCGCTTGGTAACACACGTGATTTTCCATCCCGTGCAAAAAAGTCTAAATCGACAGATACAGATAGAATACACAGTTAGGATACAGACGCTGACTAACTTGAGCGCGGCCTAAATAAATATCAATAACGGAGCAAGAAATGCCTTATTCAGTTACGCTAACCCGAGGTGCAATATTCGCTAACATAGCGGATGGAACCATTAACCAAACGTCAACCATGACGCTGATTGGTCGCGACTTTGCCAACTATGGACAGTTCGTAGATCAGGATTTTATACGCTTACTGGAATCAGGTGCAGCCACAGCCAACAATCGTCCCACCAACGCATTGACAGGACAACTTTGGTATGATCTAACCAACACACAGTTAAAAATCGCCACACAGGGCAACATACCCAACGGAGCAACATATACTGGAAATGCCATTACCTGGCAAGGAGTCATGCCAGCACGCTCGGCCAATGCGCCCAGCGCACCTGCCAAGGGTGATCAATGGATGTATGTTGACAGCGCAAGCAACATTGCGCAGTTGATAGTGTACAGTGGAGACACTACAAAAACCACATTTGGAAATCCGGGCTGGCAAGCCATTGGCCCGCTTACACGTCAAGACACAGTAAATGTGGCTGTGATCAATGCCAACGTAGGCAACTTCACAACCAACACCGGCGACGGCCGCATCGATGTCAACAATTTATATGGTAACACTGCAGATATCACTGACAGTATGTACGTTGGTAGATTCAGCAATGGTGCCAACAACAGCACATCCTTCCTGGATGTACGCGGACAAGGCATCTATGGCAATCTTAATGGAGTGCAGGCTAATATTACGCAGTTGGGCGCATATAACGGTGGATTGTTAAATTATATTGCTGTAGGCAACAGTGCTAATCCTGGAACATTTACACAGATAGCTGGCAACGGCATTACCACAAGTCAAGGCATCACAGCCTATGGAGCCAGTTATCTCGCATCTGTGGCTGGAAATTCTGCCATATTTAATACCATGGGCAATACCAACACACAGATATATGGTGTGATACAGCCCAGCAGCAAATATCAACCCTATGTCAAAGGCCTGGGCATACAAGAAGCAGCCTTTGATGCATCTAACAATGCTATTGGCAACGCTGCCTTGGCTGTACGTGGCGACATCATTGTAAGTTTTGGCAACGGATTCACTGGATACAGCAATGTCAATCTGGGACAGAATCCCAATACTGGCACAGCATTGAATGCGGTATATGCCAAAACATTTTTTGGTAACTTGTCTGGCGCTTTGCTAGGCGACTTGCCTGCAGCCAACATCACAGACATAGCCATACCATCCGACGGCGGAATCTATGTAGGTGACGGTAACACTACCACAGGCGAAGGCAATATCCGAATCGTGGGTGCCAATGGCACCGGTAGTTTCAACAATGCTGTATACATTGGACGTCCTCCAAACAATCTTGGTAACGGCAATGTGGGTATCATCCATACCTGGGGCACCAGCACAGTTCCCGGTGGAGTAGGCGACATCCTGACATTTACCAATCTCACAGCCAATGTGCTGTATGATTTTTACAGAGATGTGCGCATCCAGGGTAATCTTTATGTGCTGGGCAACACAGTTGAAACCAACGTAGAAACCATTACCACTGCTGACAAAGATATCACATTGTCGGACAACACAGTCACTGCCAATATCATTACTGGATTAACTGGCGCTGGCATACTTTTAGGCAATGCAGCCAACGTTGGTGCAAGTAACCAATTGAAGTTCACAGGAGTGGTGCAAGCCTCGGGTTCGGGCAGTCCGGGCTACGATGCCCAGCGCTGGGTACTCAATCGCAGTTTGAATATAACCAGCGATTATCCCAACGTTGGTGGCAGCCTAGGAGATCTACGCGCCACTGGTAATATCTTTGCCGATGGTGCCGTTTCTAACAGCAGCTTCAACGGTGCTGCGGTAAGCAATCTTTATATCACAGGCACAGGTGGTTATCACACTGGACTATATCGTGGAGCCATTGGTGGAATGTTACACGCCAATGGTGCGGTAGGCAACGCTGTGGGCACATATTTTAGTAGCACAGTATATCCTGCTACCATACTAGGCACAGCAAATACCACTGCACTGAGAGACAGTGGCGGTAATATCACAGCCAACAATTTTATTGGTATCGCTACATATGCACGTTATGCTGACTTGGCCGAACTTTATCTAGCAGATAGAGAATACGTTGCTGGAACCTTGGTAACCGTAGGCGGAGATGCCGAAATTACTGAGTGTACCAATCAAGATCATCCCCTGGGAGTGATATCGACCAATCCTGCATATCTAATGAATATGTCATTGGTGGGCGGTGTTCCTGTGGCCTTGCGCGGCCGCGTGCCAGTTAGATTCACGGGCGTGGTCCATAAAGGTGATAAACTGGGTCCCAGTGACGTTCCTGGTGTATGTGCCAGAAATAATGATGTACCGATTGCCATAGCACTACATAATGCTTATGCAGAACCTGGTACTGAAGCAATGGTTGAGGCTGTTATACTGTAACGATGAATAGCATAAACGAATTCAAAGCCTTTATTGGCCGAGAGTTTGTTTATAGGCATAATTTGATCAGCGTGATAAAAAATGGTGGACACTATCTTGTTCACAATCACGCTGAATTATCAAAACTTTACAATGGTCATGCCATCAAACTCGAAGGCCTAGAACGCTACTCTCGCGAGTTGGCTATAAAATGTGCTGGTTTGAAAATCATGTATGATCATGTTGGGCCAGTGACTTGTCACGCTTACAGAGCCTTTCCGGGTTCGCAGAGTTTTGGCTCACACTCAGATCCCATGCCAGTATTTTTAGAAGTGATTGAAGGCACCAAAAATATGATTGTGGACGGAGAATGGCGCACACTCACAGCAGGTGATACACTGTTGATTCCAGCCAATGTACCACATGAAGCTGTCAACCAGGAAGACAGTCTCATGCTGAGTTTTGGCTTAGAATCTTACTTGATAGATTGTCAATGAATTATCTAAGTTATCTCAAGACCACTGAAACCTGTAATTTAAATTGCCGGCATTGTTTTACATCTGGTACCCAAGGGCGTAAGATATTCTGGAATCCAGATCACGTGATTGATTTTTTCCAGCGTTTCCACCAGCACGTGGGCGCAGGGCACACCATGCACTATGAATTCCACGGTGGCGAACCATTTCTGGCCCCAGTGCAAGATATGATCCGTGTATATGATCAATTGCGTGATACTTTTGATGTTGCTTCATTTGGCTGCACCAGTAATCTAACCTTTAAACTAAATCAAGACATTGAAGATTTCATCTTGGGTCCATTGGGTCGACGCATAGGCACCAGTTGGGATCCGGCTATTAGATTTGCCAATGTTAGACAAGAATCATTGTGGCGCAGAAACGTTGAAAGGTTGCTGAGCCTAGGAGTGTCCATAAAACTGTTTATCAGCGTCACACGGGATACTATCAATATAGAACCCATTGAACTGCTGCGCTGGGTGCGAGATTTAGGTGTTCAAGAAATGGATCTAGAACGCTTGACCAACAACGGCAATGCTAGACAGCATCCAGATATTTTCCCCCGAAATCTAGATCAGGATCAATGGTTTTTAAAAATGCACCGTCAGATACAGCAATACGATGCAAGATCGTGGTTTGCCAATGAGTTCATGGAAAATATCTACAGCAAGTTCGAACGTAACATTACTGGAGCAGGAACTTTCTGCAGAGATTGCGAACAAAAACTTTTTACCATCAATGCGGATGGAACAATAGGTGGCTGTCCCAATGCTGCGCCCGAAGAAAATTTTGGACATATTTCCATGGGCATACAAGATGTCCTGACCCACCCGCAGCGCATAAACAACATAGCCTGCGAATCGCACAGGAATACCCTGTGTTATGACTGTGATGTATTTGACAAATGCGGATCAGATTGTCATCAATTGAGCTGGCAAGGCGACGTTTGCGGTGCGCCCAAGAGCCTCATGCGAGAACTAAAGTATGGTACAGCCCAAGATTCCTACAAAATTCCCGCCAAAATGTTTAAAATAGTCCCAGTTTAAATTTTGTATAAATAGTATTATGGCTCAATTACAGTCCGGATACATTATCAATGCTTCTAATCTCATCAGCGCTTTTGGCTATGATGCCGTCAGCGCCACTGGCCCACAGGGCAACGGCACCAGTGTAGCTTATGTGGCCAACAGCACAGTGAATTTTGCTGATGGCATTGCTTGGGGGCCTGCCTCGGGCACATTGCCCGCAAAATATCCCACAGGTGATACACAATGGATTGCTGTATTTGGCGGCAATGGAAGATCAGGTTCTTCAACAGGCAATGCCTGGGCCACCGCCAATGCTGTGCCCGGAGATTTTAAAAAAACATATCCAAGTGATCCCAGTGTAGATTATGTTATTTTTGCCAGCCACTATTCGGGCAACGGACTGCCCAGTTCAACTGCGGTGCTGTATCAATCGGCCAGGAATTTTTTAACTGTGAACTGGTGTAGAGCTACAAAAATCACCACTGGAGATATTGCACCACCACCATCTGTGTACGGACCTTTCAAAGCAAGTTTTTCAACTGCACAATTTTCCTCCAGCTTTGTAAATCCTACCACTCCGCGCGGACACACTGACACAGATACATTTGATGGTAGCATTGCCAATGCCACCTATGCAGGAAATGAAAACACTGCCAATCCCACCAATAGAGAGGTCTGGGGTATCAATAACTATTTCAACAGTCTTAAAAAATCTTTCAATAATAGACCCATCACTAATGTCAGTATAACAGTTTGTCACGCTCAGTGCCACTCCAGCTGCCATAACAGTCGCGGCAGGAGATAAGCATGACCATCTCCACCGGTGATTTAGTAAGATCACGAAATCCGGGCAATGCGCAAAGTATAATCCAGAGTTTTCTCAATGACTATTTGGCCAGTACCAATGCCAACAGTCCCAACAACAATGTGTTATTCTACACCGGTAGTTACCCTACCAGAACTGTGCCTGCAGCTTATCGAGCTGCAGCCAATGCCTACTATGCCGGTTTAGGTATTTTTGCGCCTACATCAAATCAAGTGGCCAATGTGCTCACAGACAGCAACATTGCCAATGTTGGTGGGCAGATCATATCTGCCACTGCCAATGTAAGTCTCACATATCCAGCCAGTGCGTCACAGGCCATATCTGCAGGCAACTTCTCAGGATTTAGCCAGATTTTTTACGGCGAACTACAAAGATACCTTATCTATAGACGTGTACAGGCCATAACCGTAGTCACAGGTGATATAGCACCTGCAGGCACTTACACAGATTCAGGCAAGGCCTTGGTAACTTCTGGCTATGCATTATCCGCAGGTAACATAACCAATCCCGGCACTAATGTAAATTTCGCCACTGATCGTGTGATCAGTGCCAGCACAAATGGAACCTTGGGCGGGTCGGCAGCAGTGGCATTCAACACATATTGGGCTGCATTGATGAGCAATTGGTCCTCGGCATACACCGCTGCTGGCACTATATCAATGTCATACAGCACCTGTCATGCCCAGTGCCATTCCAGCTGCCACAATTCAAGAGGAAGAAGATAAAATGTCAAATGTAATCACTACCACCGCACCCATATCATTGGAAAATTTGAAAATTTATTTCAGTGACAAATCCACTAGATATCTAATAGACTATAAAAATTCCAAACTGCAGGAACAAAAACTCCTAACTTATCTTGGTAATTTGGATCTCAATTGCGATATAGACATTGAAGATTTTAACGATCCCGATCATGCCAAACTATTGCAAACCTACTTTGCCAGCACCACGCTGGTCAATATTCCCACGCTGGAACGTGCGGCCATGGGCGTGCTGTTTGAATACAAGGGCCTGATACAGCCAGGATATTTTACCAACTTCATACAGGAAAATATAGAATTGGTCAAATGCTGGGTACAGAAATTGGATAGCCTGGTTCTGTTCAACACCTATGCTATCAATGACGAACTAGCCAAACAAGAAGTCAAAAATTATCCGGAAGATGACACAGACTCCATTGAAGGAATCAATTGGATAAGTCTATTGAAAAACGAAGAATTTTTCTATTTTTATCAGATCTTGGACGCATCTAATCTGCGATACTACAGCCGCTATTTTAGTGAAAATATGTTCAAAGGGCGTAATCTTTACTCGTTCTGGGCCAATAACAACAATCCCATGTTTTTGATCACCTGGGGCATATTAGAAGAAAAAATAAATAGTAAACAGTGGCAAGAATTGTTGAGTCAGGCCACACAAGAACTTAAGGAACAACAAGATGCTACATCTCTTTAAAAGAGTATATCTAGCTTTAGATGAAACGCTGGATACCGCACAACATCGTGTGGTATTGAGTCAGGATTTTGGTCACCCAATGGGAGGTGAATTTGCCTCTGTTGGCCAACTGCTAGATTACAATGAAAGCGTGGAAGGTGTGATTGGCGCCGGCAAAACCTATCCAGACTATCTGAGTTTCTTGAATTTCCTTGGATCAAAACAAGACGAGTTAAATGCGCCAGTGACAGTGTACGCAGATCGAGACAGTTTTGTCAAAATAGGAACTAATTTTTTCCGTGCTGCATTGCCTTTGGCCACGGTCAAGGACATCTATCAGATCTTGGCTTTCTACACTGTTAGACAAAGCCTGTTAAGTAGTAATGTTACATTCTCTAGTCCTGTTCAAAATCATGCACGCCTTAAAAATAAAGCTGCCATTACAGAAGCCGAAGTATCTGCTGAATTTTTCAAGGGACAAACCAACCCTGTTGATTTCTATAGTTTTTTTGCTGAAAAAAGAGCCGATCTAAGCATAGAATTTGTATTGGCAACATACAGTTACAATGGTCAATGCGAAGACATATTCAGTGAACAGATCAAAGGCTTTTGTATCAAGCACGCCTACTTGAGTGCGTTGGAAGCCAGAGAGCACATAGTTGACACGCTGACGTCAGAAAAAACCAAAAGCGTCTTGAATCTTTCGGATCGTCCAATTTTGGAAATGATTGGAATTTTGCAGCAAGCCGAATCCACACGCTTGTTGTTTGACGATAGGTTTTTCCCAAGAGATGTTTCTACAGTTAGTTTTGATGCTAACTGGCGCAGAGTATCTGAATCTGAAATTGCCAAATTGTCAAAAACAGTGATCAAAGTTTTTAGAGATCTCAAAGGCTTGCCTTTGAACGAAGTACCCATTGGATTCTTCCCCGGCATAGAACACATCAATAATCCGGCACAATGGAGTCAGTATCGAGATCGTGTCATGGATGTTTTGCCATTTATTGCGTCTAGCGAGTCACATAAAATCAATGCTACATTGTTTAATTACATAAACGACGCTAGAAAAAACAACCGTGAGTTACTGAGACCATTTGTCATCAACGGTTGCACCTGACCTTTTATTGCCATTACCACTGATAATATTGGCTAAGTATTTTGGACCAATATTGCCATGAGTGATCTAGACTTTTATAAAATCATTGAGAACAAAATCATCGACTATGTAGAAGTCGTGGTGCTGTTCTTTGAGCACTGCAATATGAAGTGTGTTTTTTGTCCTCAGAATCATGATGATACCACTGGCGCCAACAGAGATAGTATCATTGGCAAGTCTCAATTGGTAGTAGATTACATCAATACCAGTCCCAAGCAACAGTTTGTAATACATATCATGGGCGGAGAACTGTTCCAGGATCATTGGATCAAACAAGGATTCATTGAGGTGTATCAGGAATTTATTGACACTGTAAAACACAATGTGGCCAGCGGAAAAACTGTAGATTTTCTTTTTGTTACCAATCTGGTGTATGAACAAATTGACGCAGTCTTGGACTTTTGTCGCAACAATCAATTGACCATGAATGTAAGTTACGATCCGGCTGGTAGATTCAACGCACAGGAACTGGCACTATTCAAACGCAACATTGAAAAGTTCCAACCCTATGTACATTTGATTTCAACTGTGATCACCCGACAAAACATCGAGAAAATTATAGCAGGTGATGCCTATTATGATTATCTGTATCAAACATTTGAAACAGATTGGGATCAACTTTTGCCTGGAAAGAATTTTAATCCAGCACTCATGCCTCGGGAAAGCCAGTTATTAGAATACTATCGATTCATGATTGACAAGTATCCTCGCTGCAACAACATCGCGTACTTTCTCAATCAAAATCAACAAAAGAAAATGTCTTGTACTAGAGGCAGCAGCCACACTATCATGACAGATGGATCATCCCCCAAGGGCTGCAGCGGCACTGTGCTGTTAAAAGATCCCCGCAGCCAAGAACTTGGTTCTAGCAAGATCATACAGATATTCTTGGAAGAAAAAGATTGTCTCAGTTGTGAGTTTTATTCACGTTGTAGTTTCACTTGCTTTATCAAGAACGAATACAAACATCTCATAAGAGATGTAGATGGTTGTGTATTTGCAGAAGCGTTTAGATATGCAGATGCAAAAACAACATAATTCACTAACCCTGGCTTTTGTAAATCCACCCCATGCGGATTGGAGCCTGGCCAACAACGTCACTTACCTGCTGTGTCAAAGTCATTATCAGCGCAATGGCAAGTATGCTGATCGTGTCAAGTGGTTGCCGGCTCCTTACAAGTTCGATCGATATGAGACTTATAAAGAAGTCTATCAAGAAATTGCCCAAGCAGATGCGATCATGTTTAGCAGTTATGCTTGGAACTATACCATCTGTGATGAAATAGCCAAGATAGCCCAAGCACAAGGCAAGATAACTATCCTGGGCGGTCCGCACATTGGCACCAACGAACCAGAGTTTTTGGCCACCAGAACCTACTATGATTATATTTGCCGCCCTACCAAGCCCGGCGAAACATTTATTGAAGACTTTATCAACAGTTATTTTGACAACCAAGGTCGGGCACGCAAAGCAGACATCAGTTGGGAATTGAACAGCGAACGAGAACGTTCATATCTCATAGACTATGACTACAGCGTCTACGAAGACCATTTGCCTTATCTGAGTGAAATAGTAGAATATGCCAGGTCCCAACGCATAGAGCCTTTTATAGTGCTAGAGTCCACTAGGGGTTGTCCATACAGTTGTGTGTTCTGTGAATGGGGCGGTGGCATTGGCACTAAAATATACAAAAAATCAGAAGCAGTGGTCAAGCGAGACATCCTGGCGCTCAAAGCCGCGGGATTCCGCGATGCTTATCTCACCGATGCAAACTTTGGTGTGTTCGAGCAACGTGATATAGAACTGTTTCGGTTTGCATGGCAAAACAAATTCAATCTCACAGACATCAGCACAGTAAAAAGTCGTGACCTCACTAGAAGAAAACGATTAGTAGATGCTTGGTTTGATGTTGTGGGACGTGGTCCAGAAAGGCACAGTGCCAGCGAAGGGGGTACTGATATGTGGGGAGAGACCGAGTTTATCAGTGTGGTGCCTACGGTCAGTATACAAAGCGTCAGCGACGAAGCCATGAAAGTGGCCAATCGTGTGGATCTTAGTTTAGAAGATAAAATAGAACTCAGCAGACACATCAATCAACGCTGTAGAGAACAGGGCTTTCCTACTCCTGCCGTGGAATTGATCCTGGCCATGCCCGGGTCAACCATTGATGATTTCTACACAGAATTTGAGATCATGTATAACTTCCAAGCGCGATCCACAGTGGGCAATAACAGCGGCTGGTCCAGTTTCAGACATGACTATATGTTTCTGCCCGATAGCGAACTCAACAGCGATGTTTATAAAATTAAATACAAGATCGAAACTGTAGAAGTCTACAGCGACATCATCGATGAAGACGGTGTAGACAATTGGAACAGCCTGTACAAAAACAAACGCACTTACTTTAAAACTATCAGGAGTTGCTATAGTTTTACCAGGGAAGAAATGTTAGAAATGTGGTTTATGAATCAAGCAGGACCTTATGTGTTAGAACATTTTTTTGATCCACTAAAAGACTATACAACACCCAAGGAGTGTGCTAGAATAGCCTACAAGGTTATCCAACAGTTGGATGATTACGGCCCCATACATGATATGATAGCAGATATTTTCAATCCCGATACTGAACCGCGTAGCATAAGGAAATTAGGCAATAGGTTTAGGGTGCTTGTGATAGAGGAAATGTTGAACGCCAACAAACCTTTGATAATGAACGGAGTCATGAATCATGTATTACAACATTAAAGATATCTATAGCAAAGGATTTGTACAACTCAGTGAGCCCGACGCCTTGGCATTGATCAACATCGATGAATTCAAACTGTTGAATGTGGAAGAACGTGTTAGAGATAACGGCAAGCAAGATGTCAGTGCCGAACTGGCCAAGAGATTAGAAACCTTGGCTTTGTATTTGAAAACCAAGTACATAGATCCCGAATGGCCCGCGGCTGAATACAACAAGTTCATAGTTTGGGATGGCGTGGATCGTGACAATCAAGGTTGGCACACAGATATGTTTGAAAACTATGACATTTTCTTTTTGTATTATTTTGATGACACCCATGCTGAAACAGGTGGCAGCATAAACTTCAAATGGGGAGTGTTACAAGGCCAGGAACAGACTGCCACATTCCAGCCCCGGGCAGGTGATGTTTTCATGGTCAATAATCTTCGCGGATTTTGGCACAGAGCCGATGATACAAAGATACGTCGACGAGTGGCCAGTTTTGATTTTTGTGTAGGATTGAAAAATGGAACTCAATGAACTGTTAAAACTCAAACTAGAATATAGCAAAGAAAGAGATCTTTGCGCAGAGTTGTACAATGTCTGGATCACTAAACTACACGATTTCCAACACGATCCTGAACTGTACGATATGTATATGCGCATGATCAACAACATGGAACCTTATGGTGCATATGTCAAAGAACGTATACGTGAAGTCAATAGGCAGATCTGCCAAATCAAAGGCGTCGACAGTATCGGTGACACTGAGTATGCTGCTGAATGTATCAACAAATATGGATTTGAACAGCCAAATGCTGAATGACTATTTTCAAGCACAGAGCCGATGTTTCAAAAAATTCTCGAGTCACTTCGTCTTATTTTTTTAATTTAGAATATTGAGGTATCATGGATCTAATTATCAAACCAACTGAGAGTTGCAATTTCAAATGTACGTTTTGCTCCAGTACCAACATCACCGACGACAAAAGTGCTGAACTTGGGCACGATCAAATTTTTAGATTTCTTGAACGTTTTCCTGACACCAAAACAATCATAGTCAACGGTGGCGATCCACTCATGATGTCGCCAGCATACTACTGGAAGATCATTGACTGGTTGGACTTACATGAGTATGATACCTCTATTAGTTTTACCACTAATCTTTGGCCATTTTACAAGAATCCCCAAAAGTGGGTAGATCTATTCAATCATGAGCGTATGGGCATAACCACCAGCTTCCAATATGGTGGAGGACGTCTCAAAGGTGATCTTACCCCATTTTCAGAAGAAGACTTTTGGAAATGCAGCGACGCCATGCTACGCTATTGTGGATATAGGCCAGACTTTATCACAGTAATAACCGAAGAAAATGCAGATCGTGCTCTCGACAATGTGAGACTGGCCAAGAAGATGAACGTGGAGTGCAAGTTAAACTATGCCTTTAGTTCGGGACCTCCTGTGAAGTTTCGTAACATCATCATGGGCCAGCAAGGTCGTCCTTTTGTACTGGCAGATATCTACGAGATATATCTCGAAATCTGGCGACAAGAATTATATCCTTGGGAACACAGTACCAAGACCATGATGAAACGACTGCGCGGTGAAGCAACCATATGTCCACAAAACAGAGATTGTGATGCAGGTATTAGGACTCTACAGCCATCCGGAGATTACTACAGTTGCGGAGCCTTTGGCGACGACAAAGAATATGCTATAGATTTTGAGCAAGAGATGAATAGCAAAAAAATAATCAGGATACTGAAAGATCAACCCGATCTTCAGACTCTCAAGCAGAGTTGTTATAGTTGCCCTATGTTTGATATCTGCAATGGTTGTCGCAAAACCATAACCGATCTCAAACGGTACAATTTGGTCGAACGCCATTGTAGTAAAATGAAAACTCTTGCTGCCGACATCATTGAAGCCAATGGTGTGGACTTGGAACCAACAGAATATGTAAAAGAATATGAGACAGCGTAGTGAAACTAAGTAAAAATACAGGTTACGAGTATCTTTTATGTCAAATCAACCAATACTAATAGCTGGCGGCGATAGTTTCACCTATGGATTAGATCTACTGGATTGTAATCCCAGTAACAATTTCAGCTATAGTCTGAACACGTGGCCTGCTTTGCTTAGTAAGTCATTGAATCGCCAGTATGTTTGTGCAGCTTATCCAGGTAATAGCAACTCTGCGATTGCTAGAAAAACTATTTTGGCCTGTGAGCAAAATCGGGCACAAGATATTTTTGTAGTGGTAAGCTGGTCTTTTTTGAATCGCATAGAATTTAAATTTACTATCGATCCAATGAGTAAACCTTATGATGCAAAGACAGATCCCGAAGGATACGCTCTAGGGCCACACGGGCCTTGGCGCAGTGTTAACAGTAAGGATCTTTATCCTGGACCAGATGAATCAAAGCAAAAAATATTTACACACCTTGACAAGGATATCATAAAGTTTCTTAGAGACTACTATAGGTATGTTGGTAGCGATGATGTATATGAATATTACTGCACTGTGAAAGAGATTGTGTTTTTACAGAACTACCTTAAACTAAACAGCATTCCATATATGTTTACGTCGGCTCACTCTTTTTTCCGTAAAACTTTTGATGATCCCAGCGTGAATTGCTTGATTAACATGATTGATCAAGATCCGTGGTTTTTTTATCCTCCATTGAAAGGTTTCGTAGAGTGGGCCAGAGACAACGGTTATGCCCGCCGAGACGAACATTTCACAGAAGAGGCTCACGCAGATGCTTTTAAACTTGTAAGAGATTACCTCAATGAGAAAAATCAAGCGTATTATCCAAAAGCTGCTTAACGAATTGCGTTATAGACGCAAGATCAGACAGAGCAGGAAACAAGATCCTTACATATATTGATTAGTATATCAGTGATCATTGGTAGTGGCTTATGCTGCCCAAATACCTTTGATCTGCCTCGAGCGGTCGCTAAATATCTTACCTATGAACATATCCCTTAATCCTTGGTATTATTGTAACTTCCGTTGCAAATTTTGTTATCTAACAGAAGGACAGTTGTCTAGTCAAAAATTAATCAAACTTGATAAATTGGAGTCTAGATTACAAGAAGTTGTAGCACATTATGGCATCATTGATCAGATTGATGTCTACGGCGGCGAAGTGGCCCTGCTGCCTAAACAGTACTTTGAAGACATGACTGTGATTTTGAAACGATACTGCAAAAATCTCAACATGATAACAAACCTTAGCGCAGTAAACCAAATCACCGAAGATCCTAACTATTCTCTCAGTGTCAGTTACGACTTCAGCGCCAGAGAAAAATATGATTTGGTTTACAAGAACATGACCATGATTTCTTCGGATTTCAGCGTGCTCATGCTGGCCAGTCCGCACTTGATCACACTGGATCCCAACTACATGATCAATATGTTCAATCTCATACCTAATCTACGTTCAGTAGAAATCAAACCCTATAGTCGCAATCAGGCCAATGATCTCCAGATAACCGACAAAGATTTTGAAAACTATGTGATACGCTGGCTCACCGCTGCCACGCCAAAAAAATTCCAGTTTGTCAACGCCGCCCTTATACAACAGGTATTAGACGGGCAAGGACACAGTTACAGTGATGATCACGTGTATATTACTCCCAGCGGTAGATTTGCTGTGTTGGAATTTGACATCAATGATCGCGAGTATTTCTTAGAAATGGATTCCATTGAAGAATATCAACAATGGTGTGAACGAGAAAAACAACGTGTTAGTGTGAACGAATACTGCCGTGATTGCGAATTCCACGGACGCTGTCTAAGCGAACACTTGCGTGAAGTGCGAGATATATCCATGAGTTGCAATGGATACAAACATCTCATACAGTGGTATGCTCGCCAGTACACTTGATATCATGAAAGAGTGGAAAGTAAGACAGGAAGTATATCACAGACTTACCAAAGAACACGGTGACGATCTAAATCAGTTTGACATTGAAATAGTCACTGATGTTGTGTCAACTGCTGTGAAGTATTTTACTGAGCAGGAAGTTGGATGGTTATATCCTGGTAAAAGTTATGCAGTTGCTGTCTTATATGCTCGATGGTTGAATCAAGAATTTGGTGAAGATTTTTTAACTGTGCTAGATGATCCTGATCTGCTGTACGGCAATGATCCTTACTTTGTTCCCTACAGTCAAGACAAAGAAACCTACATCAAGATCATTGCGGCCTTGCCCAATAACATGGATCAAGGAATGATACCCGACATAAGAAACTATTTTGAAAGAGAATTCATGCTATGAATCCAGGAATGAATCTACTGTATCCAACACCTGTGCAGTATACAACCATGAAGAATGATCACATACGTCAGCAGGTAGTGGATGCGCTGATGGTCAATGTAGATTTTGCCAAGCCAACCGAAGAAATTTATGAGGAGAACATCTTGGATCTCAATCTACCTGAACTTGATCAATGGATCGATCAAGAAGTATATCCTGCTTTTGATCAGTATCTTGTAGATACCATTGACAAACATATCACAGACTTCCAAACCTATAAGTTTAAATCATGGCTTACTGGAAATCAAGGAAATTATCATTTGATCCTGCACAATCACAGTGGTAGTCATTACAGTGGTGTGTTTTATCTGTTGGCCGAAGAATCCACCCAAGGAGGACAGTTGATATTCTGCGATCCTAGATCTAACGCCAATCGAGGCTATGATAATAAACAAAAACAAAAACAATTTGATTATACTCGCATACAGCCTCGAACTGGCGATGTTTACATATTTCCCAGTTTCTTGTACCATTTTGTGATGCCTTATGCAGGAACGCTAAGGCTATGTGTGCCGGTGGATCTATTTCTCTTTGACGAATCGTAAGCAGTATTCTACTGCTTGACGTTCTGCAAAACTGGCACGAATGCTACAGCGATAACCATAGGTGTTGTAATCGGCACCGATGTGATAACTGGGAGTTTCCGCAGCATTCTCCATGACCCACTTGCCTGCGTCGGTCTGTTGCCATTCGTACATGGGTTGTGCCGCATAGATATCAGGATCTTCTACATCACCTATTGAACATTCAAACACAGTATAGGTATGAAGGTCAGTTGACGAACTCATGTGTCAAGGGAAATACTGTAGCGATGACTTCTGCGCAGGCTCGGGCCACCTGCTGATGTTCTAACTGTGTGCCATGTCCCGAGCGTAGTTCAATAAAGTGTATCCATGAACGCAAGGTGCCGTTCATGTACAGCCTACTTTCGGTCAGGCCTTCGGGTAGCACGGCACGGGCCTGTTCTTTGGCTATGCCGTTAGTGACAGCCCAGCTGTAGGCGTTTCGTGCGGCTCGTATGACTTCCCGTTGTTGGTCCTGCCACTCACGTTCCAGTTCTCGATGCTTGGCATCATTGGTGTCAAGTGCGATGCTGTTTTGTCGATTTTTTGTATCTTGCAGTCTTGCTTCTCTACGAACGAAACTGAGGTCTCGAGTAGGGTCAGCATATCGCTGGCTAAACTCTTGGAATGAGAAACTTCTGTGTCTAAGTATCTGTCTTGCGATATCTCTTGTGGTGGTGATTTCGCAACAGGCTGACACCATTTCCAGTGGCGACCAGTGTTGGTGCTTGACCAAGTATCTGATGAGTTTCTCTGATGTTTCGCTGTTGAGTTGATTGGAAGGATTGCTGACACGGGCGCAATACGCAATGAGTTCCTGCGCATCTGCGATACCCAGATCTCGATATTCACCTGTGGGTTGGCTGTAGGATAGCAAACGAACATTCATGCACGACCTTTGATTGATATCTTATCCAGCAGTTCTTTGCTGTAAGGTTTCACCATCTTGGCCACAGATTCAACATCTACTATAAAATCAATGCTTTTGATTTCGGCTGCCATCATTTCCAAGGTATGATTGATTATGATCTGGATCTGTTCTTCCGGCATACCTTGTTTTCTCAGTTTAGTGATGCTGATCTGCCGGCGCCTGCCGTTTTCTAATTTGATTGTCAGTCTCTTGAGACACTGTACAGGCACATCGGTCTTGTCGACGGCCTCTACAATTTCTTCCCAATGATCGCAATCTAGATTTATATCAACAGTTTTACCCAGCATTCGCGGCACTCTTGGCAGGACGACCACGGCCTCGTTTTTCAGCCGCAGGTGCTACACCTGCGCCCATAGCAGCCGCTTCTTTGAGAAGACGATCGCTTTCAGCCAATAGTTGTTTTGCCTCCAGAGCCATTTTTGCAGCTTGATCACGCAGTCCTTTACTGATACTGCCGTCATCTAATGCATCTTGTCCTGATGCCTGTAGTGCTTTTGCACGATCCGATCCTGCTGGAACGTCGGTGGGACGATATTGTTTAGCAGTGGGCACTTGCAGACCTTGTTGCTTGTCCAATTCAGCCAAACGCTTGACCGCATCTTCGCCTTGCGCCATCTCGGTCAAGATTTTGTTTAGTTCATCCAAGCGAACACTGCTGGTAGGTGTGGGTGTGACGATGACTTGATTGGTGTTGATCTTTTTCAAGAAACCTTCTTGGTGGATGGCTGTGAGTATTCCGCGTCCATCGGGCAAAAGATTACGATGTAATGCTTCGCTGAAGTCAGTGGCCTGCTGTCCTACTTCGCTTTCCAGCAGTTTCATGATGCTGTCATGGAAACTGACAGGCAACACGTCTGGGTAGATAACCAAACACATATGATCTTCGTTGGGTACGGTTTTAAAAACAATGACGACTCGCTTGTCGCCGTGTTTACCGATGTGTTTTAAAAATGCCATTTATTTCTCCTTTGGCTCGGGGCCGGTAGTTGTTGCTGGGATATCCTTGTCTGACGGGGATTGTTGCATCTGCTGTACGCTGTAATCATAGAAAGCACTAACACGATTGTAGAACTCGCCCACGGCCACCATTTCGGCTGGCTGGAACCCGCCGCGACGATTTATAACCTCAATGAGATTTTTAATGAACAGCAAGTCATTGACAGAGAATGAAGGATTTTCCATACAGATATTTACTGTATGGAAATTTTATGCTTAGATTTTTTGGTTAAAACAGATCGGGTTCTTGCTGGTGCCAGAGGGAGAATAGCAGGGCTTCTTGCGGATCTTCAAAACTCACGCACTCTCGAGACACTACCTTGGGCAACTGCTCTACCCACACGTGGAAAGCATAGCGTCCCTGGGTGTTTTCAACGATCCAGCGTTGGACTCGGGCACTTTTGGATACTGTCTGCGGACAGCGGGTAAAATGACCAGGAGCCCATGACAGCTCCCGGGTGTCAAACCAATCCTGGGGTTTAATGTTTATCCTGTTTGTCATACTCTGCAGAGAGACCAAAGGGCGCTTGGCATCCGGGATTGCTATGAATGATCCAAACTGTGTCGCAGTAGTTGGGATCACCCCAGGAACCAAAAGGCAATCCGTCTGTGAACACCACCAGTTTCTTGGGCTCCACAGCCGAGTCCTTGAGATAATCAAAGATACAGGTAAAGTCTGTGCCACCACCACCCTTGACATCGTAGTCACAGATGTCATCCAAGTTATCGGAATTGTAGGTAACAGGATTGTAGCAGTGGGTATCAAAAGTGACCACGTGGATTTTATAACTTTCAAAGGATTCCATGATGCCTTGGATCTCGCCCAAGAAGTCTTTGAGCATCTTGTCGCCAATGGATCCTGACGCATCAATGAACACAGCAATATCAATGGCGTCTTCGTTGCGCATACCTGGCATCACAGCGTCCATATCCCAACCACGCCGGCTGGGACGCATCCAGGTAAAGTCGGTCTTGATAGTGCTCTGTAATTGCATACGAAGCAGTTCGCGCCAGTTCATCTTGGGCTCAGTGATGTCCTTGATCATACGAGCCACGCCTGCGGGAATGTTGCCAGCGCCGGCCTGATTGGCCGCATTTATCATGGCTTCTTTCATCTCGTCACGTATCTTTTGACGCTCTTCTTCGCTGAGCCGTGGACGGCCTTTGTTGCCTTTGCCGTCGCTGTTGCCTTCACTTTCGCCATCGTCGTCGTCGCCGTCCAAGTGTTCGTCGATGAGTTTGTCCAGCAAATCATTTAGACTGATCTTTTCAGCATTCTCGTACAGATAGTCATAGATCTGCTCCGATGACCAACCTTCAAACTTGGAGTCGTACAAGGCAGGTACCGTGGTAATCATCTCGCCCACGCGGTGTTTCTTCAAGTCAGCATTGACAGCATAGTCATTGGCGATGTTGAACAGTTGAGCATCACGCTCGCCACGTCGCCCAAAGTGATCATAACAGCAATGGAGCACTTCGTGGCCAAACAAGAACTCTACTTCCTTGGGCTTGAGCATATCGATGAAACGGCTGTTGTAGTAAAAATTCCTGCCGTCGGTAGCGGCAGTGCTACACCATTCGTCGGCATTGGTCAGTTTGAGACGAGTAGCCAGGTTACCAAAGAAAGGTTGCTTGATCAACAGGCCCACGCGGCCGGTAATGAGTTTTTCACGGATCTTGACATCCAAGGCCCTATCTGTAGGACCCAAGAGATTAGCGAACTTTTGTTTTTTATTTTCTGTAGTTGCTGTGGACATATAGACTCCTAAGTATTTCTATTATTATATTAGAATTTGATTTTTGGGTCAACCTGGGTCTGCTCTGCATATTTAAGCAAGAATACACTGATCTCTTTGGGCGATTTAAGGTAGATGTAATGTCCCGATAGATGGTTGGTACGCCAGCACCATACCGGTTTGTCATCGTTGCCATACACCGCAAACATTTCATCAAGATCGGCACTCCAGCCAAAGGCCTGCCAAAGGTAAGCCCTGGCTTCGGCAAAGCATTTCATACTGGCTCTACCTTCTATGGGATTGCGCTGGTGCAGTCGCTCAGCACGATAACCGTAGATATGATTTCCAGAATGTCTACGGTCTAAGGCTTGTAGTTTGAAAATGATCATAGCGAGAGGTGGGAGCGGGTTTCGTAACAGCCTGTGTCCGAGCAGGCACCCGCTCCCTGAGCCTTTTAGTTGGCTGCCTGGAGGATGTACTTGCCAAACTTCTTGTAGAACTCGTCAAAGTTCTTGAGTTTGGTAGTTTCAAAGGGCAGTTCGTACACAGTCAATGCCACACGAGCACCCATGACAGTGAGCTCTGTTTCAAAGTTCGCCATCATATAGCCCAAGAAGTTATCGACCTTTTTGTTCCACTCTTCTTTGCTCTTGGAGTCTTTGGCACGGCCAAGGCCCTCTTTGAGTTCATAGCAGAGACTGGTAACCAAACTGTACATTGCCGACACTTCCTTCACCTGCAGATCCTTGACTTTGCCGTCTAGGATGTCTTCAGGCTGGGGCATCTTGGCAGATACTTTGCGGTGAGCCATAAACTTCACAGCCAAGCCCTCGCCCACAGTACCAGCGATGAGATTCATCAGCGTGTCATCATCTTCTTCGTCGTCCAGCAATTGGCTCACAAAGGTCCAGGAACGCGGTGTAGCAAACGAGCGTGATGCCGATTTAGCATCAAAGTCGTACAAGTCGCCCTTGGCAAAACTCAGGTAACCTACCACGTCTTTGTGGATGCGATTCAGCACAGCCCACTCTTGCCAGGAGTTGAAATCCACTTTCATTTCCTGGTGGATAAAGCGATTGGCCAAGGGCGTGGGCATACGATAAGTCACGCCCTTGTCTGAGTCACGGTTACCAGCGGCCACGATTACCACATTGTCGGGCAGTCGATACTTGCCAATGCGACGGTTAAGTGTCAACTGATATGCCGCGGCCTGTACCGACGGAGCGGCCGAGTTCATCTCGTCCAAGAACAAGATAACGATGGGATACTGGCTGGCCAATTCTTCGTCGGGCAGGTCCACGGGCGCGGCCCAGTCCATCTTGTTCAAGTCTTTGTTGTAAAACGGAATGCCACGCAAGTCGGTGGGCTCCATCTGCGCCAGGCGCAGGTCAATCATATAGCCATTCATCTCAGTGGCAATGTTCTCCACCAGTTCAGACTTGCCAATGCCTGGAGGACCCCACAAGAACAGTGGGCGCTTGGATTTAAAGCACCGCAGGATACTCTTGCGGGCTTGCTTACTGGTTACGGTACGGGCTTCGGACATACACTACTCCTATCAAGTTACGGTTGAAATGCTAGTATAACGATTGTTGATTTTTCAGTCAACTGAATAAAAGTACAAAAAACCAAAAACCCACTGTCAGTATCAAAAATGCCACAATCACGGCAAATGGTAACAGCACAAGAAATTTCACCATTTTTAAAAACATTGATGTCTCCGACTTAGGCGCCGTCGTACTCGTAGAACTTTACGGCAGGGTCTAACTTCTGCAGTTCACGAGCCACTGTTGTCAGTGTGCGATAACGACTGGCCACTGATTCGCGCGGCAGTTCGCCATCGCAGGTCAAGTTCTCGGGCGACAGTTCGGCGTCAATGCTATCAGCCAAAGATTGACGGTCCTGTGCTGAGTCGAGACTGAGAGCAGGACTGCCAAAGATTGCGCGATAACGATTTTTATGCACTAGGTAAACTTGTAAAGCGGACATTTGATCTCCTGATTGATATTTGAAATTAGCCAAACTTCCGGGTTTTCTTTGAGAAGGCTGCTTTGGCCCAGGCACGCTCTGACATACCTTGGTTAGAAAGTATGAAGCCACCACCGTCCACAAGGTCACAATACTTGATGATGAGATCTGAACCCGCGGCCTGTAATGCAGAGTTCATCTTGGCTACGGCATACTCAACTCCAGAGGAAAATGCTGTGAACTCATCCTCGGTGGTTTCATAGAAGTCAAAGTAACCCTGCATGGCTTCTTCGTACTCTGTGGCATCTGCTACCAGGAAATTGTTGAACACCTGCCAGTCTTTCTGGCTGTCCATATCCCAGTTCTCTGCGGCTTCGTTAACGTCAAACGATTCAAACTGCAAGTCTAGCACAAGTTCTTGAGTTGAAGGCATTTTGTTGGCTCCTTTTTATTTACTATACCCATAGTATAGCAGATCTGGAGTTTTTGGTCAACTTTGGGTGTTGCGTAAAAACAACACTATTTTACACAGGTCTTAGGCGTATAAACTAAGGAATCCTTGGACCTTTTCACCAATGTAGGCAATCTGCTCGGGAGTGATCACAGGTGACGTGCCGTGGAAGTAGGTGTTGGTCATGGCCTGTGTGGCATTGGGAAAGTCGTCCCTGGCCCTAACAGGATCCATCAAGTGGCTATAAGCAGGTTGCAGCATGACATTGCCTGCAAAGTAAGGCCGAGTCTGGATCAGGTTATCTTCCAAGTAGTCTACGATGTCGGTGCGTTTGAAAGGCGCATCTTTGCGAATGGTTATGGGAAATGCAAACCAGCTGGGATTGCTTTTGGCACGAGCACGTGGCAAGTGGAAGAACTCTTCGTAGGGTTGATAGATATCAAACAGCAGTTGATAATTGCGACGACGCAGTTGATGTATCTCTGGCAGTTTGTTCAACTGTTGCAGTCCCATGGCACATTGTAATTCAATGGGCTTGAGATTGTAACCGATTTCATCGTAAACATACTTGTGATCAAAGATCTCTCCGGCCATGCAAGGTACCCACTCTGAGAATCGTTTGCCGCAAGTGCCACATTTGAGTTTGTTGGCCTCGGGACCAACACAGTAACAACCGCGACCCCATTCGCGTAAACTGCGCAGGATCACATCTTGATTCACATCTGACGTGGCCACAAAGCCACCTTCGCCCATGGTCATATGATGTGCTGGATAAAAACTACAGGAGGCCATGAGTCCATAAGATCCCAGGGGTTGATCATCATAGGTAGAGCCCAATGCGTCACAGCAGTCTTCTAACAGTATGAGATTGTGATGCTTGACTATCTGCATGAGTCTATCCATGTCTGGTGGATTGCCCAGCACGTGGGCAAATGTGATCACACGGATGTCGGGATTTTTTTCTAAAGTCTGCTCAACCTGTGCTAGATCCAAATTCAGTGTATCTAATTCGATGTCAACAAACACAGGTTCAAATCCTACCTGTAGCGTGGGATTGAGTGTGGTTGGAAATCCTGCTATAGGAATCAATACCTTGGTTCCACGTGGCAAGTGATGGCCACGCTTGCTGGTCAACGATGACATCATCAAGAGATTGCTGGAAGAACCCGAGTTGGTCACGATGCCAAGATTCTTGCCAAAGTATTGCGGAAAGGCTCGTTCAAATTCTAGGCCCTTGCCGCCCATGGCCAACCAACCAGACAGCAGTGATTCAACTCCGGCCACAAACTCTTGGCTGTCGTAGTATGCGCCAGCATAGTTCACAAAGTCCCGACCTGCCACCCAGGTCTTGGCTGCTTGTTTTTGATCGATGTAGTGTTTGACTTGATCTAGTATTTCTTTCATAATTTCCTCATGGATGTATTGATACGTTGCAGTGCTTCTCGTATGTTGGCTTTGCTGTTGGCATAACACAGTCTTAGATAACCTTCGCTGTTGGCACCAAAACAAGTGCCAGGCAATAGTGCTACTCCGGCATCCTCCAACAGATACTCTGCCAATGCATCACTGGTCATGCCAGTGGCTTTGATATTAGGGAATACATAAAATGCGCCATCGGGTGTGAGACAATTGAATCCCGGTATGCTGTTCAAGCCCGCAACCAGTAGATCTCTGCGAGCACGATACTCCTGCATCATGGCAGCAACTTCACTTTGGTCTCCGTTGATGGCACGAATACCAGCACGTTGGATAAATGGTTGTACGCAACTGGCCACAGTTTGTAACAGTGCCGCCATGCGTTCTACTACTACTTCTGGGCCAACCAGTGTGCCTAGCCGCCAGCCGGTCATGGCAAAACTTTTGCTAAATCCGTTGCTGAGTATCACGTGTTCGCGGCACTGATCATATACACTGGGACTGTAAAACACATCACCATAACTCATACGTGCATAGATCTCATCGCTGTAGAGATACACATCGTTGCCGACCGCTATGTCATAGACTGCGCGAACTTCTTGTTGTGTCATGACCGATCCAGTGGGATTGTGCGGTGTGTTGATAATGATCAATCTAGTACGATCGGTTATGGCTGCTTCAATATCTTTGGGATCCATGCGAAACTGATTTTCTTCTTTCAATCTCACTGGCACAGCCTTGGCACCCAGCATCTTTATCACACTGTAGTAGGTACTGAATCCTGGATCGGGCACGATCACTTCCATGCCGGGTTCAACCAAGCACATGACAGCATAATATATCTGTGTGTTGGCACCGGGCGTGACCAACACCTGCGACAAGTCAGGTTCAAAGCCTCGACTGCGTTGTGTGGCAAAACGAATGGCTTCTCTGAACTCTGGCAGTCCATAACTGCTGGTATAGTGAGTGTGCCCAGCACGTAGACTTTCTATGGCCGCGTCAGTGACATTGGTAGGTGTACCAAAGTCTGGATCGCCTATCTCCAAATGTATGATGTCTTGGCCTTGGGCTTCTAAGCGACGTGCGCGATCCAACACCCTAAACATAGGTTGTCCGTCGATGCGCAGTGCGGCCTGTGTTATTTCTTTCATTTTACCAAACAAAGTTATCTTGATAATATTTTACTATATTTGTTAACTCGTTGTCAAATAGTGCAGTGGCACGCCAACCCAGAGTCTGCAGTTTGGTGTCATCTATGGCATAACGAACATCCTGACCGGGTCTGGTCATGTGCTCGAGGTATTGTTCTATGTTGTTGCTGGTGCCTTTGATTTGGGTCACTATCTTGTTGATAACTTCGATGTTGGCACACTCGTGGTTACCAGAAATATTGTATATTTCATTTTTGACTCCGGCATCAATTACGGTCAACACAGCATTGGCAGTGTCCGAAACGTGCAACCAGGTACGGCGTGGAGTGCCGTTTTGATGTATATCGATGCAACGACCCAATGAAAGATACTTGACACTTTTGGGAATGAGTTTTTCCACATACTGTCCAATACCATAATTGTTGGTAGGCCGTAGAATGATGTAAGGAACACCATAGGTCCTGCCATAACTTGTGACCAAGTGATCAGCAGCTGCCTTGGTGGCCGAATAAGGATTGCTGGGTTTCAACAGATCTGACTCAGAATGTGCGCCAACTTCAATGTCGCCGTACACTTCATCTGTGCTAAAATGCAGCATCACAGGCATGGTGAACAGACTTTTCTGTCTGATCAGTTCCAGCAGATGATGCACACCGTTGATGTTGGACTCTAGAAACACTTTGCTAGATACAATGCTGTTGTCCACGTGAGTCTCTGCAGCAGTGTTGATAACATAATCGCAATCTACCAAACGCTCTAGATCGTTGATGTCACTGGCAATGAATTTGAAATTTTGATGGCGTTCAAGATTGGCCAACAGATTCCAATTGGCACAGTAAGTACCTTTGTCCACACCCAAGACATACCAGCCACGATTCAAGCAGGCCTGTGTGACATGATAGCCAATGAAGCCCAAACATCCTGTGACGTACACAACTCTTTTTCTCATTGATACAGTTCCAATCCTTGATCTAGGCCCGCTAGATCAATGCCCATCTCGGCCAATGCAGTACCATCGCCGGTGTAGTTTTTTGGATCCGCAGGTATCTGCACTTCTATGCGCAGTTTATTATTATGTATGCTGGCAAAACGCCTGACAATACTTTCTAGATCGTGTTTGTGCTGATACACGCAGTTGATATCCTGCGGTAAATTATCGTTCTCAATGTAGTAGCGCAACACACGCAGGAAATCACTGGCTGAGATCATGTCAAACTCTGCGTTCTGCACCGTGATCTCTGTCTGTTGAAGGCACCTTTTGAGTAATCTAAAGTCTGGCTCTGTGCTGTCAAACACACCAAACAGTCGTATGGTGTAAAAATTGTCAACCATCTGGCAGGTTCTAGCAATGATATTTTTGCTCAAGGAATAACTGTCTTGTGGAGCACTTGTCAAGATTTCAGACTCCCGAGCGCGATCAATGGATTTGGACTTGTCAAACTCTGCCCCAGAACCTATGTTTATGAACTTGCTGAATCTATGCCTGAGATTGTAGAAGTTTAAAAAGATAGCGAGATTGTTTTGTAGATCTTGATAGTTGCAATCGCCCAGGCGAGTCTTGCCACCAGCAGTGGCACAATTGACTACAACATCGGGCTGATAAAGATCTATCCAATCACTGACGCTGGTATAGTCAGTCAAGGTTACGGTGCTTCTAGATACAGGGTAGACAACGTGATTGCGTAGATTGAGACAGATGTAGCTGCCTAGAAAGCCGCTGGCTCCCAATACTGCTACTTTCACGATATCTCCGCTATCATCTCCTGGGCTAATTCTTCATCGCTTAGGAAAGGAGCCATGTCGTGCAAACCTGCTTGCTTGCCGTCTTTTAAGGCCTGGCTGGGCTGTATCTCTTGTTCTGTGGTGCAGATGCAGTCAATGATCTTAGGACCTGGCACACCAAACCAGGCCTTGAAATGGTCAAGGTCTTGTTGTGTTTCTGCGCGGTAATAGTTGAGTTCAAAGGCCTGTGCGATGCGATCAAAGTCAGGAAACCACAGACCGGTATCACTACTGGTGCCATACACACGACCTTGGAAGTATTTCTGTTGCGTGTTCTTGATGCTGAGATATCCACGATTGTTCAAAATAACAAAAGCGATGTTTAACTCATACTCTCTGGCCACAGCCAACTCTTGTATGTTGCTCATGAAACTGCCATCGCCAATGATGCTGATCACTGGCTGGTTGCTGGCAATGGCAACTCCAATGGCAGCAGGCAATGCCCAGCCCATGTCAGCCTGCGCCGGACTAAACACCATGCGCTGTCCTGATTTGGGATTGAGTGCCACTGGTCCTGTGTAACTGATGCTGCCAGCATCGCCCATCAAGACCTGATCGGACGAACTGTGCTGATTCACAGCATCTAACACAGCATAAAGATTCAATCCATTGCTGTCATCTCTAAATTGATCTTGCATGACTGGCCATTTATGTTTCCAGTGCTGGCAGCGCTCAATCCATTGCTGTCTTGTCATAGCATACCTCGAAAGAAATCTCCTAGATCCATCTGCAGATTTACGTCCACGTGGACTATGTCTTTGGCCAATTCATTGCCGTCGATATCCACTGCGATTTTAAAACTCACAGGACTAAACTGCCGAGGATCATAGCCTATCACACTGGCGTTTAAACTGGACCCCAGGATCAGTAACAGATCTGCGTTTTGCATAGCAAAGTTTCCTGCCCGACTGCCGCGCTGACCCACTGTGCCAATGTTCAACGGGTGTGAGTGTTCGGCATAATCTCTGGCACCGTAGGTTCCCACATAAGGGATTTGATATTTTTCTACAAATTGTAAAAATTGATCAACGGTTCCGCTTTGTCTTACGCCATAGCCAGCCAAGACTATGGGACGTTCTGCCACAGCCAGTGCTCCACGAACAGCATCAAAATCATACTGCAAGGGTTCAGTTGGTACAGGACCTGTGTAGTGTCTTGGATCATCGGGCATGGCCATGGTTTGTATATTACCTGGTATGTCTATCCAAACCGGACCAGGTCTGTCGGCAGTCATGAGGTGCCAAGCATATTCTAGTGTGATAGGTACATCTCTAGCATCGGTAATAAAATGACTCATCTTGGTCATTGATTGATAGGTATCTACCACATGATGTTCTTGGATACCGTACTTGCGGATATGGATGTTTTTGGTGTCGTTGATCCAACCCGAGCAAGTGTCTAGTCTCACATTTCCCGAAAGAAATAGCACAGGCACAGAATCTTGCCAAGCATTCAGCACACTGGTGGCACAGTTGGTTCCGGCACAACCGGTTGTGGGATTCACTACAGATATTTTTCCAGTGATCTTGCTTTCGCCAATGGCAGCGTGCCCGGCACCTTGCTCGTGATGATAGCAGATGTACTTTATTTTGCCGTTCTTGATAAATCCATCGTTGAGACCTGCAGCTCCACCTCCCATGAGACCGTGTACATATGTTACTCCACGATCATATAGGAATTGAGCTATCCAGTCACATACTCTCATTTGAGATCATCAACCAGGGGAATTTCCAAGAGATTGGTAAATTTCTGCATACAGGCCAACTTGGTAGGACTGTGACGGCTGCTGTGCCAATGAACAATTTTGGCATCCTCCATGGCACAGGTATTCCACTGATCCTGTTCTTGCTGAGTACGCCAAGTGGGCAACCACTGTGCTTGATAGAATAAATCAGGACGGTGAGCATCTGCCCATTCCAAACCTTGGTTCCAAAACATGGTGTTGTGTATGATCTGCTGATTATTGTAGCTGCTCATTCCATCGCTGTCATCCCACTGACCACGCATTTTTCTCTCGATCTTCCACAGTTCGGGATCCATGGTGCTGGGATAATACTGCAGATCGTTGTTGAACAGGTTCTCAAATGACTTGTTGTACTGATTTGGTTCTGACCAAGACTTGGGGTCAGTCCAATTGAACAAACGAAATTCTTTGAACTTTCCAAAGATCTCTACATCGTCAATGGCTTGTACATCTGGGCCTACCCACAAGATGTTACAAGGTTCTTTATGCCATAGTTCATAGATACGATCATTGTTCAACGGCATGGCTTCATTGATGTTGTCAATCTCTTCGTCAAACAGGATATACTCCCATTTGCCTTTTAAAAAGTGTCTGAGACTGGACAGACTGTGACGGCACATTTCGCGGTAGGTCTGATAGATGTCGCCTTCGGCAGCAGTGTCTTTCCATACCCACTTGGTGCTATTGATACGACGGTGAGCGCAAACAACATAATTTTTGGTAGCCATAAAATTTCCTGATAGTAGTAGTGATACTTATTTTAGGCCCTGAAGGACCTAAAATAATCTGGAGCTATTATTTTACCAGGACAATGTTGGGAAAACCAGCTGTTTTCTCTGATTTTCGAGAAGATTTTGCTGTTTTCTTGGCAGTTTTCTTGGCTGCTTTTTTCGCGGGTTTTTTGTATACGATTTCTTCCGCAGGCATCATGCACACAGGTATAGGCTGCATCTTGTGCTGTGTCTTGGATCGGATCTCTCGATACTGTTTCAACACTTCACGCTCGCGCTTGCCTTCAGGTTTGGTGCCTGTGGTGTCCTGCATCATGGCACGTTCCAGTTCAGGATAGGAAATGCCCTTGAGTTGATCCTGATCTGTGCGGCCATCGTCCCAGAGTCCGTCAGTGGGTGCGGCATTAATAATGTCTTCGTCCACTCCTAACGCACGGCCCATGTCCCATACTTCGGTTTTCATGCAATCGCCAATGGGCGAAATGTCTACACCGCCGTCGCCGTACTTGGTATAGAAGCCTACGCCAAAGTCCTCCACCCGGTTGCCGGTTCCTACTACGATACCTGCGTGGCTTTGCGCTATCTGATACAAACAGGCCATGCGCAGTCGGCTACGGCTGTTGGCCAAGGCCAATAGATTGGGCAGGACTTTGAAGTTATCTTTGAAAGCATCAAAGGTCTTGGTTAGATCCACAGTCACGTGTGTGACGTTTTTGTAACGGCCCTGCAGCCATTTGCCGTGATTGTCTGACAGATAGTGTTGTTCAGGGCGCTGATGTATGGGCATGGATACCACTATGGTATCTACTCCGGTTTCGGCGCACAAGGTTGATACCACCGCTGAATCAATACCACCGGAGATACCTACCACCAGTTTGTCAATCTTGTGTCGCTTGGTGTAATCCTTGATCCATTTTGTTATAAACTTGGCTCGTTTCTGTGGTGTCATTTTATTTTCCTCGGGGATTGCTTTGGCGCGGACGCTGGTACAACGTGCGCTCGCTTTTGACTACATACTCTCTACCAATCAAGCCCGCTTCAATCTCTCTGATGGCCTGTACCAATGGTGTGTGCAGATCACGATTTTCTAGTCTGCTGGCATCGCCACGACTTAGTTCTCTGGCACGCTGGCTAGCAGCCAACACTAGATCGTATCTGCTGCCAATTTTTTCTACTGCTACTTCTGAGGTGCGACCTTCGGCCATGATGTATCCTTATTCTAAGCCCTTGGCTGTGGCGCCAAAGACACCTAATAAACCAGCGGTAATGGCTGCTGGAACTGAGTGAAAAACCAATGCTACCACTGCAACTGCCACTGCTAAAGTTAATAAACCTCTGCCTAACATAGGACTTCCTTTCAAATTGGTGGGCCCACCTGGACTCGAACCAGGGACCAACGGATTATGAGTCCGCTGCTCTAACCAACTGAGCTACAGGCCCGTATTCTATATTTTATGCTAAATTTACTCTATGGTCAACTAATTTGAGTCGTTGATATGCTCGTTGCACAGTCAAGGCCTGTCTGGCCGCATCATCTACTGCGCGGTGACTGGTGCTGAGTCCATCATCGGCGGTGCGTACATTGGCCACTTCAAACAGTGTGCGAGTATCTCTCACTGCCCAAAAGTTCCAAGGAATGTTGATACTCAGTTGCCGCATGGCGTTTTCAACGATTATGATATCAAAACAACTTCCGTGCGCCCATACCGCACGCTCGTTCCAACAGAACTTTTGCAGGCCCAGTATGGCATCGTAAAAGGCAATACGGCCCTGTTCAGTAAAGGCTTCTTCCTTGGCAGCCGCATTCTGTCGGCTCCACCATTCTATGGTGCTGTCATTCACAGAGCGCCCTATCGCGCACTGGTCATCTACACTGGGTCTGACATCATATTCGGCAGTGTGTCCTGTGCCGTGTGGGTCAAATTTCACAGCGCCAATGGTCAAGATCACACAGCCGGGCGTGACATCCAAGGTTTCTAAATCGATCATGACATCCATATCAGTCCCAAGTCCTGTGTCGCTCGGCTACCCATTCTTTGCCATCGTATTCTTCGATCTGCCATTCTACCGAGGCTGGGATCTCGACTATTTTTAATTTGGCCACAGGTGCGTTGGCTCGGGTACCCAACTCTCTCACAACCTGTATCAGCACAGGATCATCTCTGACCAGATCTCGATCTGACCAAACCTGATTGTTGTAACGATCGTTATAGTTGAGTTTTTCTTGATCAGTCATGGTCTGCCATTCTTTGGGTCCCGGCAATTCCACACGCTGGTCCAAGGGCACCAACCAAACCGTTTTTACTAAACTGCACATACGATTTGTTTCGATCCAGACGGGCCGATTCATGATGTCGTGATAGCGTTCGATGGCCATGGCACTGAGACCAAACCCTCCGTGGCAGTCGTTGATAACTATGTGCTGGACTCCACGCAGATGTTTCAACAGGGTATCATGTTCGGCCGTCATTTGAATTTCAGTGTAAACAATAGATATTTCTTTTCATCTATGATTTCAAATGGCAATTGATAACCCAGGTGATTGCGAGTCAATCTCACACCATACGTGTCTAACAACCAACTTCTAAACTTGTCTTGTTCGATTTTGCTGGGCGGCCGGTTTTCTAGATTCCATTGTTCCCACGCACTTTTCAGCATTCTGGCTTGGCTGTCATCGGCCATGACTGTGTTGAGCCTGGCATCTCGATTGGCGTAATATTCATCCTTGCTCATATTGCTGTAGATATCGCAGTAGTTCTTTGTCAGTGGGCTGAACGAGGAGATTGTTTTTAAAGAAAATCTCGTAGGAGTCTGATCCGTATTTGCCGATGCCATATAACATTGTAGCATCTTCTCCGTTCCAAGTCAAGAAGTCCTGGGTCATTCCGCGCAGTCTGCGATACCTTACCGTGACCATTCCCAGGGATCTTATCACACGTTTCACTGTCATATGGTGTGCGGTCAAGAACTGTTCTGGAGTGGGCCAACGATGTAAAAATTCTGGCAATACCGTTTTAACAGGTTTTCTGCCAGTTTGGTTCAGCATGATCACTCCCACAAAGTGCTGCCAAGCACCTGAGATCTGTTGCTGTACCATTAGATCGTCACGCAAAGGTTTAGTCATTCAAGCCCACCTAATAATAAACAATGATAGCACAGCCTCTCTGGGAAAGTCAATGATCATGCCAGATCTCACAGCGCCGTTTTCCTGGCACCATTGATCCAACTCTTGCTCTTGGTCCGCAAAATAAACAAGATCAGTTAGCATTACACTTTTGGTGTAACCTAGATTGCGTATACCAAAATCATCTTCGAAAATACGAAAACGTGGATATGAGATCACTTGAATTCCTGCGGCCAATCGCAGGCTTTGCTGATTTTGTTCATGCCTGTAGCCAATCCTTTGACCAAAGGACTGTTCCAGGCCAAGGTTCTTATACGTGGCCGTATTTGTTGATACATTTCCACATCGGCAGGTGATCCATCTCTGTAGTCAGCGGCATACAACACCACGGCTCGGTCGGCTAGGAATCCCAGGTCCCATAATCTTTTCAGTATGTTTTGTCTGCCCGTGATCTTTCGGCCGGTGGCAACATCGTAGAAGCCTGTGGTTCCGGGCATGGCATGACCATATGATTTGCGATATCCACGACAACTCACAGCCGTGGCGCCGTTGCTGTTGAAACTGCGAATATCTGCATATCCCATGTATCGATTGTCGGTTTGTTCCCAGGTGTCGGTCAGTTTCGTTTGGTAGTCTTTGAAAATATCAGCGGTGCCGTCAACAAAGCCTGGAATCACGATCTGTGGACCACGCTGACCTTGTATGAGATACCGTGCTCCAAGCGATCTAGCACGTTCCAACAGCAGAGATTGATTGTGCTGATCCTCTTCCCTGGCATACTTCTCCACAGTAAATCGTATCAACACATCGCCATCGCGGGAATGGCCTTCCGTGTTGTAATATCGGCTTTCGTAACGATTCTGTCGGATACGCTCGTCGGCCTGCTGATATTTTACGATATGCTGAAATTTAAACATCTTGTTTCCTTTGTCGTCGTTGCCATTCTTGCGCTACTTCCTCGAGGTATGCGCGGGCGATGTTATGAGTCTGACTCTTAAATCCTGACTCAAAGTCTCGCAGGCGATGATCCGTCCAGGCAGCCATATCCTTGCGAAGATCTTTGGTGTGCAACTGCCACACGATGTTTTGAGTCAAGGGATTGAACAAGATTCAGTCCGGAGCATAGAACTCGCGATCCGCTTGTTCCAACTGCTCGATATAGGCCATCACAGCCGGCACCGACAAGTTGAACTGTTCGGCAATCTGCTCCACGGTGGCACCTTGGAACAATGCCTCTTCGATGTCAATGGCCAAGTTTGAAAAATATCCCATTTGCTAACTCCTTTGTTTTTAATCTAATCAACCCCAGTCCTTGAAATCACCCGACT